CTCAGGTTAATATCACCAATAAAAAATCAGGAAGTTTAGCTAGTTCAGATTTAGTTGTAACAGCAGATAACGGAAATGAATCAGTACATTATGTAAACTTGGGTATAAACTCAAGCACGTATAATGGCGGTTTTGTTGGTTATGAAAATGATGCATATATTTTAAATGTTGGAAAAGATTTATATGTCGGTACTATTGGTGGTGTAAATCATCCAGCTAAATTACATTTGTTTGCTGAGAATAATTGGGAGAATCCCCAAATCACCATACACACTGGTAGCCAAGTAACATTTAATACAAGTTCTTTTACTAGTGGATATACATATGAATTTAGTGGTAGTGTCAAACTTCAAGATGAATTAAAAGTCGATGGGTTTACTATATTATCACAAGTGACGTCAAGTTTTAATAACGATATTGAAGCCTCCGCAGCGGGTGTCCCATTACAAGGTCTTTATAGAAGCGGTAGTTTTGTAATGATTAGATTAACATAATATTTATAAAATATGGAATTTTACATTAGACAGGGCGCTTCAGACCCAATATTAAAAATGAGATTAATTGACGACGCAAAAAATGATAAATCATCATTTAATGATTTATTGGAAAATTCTGATATTACTTTTGAAATGTATGATCACAAAACAGAAGAACCAATAATTCTTAACGGTTCTGCTTTGATTACAACCAGAACAAAAAAATACAACCAAACAACTGACGAATATTATATAACATACAGATTTACAGAGGCTAATACAGTAAAACCTGGTAAATATGAAGGAAAGTTTATCGTTCAATTTTTAGACACAAATTCCAACCCAACAACCAAGCTTATTATGCCGGTTAAGGAAAAGCTTTTTATTAATATTATCTAAAATTTTTTTTTCTCACCAATTTTTCGTATTTTTATTGGGTAAAAGGCTAATTACGGATCAACCGTAAGCTAATGTGTCACCCTAATTTAAAATTATGCAAGAGATTATTTCTCAAGAAGTTATCGAAAGCTTCTTGAATGGTTCCGATCCGGAGAACTACATTGTAGGCGTGGAATATGACTACAAAGACAACAAAATCTATAAAATTATTCAGGACCCAGTAAGAGGTAAATATGTTACCGAGGACACTTTTATTCCGTTTTTATGGGCTGGTGATTTAAGTGAATTTAATTTTTATGGTGGTAGTAAGGCCCTTCAAAAAAAGAAGATGGGCGAATATGGTATTTTAAGTACCAAGCTACAAACGGGTGATAATGAGAGACTTGACGCTGGATTAAAATACATGGTTAAAAGTCTTAAAGGCTATCAAGAACTTATAAGATTTTTTAAAGATGGTGGAATTGATCCTTGGGGAGAAAAATTTAAATCACAATTTATTATCTTAACACCTGTAGAACAATATCTTATACAGAAGAAAAAAAGATTATTTAAGGGTATTGAGGACTATAACGAAGTTCACAGGATGGTATTCGACATCGAGACCACGGGGCTTGAACCAGAAAAGAATAATATAATTCTTATTGGGGTAAAAGATAATCGTGGTTACAGAAAGTTATTAGACGCTTATGGTGAAGATGGTGAGAAAAGATGTATTGAAGAATTTTTTAAAATCATTAAAGACCTAAAACCAACAATCATATGTGGTTATAATTCAGCGGCATTCGACTTACCGTTTATTTTAAAAAGAGCAGAGATTTTAGGTATTGATGTTAAAAAGTTAACCCAAATATTCACCACAGGTGGTATTAAAACTAAAGAGGGTGTTTTAAAATTAGCAAATGAAGTAGAGCCATTTACACAATATGTTTTATGGGGATTCAGTATTATTGATATTGCACATTCTGTTCGTAGAGCACAAGCAATCAATTCTGAAATTAAATCATGGGGATTGAAGTATATCACCAAGTATTTGGAAAAAGAAAAACCAGATCGTGTATATGTTGATGGTGCATTTATATCTAAAATCTATTTAGATAATGAAAGCTATTATATTAATCCTAAAACTGGTGGGTATAAAAAAATAGGAGAACCAGGTACTGAAGATTTATTAGAAAAATATCCAGGTAAATTTGAAATTTGGCCAGGTAGAAAAATTGTTGAACAATATCTAGATGATGACTTGTATGAAACTATGGTTGTTGATGATTCATTTAGTCAATCTACATTTTTACTTTCAAAAGTCATCCCAACAACATATGAAAGAATTGCAACGATGGGTACTGCAACTCTTTGGAAAATTCTTATGTTAGCTTGGTCATATGAAAATGATTTAGCGATTCCAGCTAAAGACGAAAAAAGAAGTATTACCGGAGGTTTATCAAGATTATTAACTGTAGGTTATTCTAAAAACATTGTAAAGTTTGACTACGCATCACTTTATCCATCAATTCAATTGGTATATGATGTGTTTCCTGATTGTGATATAATGGGTGTGCAAAAAACAATGTTAAAATACTTCCGTAATATTCGTATTTTATATAAAAGATTAGCTGCTGATTTAAAAGATAAAGATCCTGTACAAGCAGAAATGTATGATAGAAAACAATTACCAATTAAGATTTTTATCAACGCATATTTTGGTTCATTATCAGCGCCTCAAGTTTTTCCATGGGGTGATATGAATATGGGTGAAACAATCACATGTGTTGGTCGTCAATGTCTTCGCATGATGATTATGTTCTACATGAAAAAAGGTTATAAACCTCTTGTAATGGATACCGATGGTGTAAACTTTGAAACGCCTGAAGATATTGCTGATCACAAGTATATTGGATTAGGGAATAATGAATTAGTTGAAAAAGGTAAAGAATATACTGGTGTAGATGCTGATACTGCTGAATTCAATGACATATTCATGAGAAATGAAATGGGTTTAGATATTGACTATCACGCTCCAGCTTGTATCAACGTGTCAAGAAAAAATTACATAATTAAATTAATTAAAAAAGGTAAAGAAAAAATTAAATTAACAGGTAACACTATTAAGTCTAAAAAATTACAACAATATGTAGTTGAATTTTTAGATGAAGGATTAAAACATCTACTTAATGGTGATGGTGTTGAATTTTTAAATCTTTACTATGAAACAATTGAAAAGTTATATAATAAAGAAATTCCATTAGCAAAAATTGCAAACAAATCACGTGTAAAACAAACGGTAGAGGATTATAGAAGACATTGTAATAAAACAACAAAGTCTGGTGCATCTATGGCTAGACAGGCACACATGGAATTAATTGTACAAAACAATTATCCAGCAACACTTGGTGAAACCGTTTATTATGTAAACAATGGAACGAGGAAAGCTGATGGAGATGTTCAGAAAATTACTAAAGCAACAAAGAAACAACAAGAAGACTATATGATTCAAATGGGTAGAGAAATGCCTAAGGATTATATAAAAATTAATTGCTACATGATATCTGAACGTGATTTGTTAAATAATCCTGATATGACAGGTGATTATAATATTGCTCGTTATATTACAAACTTTAACAAAAGAATCGAACCATTGTTAGTTGTGTTTAGTCCGGAAATTAGAGAAGACATTTTAATTGATGAACCATCTAATAGAGTTTATTTCACAAAAAAACAATGTGAATTGGTTTCCGGCTTTCCATTAAAAACAGAAGGTCAAGATAGTTTAGATGAGGTAATGACTTTATCTGATGGTGAGGTGTTATTCTGGAATAGAATTAATAGAGATCCATTCTTTATGTATGTTGAAGATAGTTTAAAACATGTTGATCAGAAATGGGTAGAATACAACAGAAAAGTTGTTTCATTCCAAGCTGAAAGTGTAAAAGAAAAACATGAAGAAGATGATCTAATCGAAAAGAACGGTCACGACTATGCTTTACATGCAGCAATAGAAGATTAAATAACGTTAAATGGATTTGTCATTGGTCTGAACTTGAGAGCCTTATTAAGGTTCTCAGCTTCATTCCCTTTTCTTTCAAGCATTTTATCTGGGCGAAGTCTTTCTAGTCTTTGCATTAATTCTTCATTAAGCTTAAGTCTTTCGTCTTTAGCTTCTGTTAATAATGATGAATAGTCTAATTTAACATCACTATCTGGTACTTTTAAATCACCAGAGAATTTACCATATATTCTACCTAACGCTTCTTTACAGTAAGTCATAAGATATTTTCTTACCCAGTTTTGCGCCGGTTTATTTAATTCGTCCCATTGAAGCTCGTCAGTCATTACATCTGAAGGTAGTTTAACAACATCTTTGTTTTCTTTTAGACATGTATCTCTATCGAATGTGTCATAGTACCAATACCAAACTCTATTGTTGCTTTGTATAGAACCAAAATCAAATTTACCTCCAGGAACGTTCATTAAGTGTACATATTTTTTACCATTAGGCCCTGCAGTAATTCTATATGTTAAATCACCACCGATCAAACGGTTTTTCATATTTCTGTCTTGCATTCTTAATAACAAATCGAATGCGGGTAATAGAAAATAAGAACCAGATGCACCAACTTGAGCAAAACCTCCCACACCACCAAAACCAACACCACCAAGACCACCAAAACCACCTAAAAATGGGTCAACAATTGAATCTGTTAATTCAGCTCTTGTAAACCATAATAATTCGTTTATTTCTCTACCAGCTGGGATCTCATATATCTGAGTGTTTCCGCTAAGTGTTATGTAGTCCTTTTTTAATTCCCAAGATCCGCCGGCCTGTAAACCAACAATCTTAGAATATGAATAGGTATATTGGGTTTCGTAATTAATGTCTCTATTTGTAAAAGCTTTTGTTAAAGATTGAGTATCAACATCTAAACCAGCCAAAGAAGACCATTGAGATTCTATTAACCAATCACTCACTAATTGATCATATTCATTTACAGATAATTCAAGAAAAGAGTCCATCTGCTCTTCCGTCAGCTCAACGCCTCTTACTGGCATACCCAAAAGGTGTAATGTCTGACTATAAAGTTTTTCTTTTTCTGGTGCGCTTATTACAGTACTCATTAAAATGGCTTTTAGTAATAAATACCAGATTATAGATAAAACTATATTAAGTTTTTAAGCAATTCGCTAGCAAAGGTATCACCATACTCACCATCTCCCATAACTTGATCGATGATGTTTTTCTTTTTTTGTAATATATTGTAAACCTGGATCTCGATGGTGTTTTCAAAAACAGGGTAATAAACCAAAACGCTTTTTGTTTGACCGTGTCTATAAGCTCTATCTTCAGCCTGTGAGTGGTGAGCTGGTACAAATGATAGATCGTTCATTATAACCCCCTCAGCAGCCGTTAAAGTGATACCTACACCACCAGCAATAATGTTAGATATAAAAACTTTTATTTTATCATTTGTCTGAAACTTATCTACGCTTTCTTGTCTTTTTTCCTTACTCATCCTACCATCAAGAACCACAGAGTTTTTCTTATATTTTTCGTGAAGTAAATCCAAGCTTGAGGTAAAATTGGTAAAAACAATTACTTTTTTATTCTGTTCAATAAACTTATCAATAAGTTCACAGGTATATGGTATTTTTTCTACTGCAATTAATTGTCTAATATTCATTAAACGATTAAGTGTTATTGATATACTTTCTTTTTGTTTGTTTTCAGAAGTTATACGTATAAAGTCTTCTAATTCGTTATCATAGAATTTACTTTGAAGTTCTAGGTAAACAGGGGTAATGATTTTTTCTGGCAGATCTAATATGTCAGTCTTCATTCTTCTTAAAACAAGATTTTTAGTCTTTTCCCTTAATTCATCTAGATTTGACGCCCCACTAGTGTTCCAAACTTTTCTATTACCTACTCTAAATTGGTATCCGGCACAATATCTTCTAACAAAACTTTGCCAGTTTAATGCTAATGGAGATTCAACTATTTTTAATAAATTATAATAGTTGATTGGTCTAGAAGTCATAGGTGTACCTGTTAGTAACCATACTTTTGGTATTGTTGCTAGAATATCATTTAATATTTTTGTTCTTTGTGCTGTTGCATTTGATATATAATGTGCTTCATCAACGATTGCTAAATCAAATCCATTGTTAGCAATTAATTGGTACGCTTCACTATCTTCGCTTTTTTCTGTTGTATGAAAATTTTTAAGAATATCATAGTTGATGATGTAAAAATCAAATGTAGATCCCCACTTTCTTCCTTCTATAACTAATATTCTTCTGTCTGTGTAGTTTTTTATTTCTCTCTCCCAGTTTATTTTCAATGTTGCTGGGCAAACAATTAATATTTTTTTAGCCCCACTTTCTAGTGACCCAATAACAGCGGCTGTAGTTTTACCCAAACCCATATCATCAGCAAGAATGAATTTATCATTCGCCAATAATTTTTCAATAGCCTCTTTCTGATGATTCATAGGTGGCCTATTATCATAAGGACTATAATCAATAGTTCTATTTAATTTTTTCTCTTCTGGTACGATCGCCATCTTAGGCATCCAGAAAGCGTGTAATATATCTGCATCGATTATTTTACCCCAAATATGGTAAGCCTTGTCTGTTTCACACAATAGTTTTTCTACCCAAATTTGCTCTGGGGCGTTTGGTAATAATCGATCCTCTCTTATTTTTTCAGAAAAAGATGCAAATACTTTAACCCATTTTCTAGCAACCTTGGGTATTACTTTTTCATACTTTATAATATAATCAGCTTGAGTTCTACTCAATGAATAATTCTTAAGCTGTAAAGCCTTTCTTTTTAATTCTAAAAGATGGTTATTAGAGCCAGCATATGAAAATAGAATCTCTCTCGCAACTATTTCTGGTATTTTAGTTTCCATATAGTATATAATATAGGTAATTCTAAATACTTTATAAACTATTTATACTATTATGAGCAATAAACTACCAATAACCCGTTTAAGTAAATTTTTCTCCGATGAGGACTTTAATTTACAAATTCAGATAGGTCAAGAATATTTGCATGGCGATATAAATCAAAAATTGGTTCTTTATAGAGTTGATAGACAAAAGACAGATAAAGACGACGTTTATGGTGAAGTTGGTCAAGATGAAATCAAATATTTTCCACCAATTGAGTTTAATGCTTTGGTTAAGGTTGAGGCACCTAAAAACTCAAGTTATAAGGGTGGTATGTTACGATACCTTGAACCTGGTAATTTGATTTTGTCTGTTTATATAAGACATTTAGAAGATCTTGGTGTGGATATAAAATATGGAGACTATATTGGTTATCCAGAAACAGAAAATAAAATAAGATATTATACTGTAACAAATGATGGTAAAGTTACCTCAGATAACTCACATCATTTATTTGGTTATAAACCATATTACAGAACTATCACTTGTGCAATAGCACAGGATCAAGAATTTAGAGGCGTTTAAAATGGGAATACCTAAAAGAAAAACAGACATACAGATATATAAAGGTAAAATTCTAACAGAAAGAAGAGAAGAGTTATTGGATAAAATAACTAAATCTGATTCTTTTTTACCAGATTCTGTTTTACACGATGATTTAGATGCTGGTATGTTAGAGTTTGTAACAAAAAATTTTGTTGTTGTTTCAGACGGTAAAAAAATACCAGTAATTCCTAAAATATTAACCATTCAGAGATGGGCTCAAATAATGAACACTTGGGAATTTTCTGATGATGACGGTAATTTAAAAGTTCCGTTTGTTGGTGTCATAAGAAGACCTGATGTACAACCTGGTACAAATCCTTCGATTGTTAGAACTATACCAGAAAGACTTCAATTTCACTATGCGTCCGTTGCGACTTGGAATGGAACACAAATGGGGGCTGACATTTACAAAATACCTCAACCGGTTCCTGTGGATATAAGTTTTGAGGTAACTATTGTTTGTACTAAACTTAGAGAATTAAATAGATTTAATAAAATCATACTTCAAAAATTTGCATCCAGACAAGCTTATACTATGGTAAAAGGTCATTATATACCTATTATAATGGATAAGATCGAGGATAATTCACCAATAGAACAAATAGATGGACGTAGGTTTTATCTTCAAAACTATCAATTTACAATGCTAGGTTTTTTAATTGATCAGGATGAATTTGAAGTTAAGCCGGCTGTTAGTAGATTTTTCCTAATGACCGAATTTGCTAAGAATACAAATTTTCAAAAAAAATATATCAATAAGAGAATTGATATTACCGTTGCAACATTTATTGCTGATGGTATGCAGACAGCATTTAGTGTAGGTGAAAGTATTAGTATGTTGTTCAATGTGGCAATTAATGGTCTTTTACAAGAAAGAGATGTTGATTTTTACCATATAGCTGGGACATCTAAAATAACTTTTGCTTCTCCACCACCAGAAGGTAGTATAGTAACTATTACATATTTTAAAGGTAGGAATAGTGTTTTCATTGACAGTTATGGTAAAACATTACAAGTGACAACAGAATATTTTGAATATGATGGGTCTACGTTATATTTTACACTATATAATTCAATTGATAGTATTGTTAGCTTAGACATTAATGGTCTTATAGAGGAAGAAGGTCAGGGATTTGATATTACTGGTGCAAGCCAGATAAAATTGAATTTTTCACCTACATTGGGGTCTAAGGTCGGGGTTACATATGTGTATTAATCTTCATCATATATGTCCGTCTTTTTAGGTTTTACCACCTCCTCAATCATTTTTTCAAGAATCTTATAAATTTTTAATCCTTTTTTATCACAATATGTTTTTAACATTTCGTGATGCTTTTCGCTGATTTTTACGTTTTTGGTTTTCTTTTCCATAGATAAAGATAAATAACGATATAAAAAGATAAATTAGGATATAAATACGAAAAAATCCGGAAATCTTTGCTGAAAACAAAGATATTTATTTGGTAAGAATAAAATTATTTAACCAAACATTTATCAATGGCAAATTCAAACAGAGTATTCGTTTCTCCAGGTGTCTATACATCAGAGAAAGATTTAACATTCGTAGCTCAAAGTGTAGGCGTAACAACATTGGGTCTGGTTGGTGAGACATTAAAGGGTCCAGCATTTGAACCGATATTAATTTCTAATTTCGATGAATTTAGAACGTATTTTGGTGGTACAAGTCCTGCAAAGGATGGTGCTGGAAATCCAAAATACGAACTTCCATATGTTGCGAAATCGTATTTACAAGAGTCAAACCAATTATTTGTTACCCGTGTATTAGGACTTACTGGATATAAACCAGGCAAAACTTGGAGCATTAAAGCTCTAGGTGGCGTGACCCTAGGTTCATTAAGTGGATCTACTGGAAGTATTTCATTAGTTCCGACTTCAGGTGGCATTACAGGTAGCACAATTTATGCAGAATTATCAGGAAAAACTTCAACAGAAGGTTCTTCTATAACAGATTATCTAGTTGCAGCAACTAATTCAGGTGGTGCTTATGCACACAACGAATGGTTCACAATTGGTGAAGTTCCAGATTCTGCAACAAGTTCACTTACTGGTACTGAATTATTATCACCTATCGGAGCAAACAATAATAAAGATTGGTATAATACCTTCTTTACAAAAACAGGATCGACTGATGCTACAATAGATGGGGTTTACTCTTATCTTTTTGTGTATTCAACTGGAACATCAGAATTTACTGTAACAAGATTTAAATATAACGCATCATTAAACACCGATTATCATGATAAACAAGTTTGTTTATTGAGATCAAGAGGTAATTATGTTCAAAATGTGTTAGTACATAGAGTTACAGGAAATACAGTAACTGTAACTGGTACTGGTCTTGCTAGCAATCCATTGGCGGATTTCACAATTAGTGTTACAGATATTAACTCAGATGTAGCAACATTCAATTGTTCAATGGATCAAACATCTACAAAATACTTAACAAAAGTATTAGGTGCTGATGTTTTTGATAAAGATAGAGTTGAATATCCATTATATGTTCATGAGGCTTACCCTAACTTAGTTGTAAATCTTTTTGAACAAGGTTTAATTAGAGGTTTAAGTACAACAGTTGTTAATACTACAGAAGGTGATAACTTTATGACACAGTGGGATATGGCTGGTTCATCAACTGTAGTATCTGAAGTAAGAGGTGGAAAAGTATTTGACTTATTCAGCTTCTTGACAATTTCTGATGGTGATGCTTCAAATTATGAAGTAAAAGTAACCATTCAAAATATTGACTTAGATACTGGTGAATTTGATGTATTAGTTCGTGATTTTAATGATACTGACGCTAATCAAGTTGTATTAGAAAAATATTCTAGATGTACTATGAACCCAGATTTACCTGGTTATGTTGCTAGAAAAATTGGTACTTCAGATAGTGAATATGAATTAAGATCAAGATATATTATGTTGGTATTAGCAGATGATGCACCAACAGATGCAATACCTGCAGGTTTCAAAGGTATAACAACAAAATCTGATGTTGGTGGTATACGTTTCAAAACAAAATACTACGATGCCGGTGATTTATTATACTATGAAGCAAATGGTACACCTGTAACAACAAATGGTGATAAAGTTAAAAAAGTAACTTTAGGTTTATCGACAGATGAACACTTTGTTTATGATAGAGATATGTTTAAGTTCAAAGGTACTAATGCGCCAGACGCAACTTTTGGTTTCCACTTATCTACAAATGCTGCAAGTATCACTGGTACTAGTGGTGAATATCTATACAAAACAACCGCTTATGATTTAGAAGGTACAGATAAAGGTAAATTAGACGCAATCGGATTCCGTAAATTCACAATGCCAGTATTTGGTGGTTTTGATGGTTGGGATATATACAGAAATGTTAAATCGAATGGCGATGGTTTTATTTTTGGTAAAACCACATACGCTGCAGGTCACTCAACTAATGGTGGGGTGTTTAATAATGCGGTAGGGAACTCAGATTACTATGCTTTCTTACAAGGTATTGAAACATTCAAAAATCCTGAAGCTGTTGATATTAACATATTTGCAACACCAGGTATTAACTGGAATGACCATAGTTCACTTGTAAACCAAGCTGTAGATATTATTGAGAATGACAGAGCAGATTCATTATACATCGTAAACTCACCTAATTTCAGCGGTACAACTGGTGCTGATGAGGTTATCGGAGCATTAGATGATTTAGGATTTGATTCTAACTACTCAGCAACTTACTGGCCTTGGATTCAAGTAAGAGACACAGATAACGCTACACAACTTTATATTCCACCAACAGGTGAGGTATTGAAGAACATTGCTTTAACTGATAACGTTTCTTATCCTTGGTTCGCTGTCGCTGGTTATTCAAGAGGTCTTGTAAACTCAATCAAAGCAACTAAAAAGTTAACTCTTGATGAAAGAGATGAACTTTACAAAGCAAGAATTAACCCAATTGCAACATTCTCTGATACAGGTACAATTATCTGGGGTAACAAAACATTACAAGTTAGAGAATCAGCACTTGATAGAATCAACGTAAGAAGATTGTTATTAAGAGCAAGAAAGTTAATTTCTGCAGTAGCTGTAAGATTATTGTTTGAACAAAATGATGATCAAGTTAGACAAGAATTCTTAAGATTGGTTAATCCAATCCTTGAGTCAATCAAGAAAGAAAGAGGTTTATATGATTTCCGTGTAACTGTATCAAATGATCCAGAGGATATTGATGCTAACACATTGAGAGGTAAGATTTACATCAAACCTACAAGAGCATTGGAATTTATTGATGTTGAGTTTGTTATTACACCAACAGGAGCTTCTTTTGAGAATATCTAATAAATGAAGATAAAATAAGTAAGGGGTGGTTCTTAACCGCCCCTTTTTATTAGTATATAGTAGTAATAATAGAACATTAGTATATTGAAAATCAGTACATTAGTAATATTAGAAATAAGAAATATTAGAATATAGAAGTAAGAAATAATAGTACATTGAAATATTAGTATAGTTAGTACATTAGTATTTTAGTAACGTAGTAGCAAAAAGCTAACGATTTTTTTCCAGAAAATCAAGTATTTGGGAAAATAAATTTTATTTCTAACATTGATATATTTATTAGAAAGAATAAACAAAACAATATAACACAAAAACAATGGCAGATTTATTAATGAAAATGCCGGTTCCATACGAACCGAAACGTAAAAATAGATTTATCCTTAGATTTCCATCTTCTTTGGGTATTAATGAGTGGTATGTAACATCTACATCCCGTCCTAGTGCTAAAATAGGTTCAACAGAGATTCCGTTCTTGAATACTTCAACATATGTTGCAGGTAGATTTACCTGGGACCCAATCAAGGTTACTTTTAAAGATCCTATTGGTCCTTCAGCATCCCAAGCATTGATGGAATGGTTCCGTCTTCATGCTGAATCCGTAACCGGTAGAATGGGTTATGCAGCAGGGTATAAGAAAAATGTTGAACTTGAAATGTTAGATCCAACAGGTGTTGTTGTTGAGAAGTGGATTTTAGAAGGTTGTTTCTTAACATCATTGAACTTTGGTGATTTAAGTTATTCTGAAGAAGCGTTAGCAACAATTGATGCTGAATTGAGAATGGATAGATGTATTCAAGTATACTAATATTATATTTCAAATAGTTTTATTTATAATCCCATATTCGTGGAAACGAGTATGGGGTTTTTTATTTAATTGATAATCAATAATTTATATCAATAGTTCCACATGGAACGTTGTTTCATTGATTTTTATTTGTTTTATAGTTATATTAATAAAAAGAACAAAATATTATTATGGAAAATATAAATCCAATGGTAGCCTATGACGTGGTTCAACTACCTTCACAAGGTGTACACTATACAAATGGTAAAAAATCATTAAGAGTTGCATACCTAACTGCTGCAGATGAGAATATATTAATGTCACCAAATTTATTACAGTCAGATACTGTAATTGAAGAATTATTGAAAAGAAAAATTCTTGATAAAGAATTGAATATTGAAGAATTAGTTGATGAAGATAGACAGGCAATATTAATCTTTTTAAGAAATACAGCTTTTGGAACTGAATATAAGATTGATTTAGTTGATCCAATTACCAAACAGTCTTTTGAGGGAACTGTTGATTTATCTATATTAAAAACTAAGGATTTTAAATTAGTTGCTGACTCAAATGGTGAATATGAATTCTTTTTAAATGGTGTTAAGAAAAAAATTACATTCAAGTTTTTAAGTAATTTACAAGAAAATGAATTAAAACTAATTAAAGAATCAAGTAAAGATACTATTGCACCATTAAACACAAAGAGATTAGAAATGATGATAAAATCTGTCGAAGGTACAAGAGACCAAATGGCAATTTATCAATTTATACAAAATTTACCAATTAGGGATTCTCAAGAGTTCAAAAAATTTGTATCTGAAAATAAACCAGGTCTTGACCTAATTGTTGAAGTAATCGCCCCGTCTGGAGAAAAAGTCCCTGTTTTGGTTGACTTTGGGGTGGAATTTTTTCGTCCCTTCTATGGCATATAAAAAGTATCAGATTGAATCTATACTTTTTTTATTAACAAAAGGTTTCACATACCACGATGTTTTAATCCTTCCTGTACATGAAAGAAATACTATAATTAACTATTTCATGGAAAAGAATGATTAAACTATTTATTCTTATATAGTTTAATATAAAATGCCAAATTTATCAGATGACGCAGTAAGGAAATTAGCACAAGATTCAGGGAATTATACCCCTGGAGAGATTAACGATTATTTAAGCAAAAGGATGAATCAGGCTGCTAGAACTAGTAGTAATGTAACTGGTCCAGATGTTGGCTTAATGAAAAAGGTTGCGGATGCTGCGGCTGCCGGATTTTATGATAGATTTTCATCTACAAAATCAAGAATTAGTGTTGACACAGTAACAGGTATTATAGATAGTCTAGGAAAATCTATGACTATCAATCCAATTGCATTGGTTAAAAATGTTCTTGCTTTAGGTTTAGATGGTGCTAAAACATTAATGACTGATTTAGCACAAACACAAGATGACTTACTTAAAAGCACCAAAGGTTCTGCTGGATATGTTGGAGAAGTTGGAAAAGCAATGCTGGAAGGTCTTAATGAAGCGATGATTGCAACAACAAGACTTGGTGTAAGTGTTAATGAATTTATTGATGCTACTGAAAGTTTAATGGTCAATTCCGAGAGAATGGCTTTATACAGCGAAAACACAATTTATGCTGGTATGGAGGCTTCAATGGCATACACCAAAAACTCTAGAACACTTTTAGAAAATGCTGAAGGATTTAGAAATGTTGGATTAGGTTTAAGTGATGCTGCAAAAGCAATTGAAGATATTGGAAAAAGATCTATTAATATGGGTCTTAGTGCAAAAGCTACTTCTGAAACATTAATTAAAAACTTAGGTAGTTTAAATGCTTATGGCTTCCAAAACGGAATTAAAGGTTTAGGTAAAATGGTTCAAGAAGCACAAGCACTTAAAATCAATATGGACGATGTGCTTAAAGTTGCAGATAAATTATATGATCCAGAAAGTGCAATTACATTAGCTGCTAATTTACAAGTTGTTGGTGGTGCTTTTGGTGATTTAGGCGATCCAATTAAATTAATGTATGATGCAACAAATAATGTTGAATCATTACAAACAAGTATTATAGGTGCTGCTAGAAGTTTAGCAACATATAATGCTGAACAAGGTAGATTTGAAGTATCAGGAGCTAATTTAAGACGCGCTAAAGCAATGTCTGATGCTTTAGGTATATCAATGGGTGAACTGACAAATATGGCTGTTAAAGGGGCTGCTAAATTTGAAGCAATGTCTCAATTAGATATGTTCCCTAAATTAAGTGATGAACAGAAAGAATTTGTTTCAAATCTTGCAACAATGAAAGATGGTAAAGTTGGATTTGACTTACCAAAAGATATGGCGGCTCAAATGGGTATTACCAATCTTGTTGATGGATTTGTTTCAATAGATGATTTATCATCTGATCAAGTTGAAAAATTACAAAAACTTCAAGAACAAAACGAAAAACTTTCAACAAAAGATATAGCGAGACAACAATTAAATGCAACAACACAAATTATGTCTGTTGTAACTGCAATATATTTAAGAGGTCAAAATGATGTAAGAACGAGCGGTATTGGTGTTAAAGCAAAAGAAAAGGTTCAAGCCGGTTCTGACTTTTTATATGATACATTTGATGCTTCAAAAATGAGCATGAAACAAATAAAGGATTTAGCAGCAGATCAAGCATTGGATGCTATTAAAGCGAGTGCTCAACCATATTTAGATAAATTTAAAGAATTTGCGGAAGATAATGGTATTATTGATGCTGCTCAACAAGGAATGAAAAAAACCCAAGAGGCAATTGATGAATATGGTCCTAAAGCAAAAGAGATATTGGACAAGGGACTGGAAAAGGGTAAAGAAATGTTTAAAGAAGCAAAAGAATTCTTTGGTGCTATTGATATAAAAGTTGATATTAATAGTAATAGTAGCCAATTAGCTGGAATTGTTGTTGATGAAATTTCAAAAAATCCACAATTAAGAGCTGAGTTTGTTTCTAATATTGTTAAAAACACCAAAGCATACGCATAGTAAAATAATAAATTATCTATTTATTAGATAAAAGAATAGATGCCAAGTTACTTAGATTTTAATTCTACAAAAAGCTTTAGAGATGCGTTATTAGCTAAAACCCTACAACAAGCAAATGGGCCACAAACTTTTAACACGTCTAACTATTCTATTCAAAATACCTTAAATCAATCAAATAGAGATCAAGGGGATGTTACATTAAATGATCAAACATCTAGAGCATCTCAATTAGTATTAACAGATAACAACAATAGATTTGGTCCAGAAAACAGTGAATATGAAATTCTAGAGAATACTAGGATTTTAATTGACCCTGCTGGTAATATCGGTGTATATCCATATTTCCCAATTTCAGGTGGAATATTAGGTAGAAGTTTAATTGGTGCATTAGATTCCGGTAATTATGAATTTGAATCACAATTAGCAAAGTTTTCAAATTACCACTTATTAGAATCACCAGAAGGGCCAGTTCAATCAAGAATTAGACAAAACCTAAAAACTGCTACAGAGGGTAGAGCAAGAATATTAGATGCTGCTAATGGTAATTTATCATCTGCAATTAATATTGTTAGAGGTAGAGAAAGATTAATAGAAAAAAATTATAAAATTACAGTAGCAAGAACTTTACCTGGTAAAGCTATTGATTTTTTACAAACAGTAACTGGTGTAGAATTTCCTTGGTCTGAAATACCTGGAGATTATTTAACAAATCCAGCAAACCCTGTTGTTAATAGACCAGTACCAAAAAGTGAATTAGGTAAGTTATTTCAAGACGCTACTGGTGTGTTGGGTTCATTATTAGGTATACAAAGAAGACCATCAGCAAGTAGAAAGCCATCAGACTTAATGTTAGAATATTTAAGTGATGGTCAAAAAGATATTTTATTTGATAATTTATCATTTTCTACATACGCGCCAAATTATACAACAAGAGCTAGATCACAAAACACAAGTAAACTATTCAATTTTGTTGATAGTGTTGCTGGCGGTATAAATAAAATACTAGGTAGAGAAGCTCCTGAAGGTAAAGCATATATTGGTGATGATAGAGGAGATAACGTTAAGAATATTTTAGAAGACTTTAATCAAAATAAAGTATTAAGTCCATATTATCTTTCATATAAATTTGATTCAATAGCAACCGAGTTATTTTCAAATGAAAAAAACATATCAGAAAGAGGGCCTATTCCAGGAAAACTTACATGGTATAGTAGAAGTTCACAAAATAAGTTAGGTAAAGATAATGTTGAATATTCATCTGAAAGAGGTGTTCTTGAAGACAGCTTATCTACTAAATTTACTTTTAGAGAAGATTCAATTTTAGGTAAAACACAACAGTTATTAGATTCACTACCTAAAAATGGTGGTGAAGGTAGATCACATGTTGCAAATGTTATTGATCAAACATCTAGAATCTTTAGAGAAGGTACAAAAATGATGTCTAGAGGTTCTGCTGTTGTTTATGTAAATAAAAACACAGGAGCAAAAGATGGTTCTGAATATTGTAGAGTATGGACTAAGGATAGGGCATATATGAACTATTCAGATACCATGAAGAAAACTGGTACCATTAGAAAAATTGAAGATAGTGTTTTAAGTACACCATGGAATCTAAACATAGCACCAATGTCAAATGGTAATGGTTCATTTGTAGGTTCAACAAACATTGATGGTATACAAGGTAAAGCAAAAAAATATATGTTTTCACTTGAAAATTTAGCATGGAAAACATCAAACAAATTTGGATATACTGTTAATGATTTACCAATATGTGAAAGAGGTCAAAATGGTGGTAGAGTTATGTGGTTTCCTCCTTATGATTTAAAGGTAAATGAAAACAATAGTGCTAACTGGGATAAAAATAGTTTCTTAGGAAGACCTGAACCAATATACACATATCAAAATACAGAAAGATCTGGTACAATATCATTTAAAGTTATTGTAGATCATCCAAGTATTTTAAATCTTTTAGTTAAAGAAATAACAGATGAAGAAGCTGAGAATTTTTTAAATTCTTTCTTTGCTGGATGTTATGATGTTGATTTTTATACATTAGTTAGAAAATACATAACATTAGATCCATCAGATATTGAATTAATTATCGCTTATCTCGAATATTATAGAGATAATAAAAGAGAAGATATTACAACAGCTTTAGAATTTAATTATACAGCTGGAGATGTTGTAACAACTCAACCAACAGAGATACCAAGTCAAAGTACAACACCAGGTTCAACTGGTAGTAATTTGGTTGATCTTATACAAGATAATATTATTTATTTTCCAAATGACGTTCCTGGTCAATCAACTAGTTTATATGCTGATACACCATATGATATTGTTTATAAAAAATATTACGGGGATAAAGAAGATTTCAAAAACAATTTAGCTAGTGGTTTGAATACCATATTAGCAACAAATACTAAAGATAACAAGCATGATAGGGCTATTATATTTGGTTCAGAAGACCCAACAAATGGTGGTACTATTACTACATCAACATTAGTTAATGATAAAAAAACACAAATAGAAAAAGCATTTACTGAATTACAAACTAATTTTGGTGTTATCAGTGGAGCGACAGCAACACTTAAATCTGAATTAGAAAAAAATAATGTAAAACAAATATCGTTAACAATAGAATCTTCAACATCATTTGTTGCAGATGTTAATTATAATATAAAATTATCACACAGAAGATCGGATAGTTTAATAAAATATATTTTAAAATCCATTTCGAAAGATCCTAATAAAGTTGCTGATTACAAATGGGATAAAACAATTGAAGAATTAAATAGAAATCCAGAACAAACAACGCAAACAGTAACAATTGATCTTAAAAAACTTGGATATGGTGAAGATATTGAAGGTGGTTTAGTTGTAACATTTGTTAACAAGGGAGAAAAATCAACAACTACTGGTCCAGAAAAATTTGATTGTCACACTAAAGAAATTAAAAATAAAACTGGGTTAAAAAAATTCGCACCTATTACTTTTTATTGTAGATCTGCTAGTCTTAAGATGACATATGAGCAAAAAACAGTAACAGAAGGAAGTACAGAAAATAAAACAACATTCATACCTGGAACAACAACTATTACCCCGGGTAAAACTGTTATTACTGAAAATACAACAGTCAAGAAAAAAAGGCCACCATTAGATGTTGTTAAGAAACTTATAATGAAAGCTCTTTCTGAATGTTTCTATTTTAAAAAATTAGAAGAGACAGACCCAATTGTTTTTGGTAGTTTAAAAGAAAAATTAAGATATTTCCACCCAGCGTTTCATTCTATGACACCTGAAGGATTGAATGCTAGATTAACATTCTTACATCAATGTATTCGTCCAGGTGATACTATACCGGTTAAAAAATTAGGTACAGATATTAATGGTACTGTTGTTGACGCTAGAAATACAACATTCGGCCCGCCACCTGTTTGTGTTTTGAGAATTGGTGATTTTTACCATTCAAAAGTAATCATCACAAACATGAACATAACATATGAAAATAGTACTTGGGATTTAAACCCAGAAGGTATCGGTGTACAACCAATGGTTGCGGATGTTACATTACAGGTTAATTTTATTGGTGGTCAAGGAATTAAAGAACCTGTTGCTAAACTTCAAAATGCATTAAGTTCAAACTTCTTTGCTAATACTGAGGTATATGATTATAGAGCCGACTCAACTGTTGATCAAGAAAGTTTACAAAAATTCAACATAGACTTTTTAGAAAAATTAACTGGTGGTAAAAAAACACCAGACATAGCTGGAATACCAACTGAAGATAAAGTTAAAGCTGAGGGTAAATTTATTGGTTCACAAACCGGAACCAAAATGGATTATAAAGAAGTTATTGGTGGTTTAATAAAATCTACTAATGAATATTTTAATACATTCAAAAGTACATACACAACATTAATTAATGCTTATGGAAAAGAAATTTTACCAATATACATTTCACCAACATACAGAACAATTAATCAAGTAGATATACAAAGCACACCTTCTGGAACAATACAAGTTAATCTTTTAGGTGAGTATACGAAATTTATAGATTTTGCTAACCTATTTCAAAAGTTTGAAAAACCATTATTAGAGAAGGCTAATTCTTCTGACCATAATTCTATTTTAAACTTGGATATTAATTCTAATTCACAAGAAAAATATCAAAGATCAAGAGAGATTATTGACGCTTATATTAAAACTAAGGTTACTGATTTCTTAAATAAAATTAGAGATGAAAAATCTATTACCCAATTAGAACAAAATAGAAACAAATTAATTGATTTAATTGATAGGGTTAATTTTATAATTAAAACAACAGGTAAAGATGGTAGATTTGACAAAAAAGAAACAACGGTAGCGACAATATCAAATTTTGATGCTTCTAAGTTTTATGATCAATATGATGAGGCTGTAAAGTTGATAAGTGAAAAACATTCAATTTTTACAACTGATTTAGATACAACGATTAATTTTAATTCACCTTCTTTCGACGATACCACATATAAAAAAGTATTGGCTTTCATTATAAAAGATAATGTTAAGGATATTAAAAAATTATATGAGGATTCTGCAGATGATAAATTTTTTGATAAAAATACAATAAATAAGATTGAAAATAGAGTAGAGAAATTTATTAAAGACAACAAATCAGATACAGATAAGAATAAATTTAAATACAAAGAAGTAAAACTTAAAAAAGAAGTAAAACCAGTAGATATTGTTATATCTGGAACTTTAACCTCACAAGAAAGTGAAATACTTGATAAGGTACACGCAACCAGTAGCAAATTCGATGGTGTTAAATTAAACTTTTTAAAACCAAGTAAATAATGAATCAATATTTTAATAGATATGACTATTTTTTGGAGGACGGCGAACATAAAATCGTTCCTGGTATAGAAATTCCACAAAAGTCAACGGACAAATTCTTTAAGTACAAAAAGGGGAAAGACCGTTTGGATAAAATATCACAAGAATATTATGGTACACCATTATTCAGTTGGTTAATAATGACAGCAAATCCTAAATTAGGTTCAGTAGAATTTGAAATTCCTGATAATTCGATTGTTAGAATACCTTTTCCTTTGGTTAATTCTTTACAAGATTATAAAAAGGGCGTAGAATTGTATAGACTATATTATGGCGAATAATCAACTTAATCAGAATGAAAACATATTAGTATTAGTAGATCAACAAAACATTGTACATATTGATCCTAATACCGTAGTGTCCTCATCTGGAGATTTACAGCCTAGATTTATTGATCACGAAAACCTTGTAATGTATGTTAATCTTGAAGCCGATTTGGTACCAAGAAGCGTACTATATTCTGAGTCTCAAACAAATACATTAACATCTATTGCTGAGGGTAGTTTTAATTTATTAAGAAATCAAAATTCAGCAAACGAATTTGAAAATAATTTTGATACCAATTGGACTGAAACATTTGTTTCTAATAATAATATAGCAACAAGTAGAACAACCGGTGAAGGTGTTACATATGATCCTTCTGCACAAACCTTTGGTATAGAATCAATTAATATTACTGTTAAGGGGGCTAATAATATCCCTCAAGTTGGTATTAATTTTATTGATGTTAGAGGAAAGACATTATTTGATGCACCGGACAATTCACCATATAAAGCTTTTTTTCACCAACCTTGGCCAATATTTTATTTAACGGTTAAAGGGTTTTATGGTAAAGCAATTAGATATAGACTTCAATTAATTGATTTTAAATCTAAATTTAATGGCAACACTGGTAATTTTGAAATAACCACAAAATTCACAGGTTCAAGTTACGCGTTTTTAAATGATATTCTATTACAGAATATTATAAATGCACCTTTTATGTATATGGTTGAAAAACCTGAAAATCTTAAGTTAAATGAAAAAACAGGATTTGTAGAAAAAAAGGTTTCTAAATCAACTAAAGGATATTCGATATTAAAATCAGTTTATGATGAATATATTGCTAAAGGTTATATAGACAAAAATTTCCCAGTAAAAACACTCAGAGATTTATTAATGACAGCAACTGCGCTGGACACAATAATTGAAAAAGAGTTATTTTCACAAACAATAGAACCAACTGTTTTAAGTGACGTTGCACAATTCGATAAAACATTAGATAAGTTTGAAAAATCAATTATTTCATGGGGTTCTAGATACCTTACAAAAGAAGATCCAGCACCTGATTTTGAAGTGATACCATTTTTTGGATCAGAAACTGGTGCAACAGTAAATTATTATAGATTAAATAAGGTAACCAATGACAGTACAAAAGTAACAAAGGGGCCATTAAATCTTGATATTATTACAGGGGCAACAACCAGTAATTCGTTAGCTTCAATAGTAAAATATTATACTAATGAACTAGAAAAAAATTTAGCATTTGGAGCAAAACCAAAAGAAAAGTTAAAAAATGGTATTGAAACAAAAACAATTGCAATTGACTCAGTAAAAAATATTGGTGATTTTTATAAAATAAGTAACGGGCAAATAATTGTTTCAAATGAAAAGCTTGTTAATAAAATTAAAATAATTCAAAACACCTTTATTACTCAAAGAGACGAAGTTGAAAATGCTGTTGAAGCAAAAATGAACCAAGTAATTCAAACAGATAGTCTTGGATTTGGATTTAAACCAACAATAAGGAATGTATTTGCTGTTATTTTAGCAAACGCTGATACGTACATCAGATTAATGAAAGATGTACATAATAAAGCAATACAAAAATCTAATTTAAGGGAATCAGAAATAAAATTCAAAGCATCGGATGATCGAAAAGAAGTTATTTATCCTTGGCCAGAAGTTAAGAAGAATGGAAAAGACGATAAGCCAACATTTTTTTACCCAGCAGATCCTGATATTATTGGATTAACAAAAGGTAATGATTATAATGTTTGGCCAGAGGTTGAATTTGTTGAAACATATAACAGTGTCGCTGTTAAAAGAATAGATCCTGGAACAGCTAAAGAAATATCACCATCTGAAATTCTTTATGTTTTTGATAAAGATGAAGAAACAAAACAAACATATAATGTTAGCTCAGCATTAAAAACTACATTATTAACACCATATATAGATAAATCTATTTCAAATGTTTTGTATGAAATATTTGAGAGAGCTAAACTAATAACATCTTTTGATACTTTTGAATATGGTAAAGGTTTAGATGAGATAGTAAAAAATGAGTTTAAAAATATTAGTGGGTCAACAAAAAATGATCCAGATATTAGGGCTTTATTAAACACTAAAATTACAAGCACTGCAAATTTAACTAAAGCATTAAAAGATTTTGCAGAAAAGGAAAGATTTCCATATTTCCAAGATCAATTATCGACGGTTGAATATATTAAAAACATTACAGATAGCGATTTTAAAATTGAAAACTACACTTCAATACCACAATCAAATGGGTTAAAAGATAATGAGTTTGAAAAATTACAGTCTGCTTTAGATTCATATGTTATACCAGAATATAGAGTAAAAGAGTTTCCTTTTAATTCTGATTTATATGGTTCATATGTTTCCCGTAATTTAATTGCAAATGTGTTTGGTGGTGGTTCAGCTATTGGTTATAAAGGAATTTTTAGTGTTAATCAAGATGATAATTTTATTAGTTCACCAATTAATGCAAAAGCTTGGATTAAGAAAGAATATGAAAAAAACTTATTTACTAACCAAATAAAGTATGATACTTTCAGTAGAAATTTATTAAACACACCATATTTTCACAAACAATTATATGATGATTTTTTAAAGGGTGGTTCTGAAGGTAGATATGTTGGTTCTGCATATATTTTATTAAATTCATTACCATATAAAGACCTACAAGATGTTATAGAATTTGATGGTAAAAAAACATTTATGTTCGCATTACTTAAAGAAGTGGGTGCAACACATTATATTCCTCACCATTTAGTTTTAAAATGGGGAGCTCAATATCATAGATATAAAAGATATCTAGTTGATAATGTTGATATAATAAGTGGTGCGACTATTCCTATTAGTGGTTCGACATTTTTTGATAACGGTAAAAACGTTTTATTTAATTTAACTGGAAACACAACACCAAATCAAACCGGAATAACAAACACAATAACAGGGGCAACATATAATAGTAATTTATATACTGGATTATACCCTTATTATCATGGGCTATATTCACAAATTGTTAATGGTTATAGTTTTTATAATCCTGAAGGTTTTACAAAAACAGAAAGTCTTGGGTTATTTAATTTACCTTTAGCGGTAATTTCGGCTGCTCAATATTCTGCATCTGTAACTTCCGGAATAACTAAATTTGTAATATCAAAACCAACCAATAATTCTGGTAACACATTTACTTGTTTAGTTGATAATTCTAAGTTTTCATCAAAAGACAATCGTTATACGGTATTACCATCGTTTAATGCAAATCAAATTGACGATATTGTTAATAATTTTAATAGTTTAACACAAGATTCTTTTAGAATTGTATATGATACTAATAATTTAAAAACAAATCCTTCGTACTCTACGGCATACTTTCCTAACTATGGTGAGAAGTTTGAAAATATTAATGGTGAATTTTCATTAAACGGTAATAAAAAACGTGTAATGGATTTAATTGCTGTTTTCAGCCCAGACATCTTAGATGAATTTGAAAAAATGTTTATTGAGTTTGCGTCACTTGATTTAGACTTAGACACAAAAAGAGAAACAATTGATTATAGTTCTTTTCAAAGTTTATTAAAAGAAATAACTAGTATATCTAAAGATGGGATTGATTTCAATACTGATAGTTATGAGCTTAAAATAAAAGAAAACCAAACTAAAAAACTAGAAGAGTTAACAAATCAACTTTTAAGTACTAGAGCATTAGATAAAGTAACGATTGGTAACCCAAGACAAATCGATAACTATGTCTTATTTGGGTATGTTGGTAGAACAAAAACGTATGTTGTAAATCCATACAATGTATCACAATTAACAACAGCTAATCAAAAACTAATTGAATTATATATTGGTCAAAATATTACAGGAGCAACTTATAGTGGTATTAGTAGTAATTTATATCATCATTTTTTCCAAATAAGTGATATTGAAGTAACACCAGAAAACATATATGAACATAGAGAATTAGCTAGAATATATGCTGGATGGGTTAAATCTCAAAAACAAGATAGCCCAGGCTTCTTCCCTAACTATACTGATTTTAAAAATTATCTAGAATCTAAATTGGTTTTACCACAAATTAATAGATTAGAAATTTATTTAGGTAATTTAATTAGGAAATTCTCAGAACTAAAAGAAGAAACAAATCAAGGTAAAGTAACAATATATCACGGATTTAATGAAGTAAAAACAACTTTACTAGACTTGTATCAATTTTTTAAATCATTTAATGACAAGTGGATATCAGGTAATGCTATTGGTCAAAGAAGTTTAATGGATGAATTTCTATTTTTAGATAGAGCCAATAGAGATATTGGTGATGAAGCGTATATTAGTTTAGAACGTTTAATTTCATTAGCGGACGAGAAAAATATTAAAATAGATTTATATAGCGCTATTTCATTGTTAATTCAGGGGACTAATTTTGATCTAAGACCTTTACCGGCTTATGTTAATTTCTATGGGACTAATTCTGGAAACAAAAAGAAAATATTACCATCAAAGAATATTGCTAAAACATTATTTGGAACACACTTAGATGTTGATTATCAAGAATCTTCACCAAAGATTATTCTTCAATATATTAACAAAACATCTCAGTACCTAGATATGACTAGAGTCAGCAAGGAATATAAATTTAAAAATGATGGATTTGATATTAAAAATCCAAATAACAATCCGCTTCTTATTGAACCAAAAATATTCATGGAAGCAGATTTATCTAAATCTAATAGGGTTGTTTCATTTGAGATAAATTTTGGTGATCAAGCACAAAACATATTTAAAAACATTTCATTAGATCAAAGCACATATAAAAACACAACCGAAAGTGCTTTAGCACAAGAAAGATTGGCTAGATCACAAGGTGGTGGTGGTAGCCATTCGGTAGATATTGGGTTATTTGACATTTATAAGACAGCATCATATCAATGTACTGTTACGTGTATGGGTAATGCAATGATACAACCAACCATGTATTTTTATTTGGCGAATGTGCCTATGTTTATGGGCACATACCTTGTATTCGATGTTAGTCACTCGATAAAACAAGGTACCTTTGAAACCACATTTACGGGGGTTAGGATTTCAAGTAGTTCATTACCTACACTTGAAAATAGCTTTATGTCTAGTTATAGACCGTTATTTAGTAGAATACTTTCTGCTGCGGTTAAGAAAAAGCAACAAGCAAATCAAGCACAGACAACCGTTAAAACACTAACAACACCAGACAATAAATCATTTACAATAGATCCTGGGGCACCTGAAAGAGGGGAAGATTTAAATAATATAATTAAGAAATCCGGTTTCTTGTTTACAGATTTAATTCCATACAATGGTCAACAAATAGATGGTAAACCTGAACAATATATTCAATTAATTACACATAAGAATGAAGAATGGTTAAGAACTAAAGTTTGTGTTCTTGGTGCAGGTAAATACACCCCAATAAAAGATAGTTCACCAGCTGATTTATCACTTGTAAGTTCTTGGAAAGCATATCCTAATAAGATTATTAAACTTTCTAATATTAATGAACTGTATGAGAACTATTCAATCAGAGCAAATGTAACAAACAAAAATAAAGAAACTATTTTTGGGTATGATACGGTTTTCTATTCACCAAAATCTGGTACTGAATATAAATTAGAAACACGTGTAGACCCTAATGCTGGATTGTTTGAGGGTCCAATTCATAATGGACCAAGTATTACTGATGCAACATATGGTAAGTTTGGTGTTGCGCTTAGCCCAACATTGATGAGAAAATTAAAATTAGTAGAAGGGGATGTGGTATATATCAAGTATATTAAGATATAAATAAAGAAAAAGATAAATATTGATGTATTTATAGGTATATAATTTAACACTATGGAAAAGTTAAACAGAGCAGTTGATCAATTCTTAGAACCCAAAATGACAAGAACGGTATCAAATGATAAAATGGAAAGAGAAGAATGTGATTTACAAACTGGAGAATGTTATGTAATCAGATCCAAAGACGGAATCGTTGAAAGAATTAATAAAAAATACATTACCGAAGACGGTAGACAATTATTACAAGACTAATACTATGTTAGAACAAAAACTTATACAGGAAGTAAACAGATTTAGAGAAATCAACAGAAATGCTGCTAAGCATTATCTAATTAATGAGCAAGCTGAACCTGCACCACTACCACCTGCACCTGCAGGAGATATGCCACCTGCACCTGCAGGAGATATGCCACCAGTAGATGCACCAGGAATGGACGCACCAGCAGCACCATTACCAGACAGCCCAGAAATGAGTGAAACTGAAGAAGTTGATGTTACAGATTTAGTTAATATGACTAAAAACATCAAGAATGAATTAGAAAGTTCTAAAATGGAACATGACGGTGTAATTCAAAAAATGGATACCGTGTTTAGTAAACTAGATGATCTAGAATCTAAATTAGGTAATATGGATGCGATTTTAACTAAAATTGATCAGTTGGGTTCAAAAGTTGAAGGTATGAAGCCACCAACCCCAGAAGAAAAATTAGAAATGCGCTCATTGGATTCATATCCTTTTAGCCAGAAACCCCAAGAGTTTTTTACCCATAAACAAGAAGAAATGAGAGCTAGTGGTAAAAATGAATACGTTTTAACAAAAAATGAAGTTGAAAACTATTCAAAAGAGCATTTAGTGAAGAGCTTTAATCCATATCAAGATGAACAACAACCTGAGTTCTAATGTAAACTTTTTTTTAAGTTTACAGCTACAATTTAAAATATTACATTGGCAAACCAAAGGTTATGCTAGACATATTGCTTTTGGTGAAATTTATAGTACCTTAGGTGGTCTTATTGACGAATATGTTGAAGTTTGTATGGGGAAACATGGTAGATTTACTTTAGATAACTCTACCGACACCATTCAAATGAAGAATCTTACAGATCTTAATATTGTTGAATTTCTACAAGCCGCTAAAAACGGACTTATAGGATTAAGTGGGGAATTGTCAAAAGAAAAAGATACCGACCTTTTAAACCTTAGAGATGAAATGTTAGGTTCAATCAACAAATTAGCATATCTATTGACCCTAGAGTAACTTTTTACATACTTTTTAAAATTATTTTTAGCCCAGATTTTGTAATCTGGGTTTTTTTATTTATATTTTACTATTGTCAATTTAAAACAAAAATTATGAGCACAGTAGACGCAGTACTTGCACAGTACGAAAAAAACAAGCAATCCGCAAGCGGAAACGGTAACAAAGTATCGAGCGAAGACAGATTAAAAAAGTATTTTACAACGGTTTTACCGAAAGGTTCTAGAGGAGAAGAACGTAGAATTCGAATCCTACCTACAGCTGACGGCACAACACCGTTTAAAGAGGCTTATTTCCATGAAATCCAAGTAGATGGTAAATGGGTAAAGCTTTTTGATCCAAAACAAGAAGGTAAGCGTTCTCCATTGAATGAAGTATATCAGGTATTGATGAATACCGGTGTTGAGGCGGACAAAGAATACGCCCGTCAATATCGTTCTAAGAAGTTCTATATTGTTAAAGTTATTGATCGTGATAACGAACAAGATGGTCCTAAATTCTGGAGATTTAAGCACAACGGAAAGCAAGATGGTATCTTAGATAAGATTTTCCCTCTTTTCCAAAAGAAAGGTGACATCACCGATCTACAAACTGGTAGAGATTTGACATTATTCCTAAGCTTGACAAAATCAGGTAATGGTAAGGAATATACAACAATCAATTCAATTATTCCTGAAGACCCGTCTCCACTTCATACAGATGATTCTGTAGCAAAAGGTTGGGTTAATGATGAGTTATCTTGGTCAGATGTATACTCTAAGAAGCCAGAAGAATATCTAGAAATGGTTGCGAAAGGAGAAACACCAATTTGGGATTCTGAGAACAAAAAATGGTCCTCAGGTGCTAGTGGTGAAGAAGTGATTGTAGGTAAAGCACAAACAGTTGCTGCACCGATTGAAGATCCTCAAGAAGACGAAGAAGCAGACGAAAATCTGCCGTTCTAATCCAATGGGCTGGAGATAACGTCAAAAGCCCACTTTTTTAAAAAATTATTAATATGGCTATAAAGAAACAAAATTTCTCAATTTCACAACTTGCTTCGAAATATTCAAGCAAGACAACATATAAACCAGACCGTTTCTTGGATTTGGGTGATGCTTTTCTAGATGCTACTGGATTACCAGGTCCTGCACTAGGACACATCAATATGTTTTTAGGTCACTCAGATACGGGTAAAACAACAGCTTTACTTGGTGCAGCAGCTGATGCTATTAAAAAAGGTATGCTACCAATTTTTATTATCACAGAACAAAAATTTGATTTTGACCATGCTTCTATTATGGGTATTCCCGTAACAAAGGATATTGACCATTCAACTGGAGAAATCACATATTCAGGAGATTTCATTTTTAAAAATGATTTCGAGTACATTGAACAAATCACTGATTTTATCAATGAAATGCTTGATTTACAAGAAAAAGGTGAGTTACCGTATGATTTACTATTCCTTTGGGATTCTGTTGGTTCTGTACCATGTAAAATGACTTGGGAAGGTAAAGGCGGTAAGCAACACAATGCTTCTGTATTATCAGACAAGATCGGTATGGGAATTAACCAAAGAATATCTGGTTCAAGAAGAGCAGATAAAGATCACACAAACACTTTGATTATTGTTAATCAGCCTTGGGTTGAATTACCAGATAATCCATTTGGTCAACCTAAAATCAAAGCGAAAGGTGGTGAATCTATTTGGTTAAATTCAACATTAGTATTCAGATTTGGTAACGAAAAGAATGCTGGAACAACAAAAATTTCTATCACAAAGAATAAAAGAACTGTTACTATCGCAACAAGAAGTAAGATTACAGTTATGAAGAACCACGTTAATGGTATTCAATTTGGTGATGGTAAGATTATGGTAACACCTCATGGATTTATGAGAGCAAAAGAAGCAGCAGAAGAGAAAAAATCTAGAGAGGATTATGTAAAAGACAATTTGGTATATATCAGCTCATTATTTGATGAGAAGGTAGATAATGTTGATGAGATTAAATTCGAACCAATACCAGAAGAAGTCAACGAGGATTAATTGTTTAACTATTAAAGAATAGACTACATGTCTAACACATTATTGGTTGATGGGGACAACTTATTAACCATTGGTTTCTACGGTTTAAAAAACCATTTTTATAAAGGACAGCATTTTGGTGGCTTATACCACTTTATCGATACTCTCAGAAGATCATTTGAAAATTATCAGCTTGATAAGATCGTGGTCTTCTGGGACGGTAAAGATGGTAGTCAGTCTAGAAAAAAAATATATAGTCTATATAAGGAAAATAGAAAAACAAGAATTAAGACAGACGAAGAAATTTACTCGTATCAAAGACAAAGATCAAGAATTAAACAATATTTAGAAGAAATCTATGTTAGACAAGGAGAATTCGAATATTGTGAATCAGATGATTGCATCGCTTATTACACACAAAACTCCCCTAATGAAAAAAAGATAATCTATTCTTCAGATAGAGATCTAGCACAGTTAGTAAATGAAAATGTAAGCATTTACAACCCAGCTCACAAAAAAGTATACAAAAAGAATGACATGATTGAATATGATCATGAAAACATTCTTATTGAAAATGTAAAACTAGTTAAAATACTTTGTGGAGACCCGTCAGATAATATTTACGGAATTAAAAACTTAGGCATTAAAAGATTAATCTCATTTTTCCCAGAAATGCAGACTCGTCATTTAAGTTTAAGTGAAGTTAGGAATCAAGGTAATTTAATATTTGAGGCTGATAAACATAACAAGTTAATCGCTAATTTTCTTACTGGGGTAACTAAGTTAGGTGTATATGGGGATGAGTTTTTTGATATTAATAATAGAATGGTATGTCTCGATGATCCAATATTGACCTATGAGGCTAAAGAGGGTGTTACTTCTTTAATCACCGAAAAACTTGATTCAGACGGTCGTTCTTATAAAAATGTCATGAAAATGATGACAGAAGATGGTCTTTTCACAGTTTTACCTAAAAGTGATGATGCCTGGATTAAATTCTTAAACCCATTCATGAGATTAACAACAAAAGAAAAAAATAAAAACATAATTAAATTTAAAATTAAATAAAAACTAAGACTTATGAACATTCAAGAACAAAACAAGTTTGAATTTTTACTTACACTAGATGGCAATATCATCTGCCAAAGATTCTTTAACGTTAGGGATTACAATCCTACAACCAGAAAATCTATGGAATTGCATTATGAAGTAAAAAATATTTGTGAAGAAATATCGGAAGATTTGAAAATAAAAAGTTCCGAATACCTTATCGAAAATCAAGGATTTTTTATGAATAATGACTTTGTGGAAGATCCAAAAGAAGCAGAAGAACAATACTTTTTGCTAGAAATTAAGCAAGGAGACGATGTATTTATTCAAAGAATATTCGCAGCACATTACTACCATCCAAAAGTTAGATATGCTGTAGATATTCGACCAAAATTGAGAAGAATTTTGGCAGATTTAACTGAAGTTTTGTCATATGGTAATCCAGAAACGACATATCTTCAGTACCAACTTTAATTTATTTTATATATAATAATTTTATATTATGACCGAAAAAAACTTTGGCCATTTAGGGCAAACGTATCAAATAGAACTACTAAAAACTATTATAGAAGACCGAAAATTCGGTGAAAGTATAGTTGAGGTCATGGATCAAAGCTACTTTGATAATAATGGATTTAAGTTCATTATGCAGAATATTAAGGAGTGTTATGAAAAATATAACACATTACCTTCTTACTCTGCTTTAGAACAAAAAATCCTTTCTGAGAGTGTTTCAGATACCGCTAGAACGGCATTTATTGACACTATAAAGAACATACAAGATCATGTTATTGATCTGGGCGGTGTTCCTCTTATTAAGGATAAGGCAATGAACTTTTGTAAACAACAAGTTCTAAAAAAAACCATTAAAAAGATAGAGGAGATCACTTCTAAGGGTGAATTTGAAGAATATCACAAAATCGAGAAATTAATTCAAGATGCTCTACAAGTTGGGGCAACTGATAATGATGTTGTTGATATCTTTGAAAGTATTAGTTTAGCTTTACAAGCAGATAATAGAAGACCAATACCAACAGGTGTTGTAGGTATTGATAATTTATTAGATGGCGGCTTGGGTAGAGGTGAATTAGGGGTTGTTTTAGCACCAACAGGTACTGGTAAAACAACATTATTAACTAAATTCTCAAATGAAGCGTTTAACCAAGGCTATAATGTTGTTCAAATTTTCTTTGAGGATAATGTGAATAACATTAAACGAAAACATTTTACAATTTGGACTGGAATTACACCAAAAGAACAACCACTTCAGGCAGAAGAGGTTGAAAGAATGGTTACAGAAAGAAAAAATTCATCAACCGGCGAGTTAAGATTATTGAAGATCCCAAGTGATTCAGTTACTGTTTCTGAAATAAAATCTAAATTAAGGAAGATGCAAGCTGATGGTTTTCGAATAGATTTAGTAACTTTGGATTATGTTGACTGTATCTCTCCAGAAAAGACAAACTATAATGAAGAATGGAAAGGAGATGGTGCAATCATGAGACAACTTGAATCTATGACATCTGAATTTGATATTGCGATATGGACTGCAACACAAGGTAATAGAGAGTCTATTAAGAGTGAAGTAGTTACAACAGATCAAATGGGTGGTTCTATCAAGAAGGCTCAAATTGGTCACGTTGTATTATCAATTGGTAAAACACTTGAACAAAAGGAAATGAATTTAGCTACACTTACTTTATTAAAATCTAGAATTGGTAGAGACGGTGTGGTATTCAATAATTGTAAATTCAATAATGAATTCCTAGAAATCGATGTAGATCATCAGAACACACTACTTGGCTTCAAAGTAGACCAACAAGAAGAAGCAAAACAACGTAAGAACAAAGCTTACAATGAGTATCTAGAAAGAAAAGAATTAATCAATAAATAAAACAAATAACATGACCGAGAAGATTTTAGTCGACAATCCCGGACGTTTCGTCCTTTTCCCAATCGAGCACCATGACTTATGGAAACTCTATAAACAACAAGAAGCATGTTTTTGGACTGCTGAAGAAATTGATTTAGGTCAAGATATCTATGATTGGGAAAACAAATTAAATGCAGATGAGCAACATTTTGTTAAACATGTGTTAGCTTTTTTCGCAGCATCTGACGGTATTGTTAATGAAAACATTGCAATGAATTTTGTTAATGCTGTACAATATACTGAGGCAAAAATGTTTTACGGTTTTCAGATTATGATGGAAAACATTCATAGTGAAACATATTCATTATTGATTGACTCATACATTAAAGATAAAGAAGAACAGAATAAATTATTTAATGCTATCGATACCATACCAGCAATTAAAAGAAAAGCTGAATGGGCTTTGAGATATATTGATAAAGGCACTTTTGTAGAGCGTTTGATTGCGTTTGCTGCTGTTGAGGGTATTTTCTTCTCTGGTTCTTTCTGTTCGATTTTCTGGTTAAAGAAAAGAGGACTAATGCCTGGGCTTACATTTTCTAATGAATTGATTTCTCGTGATGAAGGTATGCACTGTGATTTTGCATGTCATTTGTTTAATCACCATATTCAAAATAAATTGTCACAACAAGAAATTAAAGATATTGTTTGTGGTGCTTTAGAAATTGAGAAAGAATTTATTCTTGAAGCATTACCAGTTCGTTTAATTGGTATGAATTCAGATTTAATGTCGCAATATTTAGAATTTGTTACAGATAGATTATTAGTTGCATTAGGTGTTCCTAAAGTTTATAATGTAGAAAATCCATTTGATTTCATGCAAAATATTGCATTACAAGGAAAGACAAACTTCTTTGAAAAAAGAGTTGCAGAATATCAAAAAGCGGGTGTCAATAAAACTTCAGAATCTGAAGATCTTGAATCAGCATTTGGTGATTTAGAATTTTAAAATTTTTAATAAGAGATGAAAGTACTAAAAAGAGACGGAACGTTAGAAGAAATGAGATATGACAAGATCACTAAAAGAATTAGTGCTCTATGTAATGATTTAAATATGGATTATGTTGATCCAACATTTATTACATTAAAAGTTACACAAGGGATTTATGACGGCATCACCACCAAAGAATTAGATATATTGGCAGCAGAAACTGCAGCCTCTATGACAACAACACATCCAGACTATGCAAAATTAGCTGGTAGAATTGCTGTTACGTTATCACATAAAACTACACCAAAGAAATTTTCACAAGCAATTAAAGAATTACATTCATTTATTGAGCCTAAAACTGGTGTTCAATCTAGCTTAATCGCTGATGAGGTTTATGACTTTGTGATGGAGAATAAAGAAATAATTGATGGGGCAATTAATCTAACTAGAGATTTTGACTTCGATTATTTTGGTTTCAAAACTTTAGAAAGATCTTATCTTTTAAAGATTGGTGAAAGAACAGTAGAAAGACCTCAATATATGTATATGAGAGTTGCTGTTGGTATTTGTAATGGAGATGTCCAAATGGCATTAAGAATTTATGATGATTTATCACAACACTTCTATACACATGCAACACCAACATTGTTTAATGCCGGAACACGTAGACCTCAAATGTCTTCTTGTTTTTTAATTGGAAATAAGGGTGATGATATTGATGGATTATTTGATACTATTAAAGATGTAGCAAAGATTTCTAAGTGGGCAGGTGGTATTGGTCTACATGTTCATGATGTAAGAGCTAAAGGCGCCTATATTAAAGGAACTGGTGGTATGTCGGATGGTTTATTACCAATGATGAAAACTTATAATGAGGTTGCTCGTTGGATTAATCAAGGGGGTAAGCGTAAAGGTTCTTTTGCTGTTTATCTAGAACCTTGGCATTCAGATGTTCTTGAATTTATTGACCTTAGAAAAAATCACGGTAAAGAAGAAATGAGAGCAAGAGATTTGTTCTTAGCAATGTGGACACCTGATTTATTTATGCAACGTGTCGAGACTGATGGTGACTGGTCATTATTTTCTCCAGACGAAGCACCAGGATTATCTGATGCTTATGACACACCAGAAGATAAAGCATTTACTAGATTATATGAACAATATGAGCAAGAAGGAAGAGCTAGAAAAGTAATGAAAGCTAGAAAGCTTATGGATGCTATTTTAACCGCTCAAATTGAAACGGGTACACCTTATATGCTATATAAGGATGCTGCGAATTATAAATCAAATCAAAAAAATCTAGGCACAATTAAGTCATCAAACTTATGTACTGAAATTATTGAGTATAGTTCACCAACAGAGCAAGCTGTGTGTAACCTAGCATCGATTGCATTACCAAAATATATTTTAGATGGTGAATTCAATCATCAACTATTATTCGAATACACATATCAAGTTGTTAAAAACTTAAACAATGTAATTGATTTAAATTTCTATCCAACTGAAGAAACTAAAAGATCTAACTTTAGACATAGACCAATTGGTTTAGGTGTACAAGGATTAGCAGATGTATTCTGTATGTTATCATTACCATTTGAAAGTGATGATGCCGATAAATTACAAAGTGATATTTTTGAAACAATTTACTTTGCAGCATTAACATCATCAAAGGATATTGCTAAAGAAGTTGGTGCTTATGAATCAATATCAGGGTCACCAATCGAAAAAGGAATTTTCCAATATGAGATGTGGGGTAAGACTGATAAAGATATGTCAGGTAGATGGGATTGGAAATCGTTAAGAAAAGAAGTTGTTAAATACGGTGTTCGTAATTCATTACTAGTTGCACCAATGCCAACAGCATCAACAGCACAAATCCTAGGTAATAACGAAGCTTTTGAACCATTTACAACAAACCTTTATTCAAGAAGAACACTAGGCGGTGAATTTATTGTAGTAAACAAACACTTAGTAAAAGATTTAATGAATCTTGGACTTTGGAATGAAGATTTAAAAAATAAATTAATTTTAGAAAATGGATCAGTTCAAAATATTCCAGAAATACCAACACAAATAAAAGAAGTTTATAAAACTGTTTGGGAAATGTCTCAAAAGAGGGTTTTACAAATGGCAGCAAATAGAAGTATCTTTATTGATCAATCTCAATCAATGAACTTATTTATCGATAATGCTACCAAAGCCAAAGTTTTAGCAGCTCATCTATTTGGTTGGAAGTTAGGTTTAAAAACAGGTATGTACTATCTAAGAACAAGATCTGCGGTTGACCCAATTAAAGGATTGGGATTAGATGTGGGCGCCGTTAAACCGGTAGCTGACACACAACAAAAACAACATCCAGTAACATATGATGCACCACAAAATACAATTATAAGTGAGGAAACTCCCGAAGTTGTTATGGTGGCAAGCAGACCTAGTGATTCGCCATTTGAGTGCGAAGGATGCGGGTCATAAGTTAATGGATGGCTCCCTCAAAGCATAGCTGTCGTTGAGGCGTACCTTAAGCATCCAGGACTTGTGAATACAGGGGGCGAATATCAAGTCACTAAATTGCGGCACTTTTAAAAAGTGTCGCTTTTTTTATTTATATCCATTTTAGTATTGTTTATATTTATTGTTATGGTTACTAAATATGGCATAGATTTTCCTTTTAGAAATAGCACCCTAGGTGATTATACTAGAATGACCCTTGATAAGGATGAAGAGATTAGAGCTAATCTTATTCATTTATTATTGACAAGAAAGGGTAGTAGATATTTTTTACCAGATTTTGGAACTAGACTATACGAATTTATTTTTGATTTAAATGATTCAATTACATATTCTAGTATTGAAGATGAGATCAGAGAAACAGTAAAAATATACATACCTAATTTAGAAATAAACTCAATAAAAATAACGAATCCCGATATTGATCCGGAAGACGGAGCGTCAAGTATTAGTGAGGATGAGGACATCAGATTATTTAGAACTGGTGATGGGTCAACAAAGCCATACACAGCAAAAATAAGAATTGATTACACAACAAATAATGGAACTTTTTCTAGTTCTGACTTTGTAATTATTAACATATAATATGAGCAAAAAGATAGCATATACTAATAGAGATTTTGCTGGGTTAAGACAAGACCTAGTAAATTTAACCAAAGAATATTATCCAGATATTATACAGAATACAAATGATGCGTCAATTTATTCTGTATTATTAGATTTAAATGCGGCGGTTTCAGATAACCTTCATTTTCATATTGATAGGGTTTGGCAAGAAACCATGTTAGATTTTGCTCAAAAAAGACAATCTTTATTTCATATTGCAAAAACATATGGTATAAGAATTCCAGGTCAAAGACCTTCAGTTGCTTTATGTGATTTTAGTATTAATGTTCCGGTTAAGGGGGATAAAGATGATGATAGATACGAAGGTATTTTAAGAGCAGGTGCTCAAGTTTCGGGTGGAGGTCAGATTTTTGAAACAATAGAAGATATTGATTTTTCAAACCCATTTAATAGTAAAGGTGAGCCTAATAGACTTAAATTACCTAATACTGATAACAATAACAACTTAATTTCATATACAATAGTAAAAAGAGAAGCGGTTGTTAATGGGGTAACAAAAATATTTAGAAAGGTTATTACACAACAAGAACAAAGACCATTCTTAAAGATATTTTTACCAGAAAGAAACGTTTTAGGTGTTTCAGCAGTAATTCACAAAGAAGGTACATCATTTGTTGGTAATCCAGCATACAGTGAATTTATTGGCGATCCAAATAAATGGTATGAAGTTCAATCATTAGTACAAGATAAAGTATTTGTGTCAAGTACAACTTCAGTTTCTGATAGGGCTAATTTTAAAGCTGGTGAATATGTGCCAGTACAAAATAAATTTATCACTGAATATACACCAGAAGGATATTTCTTTTTGACTTTTGGTTCTGGTAATGTAGACCCATTAGATAATTTGGATAATTACATTACAGATAAGTTAAAAGTAAATTTATCTTCATATTTGAACAATCTATCATTAGGTTCAATACCAAAACAAGATAGTACGTTGTTTATAAAATATAGAATTGGCGGCGGTAAAGAAAGTAATGTAGGGGTTGGTGTTATTAGTAACGTAGAAAACTCTGATTTTATTATAACAGGCCCAAATTCAAATACAAATAGTCAAGTTTCACAATCTTTAAATGTGACAAACATTACACCTGCAGTTGGTGGTTCAGATCAACCAACAGTAGAAGAACTTAGAGCGATGGTATCGTACAATTTTGCTGCACAAAACAGAGCTGTAACATTAAATGATTACAAATCGATGATTGAAACAATGCCAGCTACATATGGTGCGCCGGCTAAAGTAAACGTAATGGAGGAAGACAATAAAGTAAGAGTTAAATTACTTTCATATGACCAAAGCGGTAATTTAACAAGTGTAGTATCTAACACATTAAAACAAAACATTTTGAATTATCTTTCACAATATAGAATGATTAACGACTATATTGATATTGTTAGTGGTGAGGTTATCGATTTAGGATTGGAGATTGACTTGCTTTTAGATAAAAATCAAAATCAAGGAGAAGTTATTAGAGATGTAATTACAGCAACAACAGAGTATTTTTCAATTGATAAAAGAAAAATGGGTGATCCATTATTTGTTGGTGAGTTAATGAAAGATGTAAATAACGTTCCTGGTGTTGTTAACGTGATAGAAGTTAGAGCTTATAACAAGATCGGTGGTGAATATTCATCTTCACAAGTGTCACAATCATATAAAGATACAGCCACAAAAGAGATTCTACAAAGCGATATGACAGTGTTTATGAAGGCTAACCAAATATTTCAAATCAGGTTCCCTCAGAAAGATATAAAAATAAGGGTAAAAACATTAGGCACGACTACATATTAACGTCTTTTTTACTTATCTTTTTTCTATAGGAAAATTGATGAGTTTCTATTTATAGTTAATATGATACAAAAACACAGGATCAATACCAGTTTAAATGGGGATAAGAAGGTAACTGTAGAGTTAAAACAAGATTATGATCTTTTAGAGATCCTATCTTTAAAATTTACTCAACAGGATGTATATACTTCTTTATGTGCTGACTATGGTGTTGTTTGTGGTAGAATTAGTGTTAATAATGGATTAGGGGTCCCGAATGCTAGAGTTTCTATATTCATCCCGTTACAAGAAAGTGATGAAAATGATCCAGTTATATCATCATTATATCCATATAAAGTAGCACAAGACAAAAACGAAGATGGTTATAGATATAACTTATTACCATCTAGAAAACAACACGGTGGTCATGAACCAACCGGAACATTCCCAGATCAGACAGACATTCTTTCTAGAGAAGAATATCTTGAGGTTTTTGAAAAATATTACAAATATACAGTAAAAACTAACAGTTCTGGGGATTTCATGATTTGGGGGGTCCCATTAGGTGAACAAACCATACATGTTGATGTTGATTTGTCTGATATAGGGTGTTTTTCGTTAAGACCTTACGATTTTATTAGACAAGGTATGGGTGTAGATTCATTTAAAAACACCTATTCATATAAAGCTTCAAAAGATTTAGATTCCTTACCACAAATTGTTTCTTTTGATAGAACAATAGATGTTTATCCTTTTTGGGGTAACCTAGATTTGTGTCAAATTGGTATAACTAGAACTGATTTTGATTTATCTGATCAGGGGGTTAACATAGAGCCTAAAGCATTTTTAATTGGAGGAACGTATACCGATAAAGGAAGTAACTCACTTAATAAAAATTGCCAACCCAGACGAAAAATGGGTAGAAAGTGTGATTTAACAACAAAGAGTGGTAAGATTGAAGCAATTAGATTCAGGGCTGAAAAAGATTCACAAAATAGACCAATATTAGAAACATACGAAATCGATGAGGATATTCCAGAGGACGGTGGATTTGTTTTACCACTTCCAATGAATTCCGAATTTATATACACAAATGAATTTGGTGAAAATGAAATAACCAATGATCCAAATAAAGGTGTAGCAACAGCGGCGTGTTATAGATTTCGTTTTAGTTTAGATGATAGTGGAAATGAAAGAGTAAGAAAAACTGCTAACTTTTTAGTTCCAAACATTAGAGAACATTCTGGAGAAAAAGATAAATCATATGCCTTCTCAACTAGTTGGAGTGATTATCCTACAAGCGCTGTTTCAACTGACGAAAACAAAGGTATATTGTATAATGACTTTGGTCAATTTTACCCAAGAGATTATTTTTATAGGGTAACATACAATAAAGTATATACAGTCTCTTCTTTTCAAAATATTCATTACAATAGCACATTTTTTACAAATGACAGATATGTTGGTATTAAAGAAATTGTACCACCAGAAGAAGAAGATTGTTCTAGTGAGATAGTAACACCGCCAGTAAATTTTGGAAAAAGAAATAGAACATTTTCTTTATTAATTTCTTCGGTATTATTATTTATTGAACATTTAATAAATCTATTAACATTAACATTTACAAACTCTTTAGTACGTTTATTGTTCACAATTGGTGATGCTGCAGATTTTAGACCTATTAGACAATTAGCGAGAAGTATAAAAAAAGCGGCATTCAGGGCTCAAGAAAACGGACAAAGGAGGTTATACTTGATAAACTATCCAGAATGTGAAGAATGTAATGGAGAAAATACTTTGGGTAGTGAACTTCAAAATAGTGGAAGTTCTAGTGCCTATTGCTCTGTTGGTAGTGTAACAATTACCGGTGATTACCTTGAAAATAGTAGAACATTATCTGTAACCTCATTAACATTTGCACCAGACACAACTGGTGATTGTCCTGGTGAAGATTTAGAAGCATTAGGTGCTGCTTTAATATCTGGTGGAGATGGTATACTTTATTTTATTAATAATCAATCCGATTATCAACTTAGTAGTGTAACATATGGTAATACTTCTTTAAGTAATCAATTTTCTGGAACTGCAGTAGTGGATAGTAGTGGAAATACAATAAGTTACACATCCATAAAATTTCAAGATGATGGTGTACTTTTTAGTGAACCTGGTTCATATACATTAACAATAAGAAGTATAACAGATAAGGAATCAATTGATCAACCAATAACAGATTCGGTGGAAGAAGGTTGTGATATATACGACACCCCATATGATGAAGGTTTAGTTAGTTGGTATTACCCTAATACTGGATATACTAGTTATGGTTGGGCGGGCACAATTTCTCCTTCTAGTTATGTGGCTGGAACAACAAGTGTTGTTGCAACAAATATTAGTGGAACTGCATACGGCGAGGGGCTTAGTACATATGGATCAACATTGTCTGATGATATAAAATATTATAATAGTAGTGGTGTACCATTAATTCCATTTTGGGAGGGTGAACAATATGACAAATTCACCAGAAGTGGTATGTCCGAGTTTCAAAATGGCGTATTCACAATAGTTCCGGGAGCACAAAGAACCACAAGAGTGTGGGAAATATTAAGAGAATATTATAGAAGAAAAAGAGTAGGTAAATTATTTTGTGGTGGTATTGTAAATTATTCTTTTGTTGACAACTGGTTATCTGGATCATTATATTTCTTTTTATTTAAAGGTAAAAAAGGAAAATATTGTGGTGATGTTATTAGATATGTTCCAGGACAAGAAAAATTTTATTATAGATCTGCACCATATGTTTCTGAAAGTAGTTGGGGTGAAACTAAAGGTTTATTTAAAAGACTTGGTAGGCCAACAACTATTGTTGATTTAGGCCCTAGAGATGAATTCATAAAAGAAATATGTACGGACCCATCTTTAGATCCAAACTGTTCAGTTACTAGATCAATAGGGTCATCATCTTTTCAAAGCTTTGGCGAGCTTCTAGGGTTGGCTATTAACTATAGAATGGATGTTAGTAATAACGACTTTCAATTAGAACAATTCTTTGACAATACTGGATTTACATATACAAATGAAATTTTAGATGGTGATATTCTACAACTTATTTCTATTAATAACGAAGCTGGTATTGAAGAATTCGATTTACAAAATCCTAGATATCTTGGGTATTCATACCAAGTATTAGATCCGGATGTTTATCCAAATGTTTTCAAAAACGGAAATGCAAATTATGGTCCGTTACCTGTTACATTGTACCTTGATGATGATGGTGAAAGAGTTAGAGCTTGTTTAAATGAACCTGGCAGATTAACAGAATCATCACAAAAAGTACCATTTTATTTATGGGATAAAAAAGGTACCGGATTTGGTTCATATGAAACCAACAAAGTAGATAAACAATCTTGGGATTATAGTAATGTTCAGGTTCAACCATTACAGGGGATGACATATGCGTATAATTTAACTGGTTCAACTAGCGACCCATCGGACAAATATCTTTTATTACCGATTACATATACATTTAGTGGTTTAACAGTTAGTACAGGAAATGCAACAAATGATATTGAATTTGATCAAATTTCAACAGTAGACGCGCATACTAACTTTGATTCAGAATATCCAGGATTTACTTATTTATATGTAACCAGTGGAACTGTGACTGAACCTTTAACAGGTACTATGTATACTAGATATGGTAATGGTGGTACGTGGCATTCACAGGCTTGGGACTTTACTGATGATTTTATAATCAGAAAAACACAAGACTATTATACGGGAAATAAACAAATATTATCAACACCGTTTATGTTTTATTTTGGTTTGAGAGTTGGAAAAACTGGTGTAGATAAATTTATAGAATATTTTGGCGATAAGGGCGCCTTTACAAGTGCTGAATAATGGAAAAGAAAACAATCATATTACCAGAACTAAGGTACCATAAATCGCCATCTGCTGATTTAACAACTAGAATTGGGTTAGAAAGTAGTGAGGAATTATTAAGAGAGGGTGATCGTTCAATTGTATTAGATCTTGAAGAACATTTTAGTTACGAAAGAGCTCAAAGCAAGAAGTACAAAATTTATGGTAAAATGAAAATGATTTTCAGAAACATGTATAGTGGTACAACACCATACGGTAATCTAGCTGAATATCTTTATTTATTTGGTGACGGTGCTAGTGGTGACAATACAGGTTATTTACCATATGATGAGTTTGCGTTTATAAGACGTGACACATACAGAGAAGATACGAATATTCCAGCGGTTAGTGGAAGTACATATGGCACATATTCACCAACATTTTCACAACCAACAAAACCAAGAAATAAGCATCAAGTTATCACTAACATGAATGCGCCGTATCATAACTGGAATTTTCATTTAAGTTATGTTTATGCCCATGATGCTAATTTTAACATATCATATACTCTTAGTGGGTCTACAGCATTTAATAATGATAAAGTAACACACATACAATTTAGTGCTGGTAGTGGAATACCTTGTAGAGTTGAGGAATCAGCAACAAATTATAAATTAACAACACCAGTACCTCATGGAATTGGTGAAGATGAATTTGTTATAATATCATCAATCTCAAGTATTAGTGGTATTACTTATTCCGTATCTAGTTTAGGTGATGATAAGTATGATTCTGAAAAATATGTTATAAATTTAAACAAACAACAGTTTAGTGGTACTACCATACCTAAATTAATAACAATTAAAAGATGTATTAATGATAAAAATATTACCGGTACCACTTCTACATATTATGTACATAAACATAAAATATTAACTAAATCAAATGATTTAATTTTAGATAAGGCCGGTTTCGAGTCGCCAATTTTTGAAGATGAAAAAAAATTATTATTTGAAGATAGCGCAGGTAACAACGATGTTCTTGTTGAAAGGAATAGACCAGAATCATTAATATATGATTTTAGAAATAGTTTTATTTTAACTGGGTTAACAAATAACCTTGGCTATACACCTTCAGAAATCTATGTTACGGTTTTATTTAAAAACGGTTCAGGTTATTTTGAATACCCACCAAAAGTTGGTTATAAATTTCATTTACACGATGGTTGGATAGATAATCATTTTAGTGGAACAACAGCATTAGAGACTAATTTAAGTGGTTCTACATTTACAAAAGATAGTATCACATTTACATCTGGCACCACAGTTCCAGTTGATACTATTTTAACTGGTGCGTTTGTTGAATATAATCCGTCTGAAATAAAAGAAAGGATAATATCAGAATCTCTACATAAAATTGTACACCCATTAACGGTTTTTGATCATGATCAAAATTTACCAAGTAGTACATTCGGTGGTACGATTTCAGCAAATAATAAAATGGGATTATTATATCAGCCACATTATAGAGTTAAATTAAGACAGATGTCTCAATATGTTGAAACATTTAACACTAACAACATTTTAGATTTACCAGATAATGCTAGATATTTTCCAGATGAAAAATTGTGGAAGTGGAGAGATTTATATGATCATGGATTTATTGACGACGAGGGAAATGGAACTGACTATCCGTTTGTGAATGGACAACATTATGTTAAAACTGATTTTAATTTTTATTTCATAAATGAAAAAGAATACAATAATAAAAATAATGGATTTAAAGGATTCAAAGATATAAATTGTTAAAATGAATATATTATTTAACAACACAGATAAATCATTAATTTTTAACTCAGAAACTGATTTTAGAACAAATGCAGGCTGGGAGGAAAATTTTTTGGAATATCAAGAGGATGTTTTAAGATCTATTATTAATCCGGTTGAAAATTATGAAACCGTAAGATATATTCATGAACCATATAGTGGAATAACAGTTAATACCGGTGATACTCAATGTGACATTTGGTATTATTTTTATTTTTTAAATAACCAATCACCTAGAGATTATGATAATGGGTTAGATTATGATTTAATAGGGATTAGTCCAAGAGAGAATGCTAATTTATTAAAACATAGCGTTAATAGTTTTTTTAGGTTAGAATTTTATACAACTAGAGAAAGAGAAACACAAAAATTAGTTTTTGCTAAAAATTTATCAATTCCATTAGGTCAAAAAGTTTTTGATGTTAATTTAAAAGATAGAATTAGTATACCGGTTTTTACTGGTAACAACTATAAAAATACCGAAAACATGTATTTGTTTTGGTTTGGCGATGATACTGTTTTTAGTGGTTTAACATTTTATATGACTGCTAGATTTTTTAATGCTGAAGATGGCACTACAACAAGATTTTTAAATAAAGATTTAACAATTAATAATTCTGGATTAGTTAATGGAGAAAGGGTGGGTACAAAAGCAAATCCCGTTAAATTTTATGAGATGAATTTTAGTGATAATGTTGACGATGTTAATGATTTTTATTTTCAGGTTTTATTTAAAAGAAGTGATCATAGTTATAAAATAACAAGAGGACAGACAAATAATTGTGATTTTGCAGACGGAACTGCAATTAATTTATAAAAATGAAAAAATATAAGTACGAAATATTACAAAAAAATATCTTATCAGTTGTTTTATACAACGCTGGTCAGTATTGGTATGATCGTAATTTAGAATTAATTCCTTGGTCAGCAACAACAGCACCTGTTAGTGGAACCACAATAATGGATGTTAAGTGGTATAGTGATATTACATATGAGGCTGGTGATACAATTTATTACAATGGAAAAATTTATAAGTCACTGACTGATTCTAATTTAAATAAAATCCCATCATCACAAACTACGTTTTGGGTTGAACAACCTGAAGCTGTTACTTGGGTAGATAAAGGATATTATTATAGATGGAATGGAAATTTATGGGTAAACATTGGTAAAAATAAATCAGCGGCACACCCAGATTATGAAATACCAATAACATTAGACGCAAAAGCCGATGAATTAGGTATAATGGTTGGCTTTGATGGGGAAGTAGATCAAGTAGAACAACTTTGTAATTTTACTTATAAAGCTAGTGGTAACACAATTACAGTTTACAATACAACAAATACAAATACATTAAAAAGAGTAGTTGATGCTACTTTTCAAATTAATTGGGGGGATAGTACAACTTCTTCAATTAGTATATTAGGTAATGTAACAAAAACATATTCAACACCCGGAAATAAAACTATTTCAATTACTATGAATAGCCCATGGACGGTACAAACACTATCCAGAACAGTAAATTTACCATTAGCGATCGGTAATCCTACTAGTTTAGGAACATTGTCATTCACATTTCCATACACTGACTACGGGGTTGCATTATCAGGATCTACAAAAACACCAACAGCACTCACATTTGTGGCGGCAGGTAAAAGTAGAATAATAGAGAAAAAATTATATGGGGGTAACACATACAGTGGGGTAACTTCAACGTCATTACCAGGTACAACTTTAACTTGTTCAAAATATACGGTTGATGGCTTAGATTACTATGATTGTTCTGATGGTGTTACTTATATAACAGGGAAAGTGCCAAATCATATCATAAATGGAACAACCGGATTCACATCTTACAACTCAAATACTGATTTTGCGGTGGAATATGTGACTAATAAAATGTTAACCAGAAATGAACATTTTTTAGGTTTTATTTCTGAACCACAAGTTTATTCTGACATATTTGTTGAAAGAGGTAAGATGGGGGTTTCAGAATTTAATTTAAGATTGGGAGAAATTGATAATATTGGTGAATTAGATATCTACGGAAACGGTTTTTTTGTGGTGAAAAAACAATAAAATTATATTTATTAATAAAATACTATGGCAGTAGGAAGTTACGGAACAATAAGACCAGCAGATGTGTCACCAGAGGATGTAGAAATACTACTTCATTATGCTGCTGATAGAGGGGCGACAACCGATTCAACGTTATCAAAGTTGGATTCGGCTAGTATTTTATCTCCCCTATATCATAATTCAAATACTACGGATGATACAAATGCACCAAATGTAGAAGTTTTAGGTGGTATGTACAATTTAAGACTAGAAAGTTCAGCTTTCTCTGAAATTGGGGTATATACGTTACATGTGAGACCAAAACAAATTAGAACATCTATTACAGATTGTGGTGTTCTTGCGTCTTTACCATCTGTTAGAGGGATTGTTATAGATTTAGGTAATCTTAATACTGAAGACAGATCAAAATTTATTCCTCAAGGATTGGTAGGATATAGAGTTGAATATATAAGTGTAAGTGATAATAAGAAAGTACCTAATTTTTACAAAATAGTAACATCTTCTTTTTATTGTGAGCCAATAACAACAAATCTAACAAATACTACACAGAAAACTGTTAGATACAGATATTCAGATTCACCTACGAATTTGATGTTCTTAACTGTTACACCATCTTCTGCGCCAACAAATAAACCAAATACGGTTCCTTTTATTGGTCAACCATTACAAAAGATTATTCTAACAAATAGCTATTTTAACCCAACAACCATTGAAGTAGAAATGGTTGAACATGATGCTTCAACACTTGCTCTTGCTCTTTATGGTAATCAAAGTAAGGCGATATCTTCAGGTATCTATACCATTTATGATGGCGCTAATAACATTTATAAACAGTTTAACCTATATGAAGTTAAAGACGAATTTAATGAGACGTTATATGAAATTCGTGAAGGTAGGACTGATATAGACCAAACGTTAAACTTTGACGATATTACTGAATAATGGCAAAAAGAAAAGTTCCGAGTCAAGCAGCTAGTGGTTTTGAAACGTTTAGCGACAGTATTGTTGGAAGACAAATTACTGACGGTACTAGTCAATTGACTAATACGAACTTTGCGATAGATAGGACCATACCAGAAAAAGACTCTAAAAAATTCCAAACTGCGCCATTTTCAGATTTTATAACTCTTGAAAACCTTAAGATAGAAGAAGATGTACCAACAACAGTTGTACAGTCTGACGGTAAGAAAAGACCAGTAAGATTTAATAGTAATAAAAAAGACGCATCAAAATCTTTATTTGGTTCTTTAAGAGAAAGAATTAGGGTTTCGATTGCTAGAATTATCAAAAACTTCCCAGGTGGAATTTTAGTTGATAAAGACGCACTTTCGGTGGTTACATCTAATACTGCAGAAAGTATTACTTACAACCCAACAACAAATAGAACAACATTTACAGTTCAAACGGGTAGATTTTTTAATCCGTTTGACGTTGCTTTAATACAACCTACCTCAAATGAGGAATTAAATGCTGAAAATAAAATCAGAAATTTATTTTCCTCATATAAAAAATACATTATAATTGTTGATGATAAGAAATATTCTGTAAGCAATTATACTGAACCAAATAGTTTCAATCAAATTACATTATCAGTTACCGGAAAACCGTTTACTGGTTCAACATATTCAGATAGTTTTATTTTAAGACCTAATGATAATGTTGTTGAAGAGTTTTATCTAGGTTTAGATGATCTTGAGCAAACATTATTAAACAGAGAGACATTCCCAATATATCAAGCAGGATTTACTGTACCAAAAACAAGTCTAGATGAAACAAAAACAGAGTTAGTTTCGGTATTAGTAAATTGGCCAGCATCATCTGACGGGTACAACATACAGATCACAGGATTAAAGTTTGATGAATATCTTACTAGATTAAATGATTTAGCGACAGAGATTGACAATTATAAATCTAACTTAGTAACAAGATTTTTAGTTGCTCCTCAGTTATTTGAATTTGACACCGAAGATCAAAAAATAGATAAAATATTTCAATTATATGGACAAAGCTTTGATAAAGTAAAATCATATATTGACAATATTGCATATATGAGAAATGTAAGTTATGATGCAATAGATAACATCCCAGATGTTTTTCTTAAAAATCTAGCAAACACTCTTGGTTTAAATACAATCAATTTATTCGATCAAAAATCTTTAGAAGAACAAATTTATAATGCATCTTCAGTTACCTATGATGGACAATCTATTGGTAAGAATTTAGTTGATGCTGAATTAGAATTCTATAGACGACTTTTAGTTAATTTAGCTTTCATTTATAAATCAAAGGGAACCAGAAGTAGTATTGAATTTTTCTTAAAGTTCATAGGTGCTCCTGAACCAATGGTTAAAATTGATGAGTTTGTGTATAAAGTTAATAGTGCATTGCCACCATCAACTTTAGATGATATCACAAACACATTAAACAATATTGAAGTAAATAATAATGTGACATTTAATAGTGGCACATATACATACACATTATCATCATTAACTGGTTTAACAACAAATAGACAGTTAACTGATTACCCTGTAAATGACATTTCATTATTACCAAAATCGCCAACAACTAATCAGGAAAATATATTTTTCCAAATGGGTTCTGGTTGGTCAAATGTATCATTAGATCATAGATCGTCTGATATGTTAGATACTGAAAGTTCAGTTTTAACGGGTAGAACAAAAACATTATTAACAAAATCTAAACCATATTCATATGGTGAGGATTATTTTGATGTTTATAGAACATTACCTGGATTAGATTATGGTTTCACAATTAAAAGTGAAATTGATAACGTACAAGGGCAAATATTAGAAGATGAAAATTTATCTAATTTAACTCTTAATAGAAAAAATATAAACGTATTTGTTTCTGCTGCCAATGCAATCAACTATGATATTTGGAGAAAATCCAGAGAATTAGAAGTTACTTTTGGTACAAATAGTCTTGAACCACAAACTGGTTTTACATTTGCTGAATACCTACAAAATACTTTTTCTAATCAAATTACTAATTCAAACTTAATAAAATATAAGAAAAATTATATCACATTAGAAGATGTATATCAAGATTATTTAAATCAATTAACAGCTTCTGGATATACAACATATGATATGATTTCAACATCTGATTTCGTTAATCAGATGAGCCCATATTGGTCTAATGTTTTAGAACAAATTATTCCATCAACAACCTTATGGATGGGTGGAAATTTAATAGAAAATAATATTTTTGGTAGACCTAAGTTTTCATATAGAAAACCATGTAAACCATTAGAAATAGTTGAAAACCTATACCCTGAGTTTGAAACAATTATTGAAGAAGATATTGAGACAATAGTTGGTGATCCAGATAATTTAAGAGGATTAATAGAATTTAGCGGTGTAACATTTAGTTTACATATTGATATTGATGGTGTTGATTATAGTGGAACAACGCAAGTTATTTTAACTGGTAGTACTTTATTTGGTGGTGGCTTCACTGCAAATGAAAGTTGTACTATACTAACATCTTCATCAACAAAGATTCCACTTATATGTGAATATAAAAATTGGATCAATTTAAATTTAACAACAATTAAAGCTGCTTGGAAAAGTGCAATAACTTCATTGGTTAACCAAATTAATCAAACAGAAGTACAATATAGTGCATTTAATGCACCAAGTTATGTTCCAACTACAGCAATTACTAGTGGTTATACACAATTAATATCACATGAATTTTTCACAGATAGTGATGGTATTGAAAAAGTTAAGTTTATCGCCCACACAAACTCATCTGGTGAATGTTTGGTAAAAGATAATTTAGATTTCTATTTTGATGTTGATTACAAATATACTGAACCTAAATGTCATTTAGATTTATCATTTGATGCTTCTTGTGATGTTTATTCTGGTTACCCAACTTGCAAAGTATCTACTGATATTATTGTCAGTGTAACTGGTGTAACAGTTCAATCTGGTAACGATAGCGGATGGGGTGTTTATGTTCAAAGAAATTGCACACCAGGTAATAATATTAGTACAGGTTATCACCCAACATATACAGACACAAGTTTCTTCCAAATTGTTGGAGAAAATTGTAAGTTTAAATTAACTAAAGTAAGAGAAGATGAGGTTATTGATTTAATTTTTACTGACGCAGCAAACTGTGATAAAAAAGTAAAAATTGAAGGATTGGCATTAAGATATATAGAGTATCCATCCGAAATTCCGGATTTACCTTTGGTAGTTAATACTGGTTATACATTAGTACCAAAAGTACAATATAGAAACACATACAATTACGGTTTAAAACACAATACTAAAGTAATTGTTGTGAGTGGTGCTACAATTAATTCATCTACAACACCGGCAAATATTACTAGCTATTTAGCAGCTGGAACTCTTGTTAGAAAAGATGCCAAAGATTTGGTTAATGGGAATGTTATATTAAGTGCAAGTTATCTACCATGTACCGTACTTTCATCAAGCATGTTTGAATATGCTAGTGAAAATAACGATTATTCTTTTTCATATGACTATTCAACACATACAATTAACGATATTGATTGTTTAGGTTCGGTAAAAAAGAGTGAAATAACTGGTATGACTGCAAATGGTCAGCAAGTAGTTATCGATGTTTTACCTACAACAAAATTACGTGTCTATACAAACAAAGAAATTGATGAGGCCACATATAGGGTATCAAAAGTAGATGGATATTTCTTTGATTCTAGATCTCCTGAGTTTCTACAATTAAAACCGGAAACACAAGAAGAACCATGTTGTTATTATCCATCAGATTATTATGATACTGGTGATTTTTTAATTACAGAAAAGGGTGAATTATTAGAAGTTGTTGCTGTTAATTTAAATTACTGTGAGAACAATCTTTATTATAATATTAATGTTACTGGCACACAACCAGAGAATTTAATTTTATTTAACGGTAACGATAATGTTCAAGTATTGGCTCAACATACATATACTAAATTTAATAGACTTAACACTAATTTAAGTCAATATTATATTGATGATGTGTGTTGTGATACTGCGATTGAAGATCCTATTAGAAATTATACAACTGAGTGTGGTTCAATTACCCCTGCAGTTGTGTGTGGAGATTATTATCCAGTGGTAACACCATCACCAACTAACACACCTACAAACACACCAACTAGCACGGGAACACCAACAATTACATCGACACCAACGGGAACGCCTACTAGTACACCAACACCAAGTAGCACTTCGACGTTGACTGAAACGCCGACACCAACTAGTACTAGTACAGCAACACCAACACAAACAACTAGTTGTGATTTTGTAATTGATACGGTGGCAGTAATTGCAACACCAACACCAACAAGCACATCAACACCAACATCTACAATTACATCTAATTGTGATTTCGTGATTGATACCGTAGCTGTAATTGCTACGCCAACACCTAGTGTAACAATAACACCAACATCAACAGAAACGCCTAGTTGCGATTTTGTTATTGATGTAGTAGCAGTAATTGCGACACCTACACCAACACCTACTATTACAACAACACCAACTTCAACAGAAACACTTAATTGTGATTTCGTTATTGATGTGGTAGCCGTAATAGCAACACCGACACCAACATCGACAATAACATCGACACCAACTTCAACAGAAACACTTAATTGTGATTTCGTTATTGATACTGTGGCTGTAATTGCTACACCAACACCAACAAGCACTTCAACAATTACAGAAACACCAACTAGCACAGAAACACCAACTAGTACAGAAACACCAACATCAACATATACACCAAATTGTGAATTTGTGATTGACACTGTTGCGGTAATAGCAACACCTACACCGACATCAACATCTACAATTACTGGTACACCAACTAGCACAGAAACACCAACTAGTACAGAAACACCAACATCAACATATACACCAAATTGTGATTTCGTAATCGATACAGTGGCTGTAATTGCGACACCTACACCGACATCAACAATTACTTCAACGCCAACTTCAACTAGTACGGAAACACCAACTAGTACCATTACACCTACTAGTACAGAAACACCTAATTGTGAATTCGTGATCGATACCGTAGCTGTAATTGCTACGCCAACACCAACAAGTACTTCGACCATCACAGAAACACCAACTAGCACAGAAACACCAACTTCAACAATTACCCCAGATTGTTCATTTGAGGCTAAATTTACCGAAACTATTGGTGAAATTCCAGGTGAACCTGCATCGTGTGACGCTGGTATGGATGTTGTATTTTTAGTTGATTATACAGGTAGTATGGGTAGTGCGATTAATGGTGTAAAATCATCTATTGCGTCTATTGCAAACACAATACAAACAGAATCTAATAACAATTATAGATTAGGTTTAGTAACATTTGATGAATATTCTAGCGGAATCAACTCAAACTATTGGAACAATAGTAATTATACAACTTTACCATCATCACAAAGATTTATTAATACGGGTCTTAATAGCAAATATCAATGGATAACTGCTTGGGAGAAAATGGGTACAAATAATATTTCCTCATTTACAACTCAATTAAATAAATTAAATAGTGCGGTTCCTTTAGGTAGTGGTGAAAGTATACCAGAACCAAGTGATATGGGGGTCAATTTAGTTGCAACTAATAATATTTCAGGTTATGAATATTTTGCTGGAACATTTAGAACTAGGGTATCTAAATTAATAATTTTAATAACTGATGCAACACCAAGTGGTAATGATGATGCTTATAACTCAACTGACGTTACGTTTGTAAACAGTCTAATAACACCTTTATATAATCAAAATATTAGAGTATTATTAATGACAACTACTAGTAATAATGCTTTATACACTTTAGCAACTGGAACAAACGGATTGGTTACAACTGGATTTAGTGGGGCAAACATAATAACAGCAATACAAAACATTTGTCCTTAATATATAATAGTATATGGCTAGATATTTTTACATAGAGATTACAGGAGGTACATCACCAGGACCGTATACAGTTTATTATGACAGTGTTGATCCTTTAAAAATCGCAACAAATATTAATAATGGAAATCCAGCAACAAATTTAACTTTTAGTGAATTAAGTGTAGCGCCGGGAGTTTTAGTATCCACACCAGATTTAGCCAATCTATTAATTTTAAGAAATGATTTATGTGCTATTGACATAAATTACTCAATACCTATTATAACACCAACCACAACACCTACTAGTACACCAACATCGACTGGGACACCTACTAGTACATCTACTGATACACCAACTAGTACAGAAACGCCAACATCGACATATACACCAAATTGCGAATTTGTAATTGAAACAATTGCTGTAATTGCAACACCAACCCCTACAAGTACAATAACTAGTACACCAACAGAAACACCAACTAGTACATCAACAGAAACGCCAACCAATACACCAACAGAAACACCAACTACAACACCGACTAGTACTGGTACACCTACTAATACCCCTACGTCAACACCAACTAGCACAGAAACACCGACTTCAACTTATACACCAAATTGTGAATTTGTGATCACTGCTGTGGCTATAATTGCAACACCGACACCAACATCGACTGGTACACCTACAAGTACAAATACATCAACAGAAACACCAACTAGTACAGAAACACCGACTGGTACACCTACCAATACGCCGACTAATACACCAACAGAAACACCAACCAATACACCAACTAATACAGAAACACCAACTAGTACACCAACATCGACTGGCACTCCTACTGCGACGCCAACAACAACGTCGACACCTACTTCAACTTACACACCTAATTGTGAATTTGTAATTAATACTGTGGCGGTAATTGCTACACCAACACCAACAACGACACCAACAAGTACGTCTACAGCGACACCTACTTTTACACCAACATCGACATCAACAAGCACACCAACAAATTCGGCGCCAACTGACATTACACTAAGTAATAATAGCGTAAATGAAAATAGCGCAATTAATACAATTGTGGGTACATTAAGTAGTGTTGATCCTGATGCAGGAAACACACACACATATACAATTCAAGCTGGAGGTAATGGTAACTTATTTAATATTTCTGGGGCTAACTTAAGAACGTCACAATCATTCAATTATGAATCTGCAACTTCTTATACTGTTACAATTAGATCAACTGACAATGGTGGTTTATTCTATGACAAAACATTTACAATTAATGTAAATAACGTTAATGAAACACCTTATGGATTAAACTTTAGTGGTTCAATACCAGAAAATTCAGCAACAGGAACAACTGTTGGAACTGTAACAACATTAGATGTTGATTCTGGTGATACATTCACATATTCATTAGTAGATACCGCAAATTATCCAGATAATAATAGCTTCACAATAACAAGTGGTGGTGTATTAAAATCTGCAGCAGTATTTAATTTTGAATCAAAATCTTCTTACTCAATAAAAGTAAGAACAACAGATGCTGGTGGATTAACATTTGATGGGGTATTAACTGTATCTGTAACAAATGTTAATGAAGCACCAACAAATCTAGCATTAAGCTCATCATCAATATCTGAAAACGTTCCAACAGGAACAACAATTGGTACATTATCTAGTACTGATCCTGATTCTGGTGACACATTCACATATTCATTAGTTGATGGTGGATCATATCCAGATAATGCTAGCTTTAGTATATCTGGTTCATCATTAAGATCTGCTGTTGTTTTCAATTTCGAAAGCAAATCGTCATACTCAATTAGAGTAAGAACAACAGATGCTGGTGGATTAACATATGACAAAACATTAACAATAACAATTACAAACGTAACAATTTCGGTAACAGCATCCGCAACAACTAACGTTACATGTAATGGTGGAACAAATGGTGCGATTACAGTATCAGATGCTAGTGGCGGTACAGCAAATTACACATATTCAAAAGATGGCACAAATTACCAAGCAAGCAATGTATTTGGTAGTTTAACAGCCGGAACATATACAATTTATGCTAAAGATTCATACAATGAAGTAGGTAGCGCATCTGTAACCGTAACTCAACCAGCGAATATTGGTGCTTCATTATTAAGAACTAATCCAACTTGCGTTGCTAGCACAGATGGTTCAATAACGGTATCAAATGCTACTGGTGGTAGTGGATCTTATACATATTCAAAAGATGGAACAAACTATCAAGCTGGAACAACATTTAGTAATTTAAGTAATGGTGTTTATACAATTTACATTAAAGATAGTGCTGGTTGTATTATAACAAGTACAACTGGTTTAGACAGAACACAAGTAACAGCAACAGTATCACAAAATAGTGTAACATGTAATGGTGGTAGTGATGGTTCAATCGTAGTGTCTAGTTTATCTGGTGGTCAAGGTGGACCATATTCAACTAAATTAAATGCTGGTGGTACATATCAAGTATTATCAACATCTAGAACATATTCTTCATTATCTGCAGGAGCATATACAATTTATGTTAAAGATACTGCGGGTTGTGAAAACACATATTCAGTAAGTGTGACACAACCATCTGCGGTAACGGTAGGTACAACATCTATAGCATATACCACATGTTATAATGGAAGTAATGGTTCAGTTACATTAACTGCTGGTGGCGGTAACGGTTCGTATCAATATAGAATTAACTCTGGTACTTGGGTTAACAGCGCAACATTCAGCAGCTTAGGGGCTACATCGTATACTTTCCAATCAAGAGATACTGCGGGTTGTGAATCAAGTATTATAACTGTTGATATGAGTAAAACAGCACCAAACTGTACAAGAAGCGTTTCTAATGTTTCATGTAATGGTGGGTCAAATGGTTCTATTGCAACATCTTCACCATTAGGTGGTAATAGTGGTGTGTATACAGTTTCAATAGATGGTATAAATTATCATGCATTCCCTAAAACATTTAGTAGTTTAACAACTGGAACATATACAATATATGTTAAAGATAGTGCTGGTTGTGTTCAAACTTATGCTGAATATGTAAGTGAACCAACAGCACAAACAGCGTCAATTACTAATGAAGTAGGACCAACATGTTCTAACCCAACTGGTGGTAGCTTAACCATTTCATCAACAGGTGGGGTATGGCCTAAAACATATCGTTTATATGAAGATGAATCAGCGCCATATACTACATGTGGTGGTACATTAATAGCCACATATACAAATGTTGTATCTGGTAATGTTAGTAGAGATGTTACGGGATTATCATCTGGTGGTTATTGTCTTGAAGTTACAGATGCTAATGGTTGTGTAACTAATAGCGGAATTGTAGTGTTAGCAGATGCGCCAGTCTATTACACATATCAAGGGTTGGTATGTGATAATGGTACGCCTGTTTTAATGAGTTCACCTGATCTATTACCGTCACAATTTACTTCAGGACTTAACGCTGTTAAGATTAACAACGTTTGTTATCAAATAGATTATTTTGTTGGCACGACATGTGAGCAATATCCTCTTCATTTAACAGATGGACAATATGCGTCAATCTATTCTAATTGTGCAAATTGTACCGGTGGTGGTCCAGGTAATCAAATTTAAAAAATAAATTAAAATAAACAGATATTTATATTAAAAAGAAAAAACAATGGTAGTTACTTTCACATTACAAAATCAATACTCAGGCGCAACATATGTGGCGGGTCCCTTTAACATATCAGGAACCACTAGTGGTAATGTTACCACACAATTAGCAACAGGTGTGACAAAAACCCAATTATTAACTGGGCATACAATAACTGGTGTAAGCGATATGACAACAGGTGGTACAATTGCTAGTACTGGTGTTTGTACAACAACACAACAATGGCAAGCATACCCATCTCCGACACCAACACCTACTTCCAGTACAACAACACCACCATTATATGGATTTTTCCGTAGTAACGGCTCAATAACAGCTGACGGTCATTGTGGTCAAAACCAAATAACGAGCGCATTATTCTATAGTACCTCAACGACAATTTCAGGTATGTTAGGCACTACAGTATATGATGGTAACCAAGACCCTTGGGTAGGGGGTGATGGATATTATGCTGTTTCTTCTGACGACACATATAATACCAATAATCCACCATATCAAGTTATCAAAGTTAACAATTTCGGAGAAGTAACTGATGTCCAATATATCTCAAATTGTAGTGGAGGTGGAGCAATAGCATAAAATAAAACATTTTAAAATAAATTAAATTAAACCCCTTCATAGAAAGGGGTTTTTTAATGGTTTATTTTTAATAAAAAAAAGGATATTATATTTATGTAGTATGGGATTAAATCTAAAATTAAAAGGTATTGTTTCTACAAACCCATTTAAATTGTATTTTAAAATTGGGGCCACAGCAGGTAATGAACCTTTTGTTACAACAGGTTATACGCAATATTCTGTGGGATCTACATTACCAAATGGGACATATCAAGCAAGTTCTGATGGTTCATATTACAATACAACACCAATTGTTTTTACTAATGCACAATATAGCACACAATATTGGTTTAAAATTTTAGATACAGTTACTGGAGGTTATGTGATAGAAAATATCTTCACAAATCATGAAGAAATTTATGATAATTGCATAAACTGTTGCTTATTTACTGGTGGTACGTCTAGTTATGTTGATTGTAGATTTAGTGGTGGATCGGCTGTTAGTGATCAAGTTATAACATCTACACCAACACCTACACCAACAGGTACATCAACTAGTACAGCGACACCAACTAGTACAGCGACGCCAACAAGTACTGATGGGGTAACACCAACACCAACAAGTACTGCGACGCCAACAAGTACTGACGAGGTAACACCAACTAGTACTGGTACCCCAACAACAACTTCAACACCAACTGGTACATCGACACCGACAATTACACCTACGGTAACGGCAACACCAACCACAACAGAAGGTGGAACTAGTGGTTGTGTGACAATGACCGAATCTGAAAGTTATACACAAATAAATTGTTTAGGTCAAGGCCCATATAATGTTACCACAACAAGAGTTACCGCAACATTAGCTACGATTTCATCCGTTAATGTTACAGTTAGAGTAAATGGAACAATTAATTATTGTTATGGTACAAGTGGCGGTCAAACGTATGATATAACGATAACAGCAGGTAGCTTATCAAATTATGTTGATATAACAACATATTCAGTCGTCGATTGTGGTCAAGGTAGTTGTGTAGCTGAAACAGTATCAATTGATAGTTATACATCACAAACACCAAATTATGGTATATGTGGGGCAGCAACACCAACAATAACACCAACATCAACATCAACATCGGAAGTTATATACACATATAACTGTAATAATGGTTCGTGTGAAATAGTTGAGGGCGAAGGTGGTTTATACACAACGTTGCTAGCTTGTCAAGCAAATTGCCAATCAGTTACATATTATTGTAGAGAAAATGAATTTTCACCATGTACTGCGCAAGTAGGACCTTGTACAGGTAACCAAATTGTATGTACTGAATTTGAACAACCAAATTAATTAAAAAGAATAAAATAAGTATTTATAACATATGGCATTTAACGCTTCAGTAAATTTAGGAACAGTAGGAAATGGGATAACAGGACAAACCGTTTCAATATCAGGATGTACAGGATCTTCTTGTGGAAGTGGTTGTACCAGCTTAGCTACATCACAAGCAGTATCTAGTTTCCCAAAAACATTATCTGGGATTCCAGATGGAACTGTTAGTTTATTTGTTAAAGTTGATGGAGGTGATTGTTCTGGTACCAATCAATGTATATCAGTAACCGGATTACCAGGAGCAACGCCGACACCGACCTCAACAGGTACAGCAACACCAACGTCTACTATTGGTGCAACACCAACACCAACAGGTACATCAACAAGCACGCCAACAGGTACATCAACACCAACCATTACACCGACGTTAACCGCAACACCAACATCAACAGTTCAATTACCTGGATGTAGTTCTACTGTAACGGGTGAGTATAGTGGTTCAGGTTTATATAACTACCCTGATAATCAATTAGATTTTACGGGAGTCCCTAATGGCTCAACAATTAACTTTACTTGTACAGCAAATGATAGACCAAATAATATTTCAATTAGAACAGCGTTAACTGTACTTGAAAGTACAGGATGGTTTGGTAATTCTTCAGGATATGATTCACAAGACTATTGGTACCCAACCGAAGGAACTGGTCCTATAACATTATCAATCACGTATGATAATACTAAAACATATTATATAGACGCATTAACAGCGCCGGCTTTAGCAGCACCTAACGAAGTGAACGATTATTGGGAGGTAAGTATACAGTGTCTTGGTGTACCGACGTTAACACCAACAGTAACACCAACAACAGTTTACGTATACTACAGAGCGGGTGAAGTGATGGATAGTAGTTTATCAACAACATATTGTAACGGTATCGGATCGGGTGGACAAGGTTATCTTATTAATTCACCATTTTACACGACTGACACAATGTTAACGGCTGGTGTAACCACAATTTACAGTGATTCTAATTTACAAAATACAGTTCAGGGTTCTTGGTCATTAGGTAATGTAACAAGAATGGCATATATAACAGAATTTGAAAATCAACAAGCTCAAAATACCCCAACTACAACTAACCCTAATGGGGATTTATTATATGATGGTGGAACATATAAATTCATGAGAGTAGATTCAAATGGTCTTATAATATCCATAGGTACAGATAGTTGCACAGGTGGACCAGGTGGGCCGGCTGAAGCATAAAAAATTAAAATAAATAAATATAAATGAGCTTTTTAGATAGTAGTAATTCAGAATTTTTATCCGCAAGGATCACCAGAAAAGGTAGAAAATCTATCGCTGAAGGTGATTTTGTTATAAAATATTTTCAGGTAGGTGATTCTGAATTTGATTATAATTTCAGTGGATTTACTGGGGCAGGCTCAGCACCTAGACAAAGAATACTATCACCAATGGATGGTGATCAACATATTAAGTATCCATATCTTTTAGCGTCAAATGATACTATTAATTATGGAAACGCAATAGAACAATCTATCACAACAACTTTAAAAAATGCAATGGGTCCAGCTGGATTTGTTACAAATTATAAAGAATATGATGATAGTGTTTGTACAGGAACAACAGTTGAATGTTTAGTTAAAGAAATAGCTTTATCTGAGGTTGATGGTACTAATATTTTATCAGTACCTAACGCGACAGGTTTTTCACAATGTGAATTTGTAACTATTGTTTTTAAAAATCAATTTTTAAGTGAGAATTACGTAATTAGCGGTGGCTCACAAAGTTTAGTATACAAAATAACAAACGTTGGTGCAACAGAATTAACTTTCGATAGACCAATGCCAAATTTATCTACACAATCTGGGTATGCACAAGTTGTTTGTAATAAATGTAGTTTAGAATATCCAAATGCACCAACAGGTTCTCCAGTTTGTTCACCTATTCAAGTTGATAATTTAGATCAACATGATCCATGGACATTAGAAACAATATGGACACAAAGACCGGCAGGTATGGATGTGGGTGGTGGTACATTAGATGAAACACTTAGTGGTTATACTGGTACTCAATTTGCATCATTAAAAGAATATCTAGGATATACATCTAATTCAGGTCAAACATTTACCAATTTAACAGGTGGTACTATTACTAATCCAACATCATATACAAATTCGTTTGGTGAAAGAGTTGATGTAAAACCTCAAAACCAAAGATGTATTGCTGTAATTCATTATTCAGAATTGGGAGATATAGTTAACGACCCTGAAAGATTTTTTAAATATGATGATTATATTGGAAGCAGTACAACTGATGAATATTACACATATGATCCAGATGAATTAGTTTCAGATGTAAATCATTTTGAAATTTATATTCCATTTATTTTCTATCATAGAAATACTGGCACAACAATCGGTGCAAAGTTCGTAATGGATACAACAGACTATTACGTATCATCTTCAAAGAACACTAAGCCAAGCACAAACAATCTTAAATTTAGATTCTTATTAGATGAGCAAGGTATTCGTGTAGGTAAAGTTTTTGTTGATAAAAAAATTGTTGTGTTTGATGATCAAGAATTAGTTGCGGTATTAGAATATAAAAGCAATAGAAAATATACATTACCAGCACCAAGATTCAATACAGTACCTGTTGATCTACCAACGTTTTACGATTTAGATCCGGTTGTATTAACAGGTCAAACAGCTTGGGTTACATATATGTTCCAATTTACTGGGGACACATATAGAAATGGCATGCATTGCAATTACTATGGTGAAATTACCGGAACAACAAATTCAAATATTGGTTTTAGATTTGAAACGGGTGATTTCAGATTTTTAAGTAACTCATCATATTTCACAGGATTTACTGCAAATAAATTCTACGCATTAGTACAAGTTGTACAAACAGGAAATCAACCATCTTCTGATGGATGGAAGATAATAGATTTAACATCTCAAATATCCGGACATACGGTAGGTAATTTAATATCTAAAACAAATATGTGTGGTTATCAATTTGTTATAACTGGTGATATGTATAATTCAGCTTTACCATATGATATTGAAACATATCTTGGGGTATTACCTAATGTAGATCAACCAACATTACCTCAGTTTGGTGATTCACAACCATTTCCTGGTGCGGTTCAATTAACAAGAGCTACTGATGTGGAGGTTATGAACTTCATGGTAAATTTACCAGGGACTCAGTTTTTAACAACACAAAACCCAACTTACGTTACTGGTTTACCAAAAAGAATAACAGAGATTGCTTTATTAAATGAAAATAAAGAACCTCTAGTTAGCGCTAAATTGGCAAAACCACTAGAAAGAACAGGTAATCAGGTGTTTTCTGTTAGAATAGACTTCTAAAGGGTTTACAATAATTTTATTTTTCCTTATAATTTGTTTTATGGATCTTAAATTCAAAAACAAATCGAAAATTCTTGGTTTAGATATTTCAACCAAGACAATTGGTTGGGCTATATTTGACCTAACTGGTAAAAAATTATTGGAATTAACTCATTTTTCACCAAAGGTAAAACCTCAACCAGAAGATAAATTAGAGGAATTGATGAAAAAGGCCGATGCCTTCAAAAAACAATTAGAAGAATACAAAAATCTTGGTATTGTTAAAGTCATTATTGAAGAGCCTTTATTAAACTCTAATAATGTTTACACTGTTGGCACCCTACTTCGTTATAATACAATGATTTGTAAGGCTGTTTATGATGTGTTAGGTATTGTACCTACTTTTATTTCAACATACAATGCAAGAAAATTCGCATTTCCAGATTTAGTTGGTGATAATGGTAAGGGTAAAAATGTTTTATTTGGTGGTTATCCAAAAGACATTGATAAGAAACATGTTATATGGGAACATGTTAATGCGGTTTGTACTGAAGTCACTTGGTTATATGGTAAAACAGGAAATTTAAGAAAAGAGAACTATGATATGGCAGATGCTGCGACAGCTGTTATTGGTTATATAAACATGTTAAAAGAAAACGATTAAAAAAATGGAAAAAGTTAAAAGAATGGCTGACGGAAAAGTTGTATTAGAAGGTGTAATCTATGATACAAGTATTACTAAAAGAATTAATGTTACAAATCAAAATACAGGTAACAAAATAAGCTCAATTTCAATTGATAATGTTGCTTATTATCCAATTGGTATTGTAAAAGAAAAGAAGACTAAAGAAAAAATGGCAACTAATATTTCATAAAGAACTTTTTTTGTGTTATATTTAATATTGTAGGCGGGAATGTAAATTTATTTGCATTTTGGTTGGTTCCCCGGAGAGTGGTGTCTCTGGGGATTTTTTTTTATGGTTTTTTTTATCTATATTTACCATATGACTACAATAAACACCGATTTCGAACAAATTGTTGAATTACTAGAGGACATTCTAGGTAATTACAAGATGCACAACGACTATAAGGGTCAAATATCCTTTGATTGTCCCGTTTGTTCCCACGAAATCAAGGGTTTAGATGAAGGAGACGGTAAAGGAAACCTTGAAATCAATTACAGAATAGGTGTTTATAAATGCTGGTCTTGTGGTGAAACGCACGATACTCACGGCAATTTACACAGACTTGTAAAAAGATATGGGACAAAAAAACAGTTACAATTTTACGAACTGATGCGCCCAGAAGATGTTGAGCAAACACAAAAAGTGACAAAAATTGCTCAACTTCCTAAAGAATTCATCCCATTTACAAACGCTAGTATGGGTTTGAAACTAACACATCACTACAGACAGGCATATTCATATGTAAAAAGTCGAAACATAACTGATGATATGTTGAAAAAATATAATATTGGTTTTGCATTCGATGGATTGTTTGCTAATAGAATTATTATACCATCTTATGACATAAATGGTAAATTAAATTACTTCATTGCTAGATCTTACTTAACCAAGACAAAGATGAAGTACAAAAACCCAGATGTACAAAAAGAAACTATTATCTTTAACGAACAATTAATAGATTGGAATAAAACGGTTTATTTGGTTGAAGGTGCTTTTGATAGTATTTTTGTTGACAACTCAATTGCAATGCTCGGTAAAGTTATGGGTGAATTTCTTTACTCTAAATTATATGCAAACGCAAAAGAAATTGTAATTGTTTTAGATGGTGATGCTTGGGGAGACGCACAAAAATTATTTCACAAGTTAAATACTGGTAAGTTGTTCTTAAAAGTTTGGGTTGTTAAAATGCCAATGGATAAAGACATCGCAGATTTAAAAGGTGATTTTCAAGGCTTAGAAAAAATACAATTAGATTAATATGGATTTACTATTAGAATTAAACAAGTTTGACCACATCAAGTATCATGATGAACCACACCATTATTATATTGGTGACAAACTTTTGACATCGGCAACAACATTTATTGGAAAATTTAAAAACAAATTTGACAGTAATGCACAAGCTGAAAAGTATGCAAACAAACACGGCTTGATTAAAGAAGAAGTGTTAGCAGAATGGGATCACAAAAGAGATTACAGTACCATTAAAGGTAGTGCTGTTCACGATTATGCTGAGAACCACTGGAATAATAAAATATTCCCGTATGATCCGTCTATCGCGGTAAATCGATTTGGTGAAGACATCGTTAAACCAGCTTATGATAAGTGTGTAAAACTATTTGATAGTTTTTATAACGACAGTAAAGCAAATTTAATACCATTAAAAAGTGAATTTGTTATTGGTGATGAAGAATTAGGTATTTGTGGAATGATTGACCAATTGTTCTGGAATAAAAAAACAAATCAAATTCAAATTTGGGATTGGAAAACAAACAAAGCTATACATACAAAGAGTGATTTTGGTAATAGATTTAAAAGACCGATTTCACATTTAGATGAGTGTGAATTTAATACGTATAGTCTTCAAACCAGTTTGTACAAATATATTATCGAGAAAAATACAAATTTAAAAATCGGCGATTTATATTTTGTTTGGTTGTTTGAAGGTAATGACACTTATAGAGTTTTTAAGTGTGCTGATATGCGTAAAGAAATTGAAGACATGTTAAAAGCCGCATAAAATGATAAAGAAAATTGTACATATTGCTGATTTACATATCAGAACAATTCAATTACACGAGCTGTATAAAGAACAGTTTGAAAAGTTGATTGAAGAAATACGCGAACATAGTATTAAATGGACATCTGAAGGTGTTAAATTGGACGAAATTCGTATTGTTGTTGCTGGTGATATTGCTCACCAAAAAATCAACATTTCGAATGAACAATTAATGCTAACCAGTTGGTTTTTAAATAAGTTGTCAGGTTATGGTAAAGTGATTATCATACCAGGTAATCATGACTTCTTAGAAAATAATATGCAAAGATTGGATAGTATTTCACCAGTCGTTGATTTGTTAGATAACAAGAATATTGTTTACTATAAAGATAAAGGTGTTTATTCAGATGATAACATTGATTGGGTTGTTTATTCATTGTATCAACATAATGAAAGACCAGACTTTAAAGCCGATGGTAAATTCAAAGTAGGATTATTTCACGGTGCTATTCAAGGTATGTCAACAGATCTTGGGTTTAAATTTGAAGATGGATATGATCGTTTGAATTTTGTTGGTTTAGATCTACTTCTATGTGGTGATATTCATAAAAGACAAACATTTAAATTACCTGGAGGTGGTTTAGCTAGTATGGTTGGATCATTGATTCAACAGAACTTTGGTGAAACAGTTAAACATCATGGTTATGGAATTTATGATTTTGAAACCAAAAAATATGATTTTTTTGATTTACCAAACAATCAACCATACATGCATTTCACAATTTCAGATATAAACGACATCCAAAATGAAAAAGAAGAACTCGTTAACGCTGGATGATGAATTCATAAAATATTGTGAGATAAATCAAATCACTGATATTGAGGGAACTGCTAAAAAAATATTTCAAAGAGGTTTTACTATTGAAAAATATGGTGAGACACCAACAACAGCTAAGGGTAGAGATGTTGAAGTGATCAAGGAGGTTATAAAGGAAGTCCCAGTAGAAAAGATTGTTGAAGTTATTAAGACGATTGAAATAATAAAGGAAGTTCCGGTTGAAAAGATTGTGGAAGTAATCAAAGAAGTTCCAGTTAAAGTTAAGGGAGAAAAACAAGTGATTGTAAAAGAGGTAATAAAAGAAGTACCAGTTGAAAAAATAATCATTAACGATGAGGAACTTAAAAGATTAACTGAAGAAAACGAAAGCTTAAAAAACGAACTATCTAAAATAACAGTTGCTTTAGAAAAAATGAATAAAGCGAAGTATCTAAAAGGTAGTGACTTAAATAATCTATATGACGAATAAATTTTAAACTATGATAGGAACATTAATTTTATGGGCATTTATGGGATATGGTATGACCACGATTCTAGTATACGGGTCAATCTTTGATAATCAACGAGCTTGGATCAAGAAAAAATCTAAGTTTTTTGGAGACCTAATCGGTTGTATGATGTGCACATCCACTTGGGTTGGCTTTTTCATGTCACTGGTTCTTGGTGGACTAACATCGAGAATTTTAGATGTAAGTTGGCCAGTTAGTTTATTCTTTGATGGGATGTTCACCTGCGGTGTTGTTTGGGCAATTAACGGCATTGTTGAATTCTTTGAAGAGAGTAGAATTAAGTAAAAAAATTTTTAATATCAAACCAAAAAAATTATCTTTAACAGATATGAATCCTTTTATTAAAGTAGAATGGGAAGACGTTGCAGAAAACTTCACCCCAGAAAGAATTAAACGTGTTAAAACATACTTCCAAAACAAGTATAATGCAACGCATGTACAGGTGATAACAAAAACACTTAGTCAAAAGCAGAACACAAAGCTTAAGACTTTAGAGGTTACAGATAATATATTGGATCACCAGTACCAAAAAACATTGATGAAGGATTTCTTAACTGAGAACAAAGTCAATATTAAGTGGGAATTACTAGATAGACTTGATAATCGCGTCAATTCTCAAATTGATAAAATCAATGAGAACAAAGTAAGATACAATAAGTGGTTTATCAAAAAGGTAGAGTTCTCTAATTTCCTTTCTTTTGGTAAAGATAATTCAATTGATTTTACCGAATTAAATGGTATCACAGTTATTGAATCTAACCCTAGAAACTTCGGTGGTAAGTCAACATCTAGTGTTGACCTATTAATGTTTTTGTTTTTTAATGCAACAACTAAAACAAAAACCAATGGTGAGATCTTTAATAAATTTACTGATGACGATGAGGTAATTGTAAAAGGTTATATCACTATTGATGGTGAAAACTATGTTATATCTAGAACACTAACCAGAAAGAAATCTAGATCGGGCGAATATACAGTTAAGAGTGATTTAGAATTTTATAAAGAGAAAGAAGATGGAGAATTAGAAAATCTAACTGGAGAGCAAAGAAGAGAAACTGAAACGTTTATTGCTTCAGCAATTGGAACTCAAGAAGATTTCTTATCAACAATTCTAACTACAGGTTACAACCTAGAAGAACTGATTGAATCTAAACCAACAGCTAGAGGACAAATCCTTACCAAGTTTTTAGGTTTGGAGAGTCTAAAACAAAAAGAAGAAATCTGTAAAGAGATCTATAATGACTGGTCTAGAAAATTAATCAGCAATACTAATAATATTGCTCAGCTTGAAACAGATATAGAATCAAGTAATAACAGTATTGAAAATTCAAAAGATGATATTTTTGAGCATACTAATCTATTGGGTGATTATGCAATTAAGTTAAAAGATTTAGAAGACAGAAAAGAATTAATCCTTGGACTAAGATCAAACGATATTGATCAAGAATTGATTAGAACTAACCCAACATCACTACAGCGTGAAATTGAAGATTTAAATACACAAAAAGCAACCAGCAAACGAAATGCTGATGCGATTGATGTTAAAGAACCTTCTCAATATTATAGTGAAGATGATCACAAAGTATTGAAAGAGAAAATGGGTGATGTGTATTCGTTAATTGTTGCGTTTAAACATACAAAAAGCGAGAAAGAAAAACTTGTAAAGCAATTAGAAGAAGGTAAAATTTGCCCTACTTGTAAAAGAGCATTAGACGAGGTTGATCATACCGATGAGATTGAGAAATTAAAAAAAGAAATCGAGGAATCAACATCTGGTGCGGATGAACAACAAAAAGAACTTGATATATTAAAAAATCAATCTGATGGGTTTGAATCACTTAAATCTGAATTTGACAACTACGAGAGAAATAAACTTAGAAAAGCTCGTTATGAACTTGAAGTAGATCAAAAGGATTTAGAGATCAATCTTAAACAAGCTAAGTTAGATAACTACGAGAATAATAGAAAGAAGCTAGATGAAAATCAAAAAATTGATGCTGAGCTATTATCTCTTAGAACAAAGTTAGAAACTGTTAATGCTGATATTCGTGTTTCAAACAATACTATTGAGAGAAACAAAATGAATATCACAGCAATGGAGGAGAAGATAAAACTTTGTAATGAATTAATCACAAAGATTAAAGCTGAAGAAGAACTTCAAGGTGTGTTTAAAATTTATTTAATGACCTATGGTAAAAATGGTATTTCAAAAACTATCTTGAAAAACATGATACCACTTATCAATCAAGAATTAAGTAGATTGCTTTCAGATAGTTGTTACTTCAATTTAGAATTAAATATTAATGATAAGAATGAATTAGAATTCCTTATGATTGATTCTGAAACAAGAGTTGTAAAACCATTGACTTCTGGATCTGGTTACGAGAGAACAATTTCATCATTAGCATTAAGGAGTGTTCTAACTAAAGTATCATCTTTACCTAAACCTAATATTGTTGTTATGGATGAGGTGTTTGGTAAGATTGCTGACGAGAATTTAGAAATGGTTGGTGAGTTCTTTAAAAAGATTAAAAATTACTTCGAGCACATCTTTGTTATCTCACATAATCCATTGATTAGAAACTGGTCAGATAATCTGATTATGATTAAGAAAGAAGAAAATGTATCATCAATTGATTACATTTCGAAGGGGGTTAGTTAGTCATTTAAATGTTGATATATCATCAACAAACCTCTTTCCATCACTTCCATTGTAATCTCGCAATCAACAACTGCATTATGGGCGCCTTTTAATTTTTGTTTTAATTGGTTAACCTCATCAGAAAATCCGGTTGCGAGATTACCTAGTGCTGCAGATTTTTTTCCACTATTACTAGAACTAAATTGATCATATTTGTATTGATATTTTGCTTTGTCCCTTGCTAACATTTCTAATGTTGGGAAAAAGAAATTTCTGAAGAAATCAATACTATCAATAATCTCATCAGTGCTGTCTTTAAATGTTTCATGAAATTCAATCCATTTTAAATCAAATGGTGCGTTGTGTGCAATTAAAATAACATTATCAAAGTTCTTTAAGAAAGATTCAAATTGTCCTAAGGCGTTTCTTTCTTCTTCAAAAGATTCAGAATTTTCTAAATCATAATGGTTGTATTTTAATATACCTTTTTTGGTACCAAATAACCATTTTTTATATTCTGGACTTTCTTGATCTTCAGGTTCATCAGGATCATTATCAACTTGACCTCTCAAATCATCATTTAATTTAATTTTAATATTAAATCTATCTATTTCAAAAAATCGTAAGGTTTCCCCATTTATATGTGTTGCAATTGCCCCAATTTGGGTTAGTTGATTTATGGGTTTATCTGCAGGGGTTCTGTCTAAACCAGTTGTTTCAGTGTCAAAAAACACAAAAGTATGGTCAACCCTGTCTAAAAACCATCTTAATAGTTTTTGGCTTGGTAATGAACTAACCATCATTTCATGAATGACATTTTTAAATTTAAGCATGTTTATAAATATTATAATCCCTTATTTTTTTAATAGAGTTTTTTTACCTATATTTGTTAAAACAGTTAAAATTTTAAATAATATGACCCCAAAAGACTTACAAAGTTTTGGACTATATGCCAAAGACAGAGGGATTAGCTCTCTTAATTTACATTATTTTAATAAAAACGTTGAGAACAGTTTAACACCATATATTCTTGAAGAAAGATCATTGAATGTGACTGTTATGGATGTATTCAGTAGATTAATGATGGAAAGAATTATCTGGGTAGCTGGTGAAGTGAATGATCACATGTCTACTGTTGTTCAAGCACAGTTGATGTTTTTGGATAGTTTAGATAATAACGATATTACTATGCATATTGATAGCCCAGGTGGTTCAGTAAAATCTGGTTTGTCTATGGTTGATGTTATGGAATATATCTCATCTGATATTAGAACAATCAATACCGGAATGGCGGCATCAATGGGGTCAATCCTTTTGGGTGCAGGTACGAAAGGTAAAAGAGGATCGCTTAGATTCTCTAGAACAATGCTACACCAATCTAGTGGTGGATTTCATGGAAATATCCAAGATGCAAAGATCGATATGGTTGAGTGGGAAAAACTTAATAATTTACTTTTTGATTTATTAGGTGGCTTCTGTGGTAAAGACGGCAAACAAGTAATGCAAGACGCGTCGAGAGATTTATGGTTATCCGCTGAAGATGCATTAGCATACGGTATAATCGATGAGATTGTTAAGAAGAAAAATTAAAGTGGTTAATTATTATTGTTATTTATTAAAAGGGGAAGTTTTTAACTTCCCTTTTTTTTATCTTTTTCTTATACTTATTATCAGACCTTGTGGTTGAATCGGAAGTGTCCTTGTGGCATTTGAGTTGGAATTGATACCAGCGAATTCGGGTTCAAATACAAAAAAATATAAGGAAAATGAACAGAAGAATTTCAGTTAACACAACTGGTTTCGCTGTACCACAATCTTTCATTACCAAAGGTAAACAAAGATTAAAACAGCATGTAGACACCGTATATCTTAACAACGGTGATGAGTTCGAAATCGAACTTTACAATCCCACACAAAATAAAGTTTTAGCAAAAATTGAGATGAATGGTAATTCCATTGGTAATGGTATTATACTTCGTCCTGGTGAACGAGTATTCTTGGAAAGATACTTGAATGAAGCCAAAAAGTTTTTGTTCGAAACCTACACTGTAGATGGGAAAAATGAAGAAGTAAAGCAAGCTATTGCAGAAAACGGGGACGTAACTGTTAAGTTTTATAACGAAACACCGGCTACTTTTACAGTAGGTAGTGGCTCAACTTTAACAATTAATAACCCAAATATTGGTTGGACCACAACAACAGGATCACCATATTATGGTAACATCTTTACCACAACATCCACTAGTTCAACAAATATGCTTTACAACAACACATCTTTAACAAGTGGAACGATTAGTACCAATTCGTTTTTTAATAACTCAGACAAACCTAAAAAATCAACAAGACAACTTGAGACTGGTAGGGTTGAAAAGGGATCAAATTCGGATCAATCATTCACATATGATAATTCGTCATTTTATAACTTTCCATTTCAAACAAATTGGTGGAAATTAAAGCCACAGTCCACTAAACCATTGGTAGCTGAGGATTTAGTTGTTTACTGCACAGAATGTGGTTCAAAACGCAAAAAAGATAATCATAAGTTCTGCCCACACTGCGGAACAAAATACTAAATAAACTAATCACAAGGTCTTACTTTGAGGTCGCTTTTTGCGACCTCTTTGTATTTATATATAAAACATAAACTATGAAAGTAAATAAACAAACAGTTTTATTGGTTATTATTGCTTGTTTGGCGGCTTATAGTATTTTTCAAAGTCACGGAATAAGAACCGATGTCGCTGGATATAATGCTAAAATAGACTCAATTCAAACCGAAATTGATTCTATCCAAGACGTTAACACAGCATTAACTCAACAAATTTTGACTATCGATAAGGAAATCGATAATATTGATGGAGACATCAATAACGTTAGTAAAAACATAACAATTATTAAAACACAAACACATGAAAAAATTGATTCTGTTAACAATTATAACTTTAGTGACCTTGAAAAGTTTTTCACAGACCGTTACAAAGACCAATATTGATACTTTAGTCCCTTTAAAGGTTCCAGTTGCGAAATTGGTTATTAAAGATTTAATAAAAGGTGATGGCGCGGTTGAAGAAATCAAGGAATTAAATAAAGTTATTGGCCTTAAAGATGAACAAATAAGCTTGTTCAAACAAAAAGACACACTTAAAGATCAAAAGATTTCAAATCTTGAATTGATCATTACCAAAAAAGACCAACAATTTGATTTGGAACGAGCTAAGTCTGAAAGTTTATTAAAAGAACTTAAAGGACAGAGAAGAAAAACTTTCCTTTACAAGGTGGCTTCTTTTGTTGGTATAATTGCTACATCTTTTTTATTAGTTAAATAAAATGAAAAAATACTTAGATATTAGGAATATTATTATTTTACTATTACTAGCAACAACGGCTATAATAGCAATTAACCCGAAAGGTATAATGCCCAATAGAACTAAGTATCACCACAAAATCGATTCAATACCTTACCCAGTGTATGATACAATTACTGTTGATTCACTGGTTGAGGTTGAAGTCGATGTACCGTATGAAGTTCAAATACCATATGCTGTACATGATACCGTATTAATGCCGGTAGACACAGCGGTAATTCTTAAGAATTTCTATGCAAAAATTGAAACCAAAGAGAATTTAAATTTACCTAATGGTTTAGGTGTTATTGAATTAACAGAAACCATTAGCGAAAATAAAGTTTTGTCTAGGAGTTTTGATGCAAAAGTTAAACAAAAAGTAGTTAAAGACACGATTTATACCCTGGAACCTAAAAAAACTCAAATGTATTTTGGGTTTGACGCGAACTTTGATAGGCTTAACGTAGTGAGATTAATGGGTTTAGGCTTTATTATAAAGGATAAAAACGATAGATTATACAAAGTATCAACTGGGGTTAATAACACGGTTGTGAACGGTTTAACCGGCGAATTTCAACCATATGTAGGTGGTGGGGTTTACTGGAAGATAAACGTAAAGAAAAAGAAATAGTTTTATTTCATTTTATGTTACCTATCGTTAATTATGAAATCATATATACTCTTTATTTATGGTGCGTTTGAGGATCACGAGGACCTAGAATTCTTCTGCATGGAGCATTTTACCCAGGTTTCAGAATCCGGTGTCAAATATGTCATTGAAAGTCTTGGAAACTGCATCATTATATTTGATAGTGAAAAAGATAAAGAAACCCTTATAGATGACTTAAAAAAGCTTCTAGACTTAGAACACATTAAATTTTATTTTATATTTGAAAAGGAGAATGTTTTTTGGGCTGAAATCCCGGAAGCACTTAGAGAGTTTATCTTCAAACCACAAAATTCCTCACATGATGCGTTTAAGGTTTCTATTAGAAAGTTAGACAGAAAATTTGAATTAGATGAGATTTTAGAAAAAATCCAAGATCAAGGAATGGACAGTTTAACTGAAGATGAAAAAAAATTTCTTGATGGATTTGGTAATTAGGTTTTTTTTGCTTATTTTAGCTGAACAAACCTTTTACTTTTAACAAATGAAAAAGACCGCTCCAATCGTAAGAACAGATGAGATCAACTATTACATCAAAGATCTCAAGAAAATCCCAGTGATAACTCATGAGAGAGAAAATGAAATTTTTCTCAAACTCAAAGAAAAGAATTTGTCTAAGTCGGAGCGACAGAAGCTGAGTGATGAAGTTGTTAGAGGTAATTTGAGATTTGTAATTTCAATTGCAAAGACTTATCAAAATCAAGGTCTTGATGTTTCGGATTTAATTTCAGAAGGTAATATAGGATTAATCAAAGCTATCGAACGCTATGATATTACATCTGGGTTTAAATTTATATCATATGCTGTTTGGTGGATCAAACAACAAATACTTTATTCATTAAATGAATATGCTAGAACAATAAGAATTCCATCAAACGTAATTCAAGAAGCTCAAAAATTAAAGAAGGAAGAAGCATCAAGTGAAGATGGCTTCTATCTTGAATATAGAGAAACACCATTAAATGGAATTCCAACAACCATTGATTTGTTTAGAGAAATAAATGAAGAAGGTGATACGTTACTTGAAATAATTGTTAATCCAAATGCCACATCTCCAGAAGATATGGCAAATAGTGCTGAAGATTTAAAACATAGAATCAAGTATATGATGTCTTTCTTGGATGAAAGAGAAAGCGCCATCATTGAAGGTTATTTTGGTTTAACAGGCACTGAAAAGAATTTGGATGATTTAGGTGAAGAATTTGGTTGTACTAAAGAAAGAATTAGACAACTAAAAGATAAAGCAATAAAAAAGCTTAGAAATGAAAGCTTTTCTCTCTTAAAATATTTATAAAAATGAAAAAGTTTATCGAAGGAAATTTTACTGTTATTGTATTAGCTATTACATTATTAACATTCTTTAAAGGGTGTAGTGATACTAGGGAGATAACTAAAATAAAAAACGAGATTAAAACAATTAAAGATTCGACATATACAAAGAAAGAATTGAATATTGTTTTACAAATCGAAGGGCTTAAGTCTGAAAAAAGAATGATCCAGGCAACCGATCGAAAAATGTTAGATGTTCAACGTCAAACAAAAATTGATGAGGAAATAACAACATTGACTAAAGAATTGGGCAAATATTAATATGAAAAATTGGATTAATAAAAATTATAAAACGTTAATTATAACAGCGTTTTTAGTACCTATCATTACCGTGGCGATAGTTTCAATATCACACGTTACAATATGGTATGGTATTTCAAACCCAGTGAGTTGGGCATTGTACCTTTCAATTGGTATAGAAATAGCAGCATTATCTGCATTAGCTGCAATATCTGCAGATATGGGTAAAAAGGTTTACTTCCCTTTTGCTATTGTTACCCTAGTTCAATTTATTGGAAATATATTTTTCGCTTATTCTTTTATTGATATCAATTCACAATCATTTAAAGACTGGGTTGATCTTGTTGCACCATTATTAGAGTTTATGGGTGTTGAAGCAACAAATCTTGTTGGTCATAAAAGATTCCTAGCTTTATTTGCCGGCGGTATGTTACCAATGATTTCATTATCATTCTTACATATGTTAGTTAAATTCACAGAGGAAGATAGATTGAAAGAGGATAATAAACCTAGTGTTGATAAACAAATTCAAGATAACATAATTAATGCTGATCTTGCTGATGAATCTGCTAGACTTAAATTAACCGAAAAAGATTTAGAAATTCTACAAAGATTTTTAGAAAACCCACCAGAGCCAAATGAAGCATTAAAAGAAGCGGCTAAAAAATATAAGGAAAAGATTGAGAATGAGCAACCAAAAGTAAATGAAACACCATCTAAAGAAAGAATTGATGAGGTTCTTAGTGAAATGATGAGATTGGATGAAGAATTGGGTTTATATGATGAACCTTTTGATAATCCATTAATTAAAACAGAAGTTATTCCTGCTTTATCAGATGAGGAAGTAAGAGAGATGTTTATCAATGAATGGGAAAGAAAATTTGAGGATATTCAAGACGAAGATTTAGTTAGTGATGAAGCACCGGCCTTAATTGAAAAAACGCAATTACAAAAGTTAGAGGATTATGTAAATCCACAAACCGAAGAAGAATTGGGGGAAATTATCCAAGAAGAACCAACTGAAGAAGAAATAGAAGAAAATTTTTCTACTATAGAGCCAAATTATGAGAATATTTTCCAAGATCCTGTTCAGGATTATGAAGATCAGATTAACGAATGGGAAGAAGAAACGGTAGTTGAACCATTTACAACAATCGAAGAAATGCCAAAATATAATATTGATGACTCAATACCTAGAGAAGAAGAATTTAAAGAAATCAACAATGATAGCTTTTGGCGAGATCATATCCAGGAAAATGAGGATGATGACTTAAAAAAAAAATCATAACGACACCTTTTATTACAGAAATGCCTCAGTTCACCCCAACTTTAACACCTACACCGACTGAGACACCAACACCTAGTCCAACAGAAACTGTTACGCCGACATTCACACCAACAGAAACTGTTATACCAACACCTACGCCTACACCCACATTTTTTATAACAGGAACCCCAACTGAAACGCCAACAGAGACGTTTATTCCTTCGGCTACGCCAAGCGATACGCCGGATGATTTATATTGGGAAGATGGGATTATTGAAGCACCGCAACCAATAATAAGTAATAAAACATTCCAAAGAAATGTTAGAAATTCTAGGCGCAGAAGTTTTTGATTTAAGTAATTTAAATCACAAAAAGAGAAAATATAATAAAACACAGATCCTTCTTTATGATACTAAAAGAAGGATTGATGATTTTATAAAGATGCTGAAGTATAGAAGAGAGGGGAAATATGAAGATATTCCCCATTTCTGCATTACAAAAACCGGTAAAATATACAAGTTAATCGAGCCCGATTACATGACCAAGACTTTTGGTGATACCTCCGTTGACAAAAAACAAATCAAAATTGCTATAGAAAATCTAGGATGGTTAAACAAGAATACCATAATGGGTACCTATAGTAATTGGATTAATGACATTTATCGAGGGGAGCCACATCTAAGAGGTTGGAGAGGGTATTTCTATTGGGACACCTACTCAAAAGAACAATTAAACGCATTAGCAGACCTATGTTTGCTGCTTTGTGCACATTATGATATACCTTATCAATCCGTTCCATCTTCCGGATTCTTCGAGAACGCTAAAAACTTCAATGGGATAGTCAGTAAATCGAATTTCTCGGATATTTATACAGATATAAACCCATCGTTTAATTTTAATATATTTGAAGAAAATGTTACACAAACAGAACCCAGGATATGATTTAACAAAAAAGATGCTCAATACAATGAGAAATCTTAATGAAAATGTAAAATCAAAGAGCATCCTAAAAGAAGAAGATGAAAAATTATTTAACCTAGTTCTTAATGATAATGTGGAAGTAAAAATCCATAGTACAGATCAGGAAGACCTTTCTTTATCTGATGAAGAAAAAGCATCATTAAACCAATTAGTACAAAATTTTAAGTCACAAGTAAGTGAGTTAGTTAATTTTGAAGAAGGTTTTAACATTTATGTTGATTCAGTTAGACTTGATGGTAGTATCGAAGAAGATCTAAGTTTTGTTCTTATTGCTGGTAATGAAAGAGGTTTATATTTAAATGCTAATATGTTAAAAATAGAGGCAGAGACAGTTGAGACAATTAACAAATTAGAGAAATTCCAACATACGTTTGAAGATGTTGTAATGGAAATAATGAACAATAGAAAAAATAACTAACAATGGCATTAACAAATGATGATAAAAAGGAGATTGAAAAAATCGTTAAAAAAGAGATTAAAGATTTCCTTGATACTACCAAAGCTCACGACATTGTGGTTAAGATAATTCAAAAAGAATTAGGCACAAAAAAGATAGATGATAAAATCGTTGATCTAGCTACTAAAGTTGTTGTTGAACTATATAAAACTTTATGGACCAGAAATAACTTCTGGGTTAGTGCATTAAAGAACGTTAAATAATGAAATATAGTAAGCCCGATTTTGATGAAGAGTGGATGGAAGCTTTGCGTTATCCAGAGTTTGAAGAAATGGGTTATGAGGGTTGGTTAGACGTTGCACAAAACAACTTTAAAATAACTAATTACAAGAAAATTAAAGATGTTTTAAACAACACCAATTTAGATTTCGATAGTTTAGAGGAAGATAAAAAGAAAAGATTTGAAGAGGCGTTTGAAATGGGTGTGGTAGAAATACCAATGGTTGTGAAATTTAGTGATGAAGACTATGATTTATTGGGTGGTAACACCAGATTAGCTGGATTAATTAAAAATGGTATTAACCCTAAATTATGGGTAGTTGATCTATCTAAATATGATTATGAAATGAATGAAGCGGAAGAATTAAAAGGTGGATTAGCAGATAACAAGTCTCTAGTTCAACTAGCAAAAAAACATAATGCTAAAAGTTATTATCACATCAACGATATGATGAAATCTCTAAAAAAACAATTGGAGATGGGTATAAAAGTTGAGATGGAACACACTGATAATGAAAAAAGAGCGAAAGAAATTGCTATGGACCATTTATGGGAAGACCCATCATATTACACAAAATTAAAGAAGGTTGAAGCTAAAGAGATGACTGGTGGTGATTCATCTGGTTCGTATAGTGCTCCGGCTTTTGGTCAGGTTATAAAAAAGAAACACATAACCAAAATACACAACATGACTGAACAAGAGCAAGAGATCGATGAAGTTACCGATGGTAGTTCTGCTGGTTCATATGATGTTCCTTTATTTGGTGGTACAAAAGGTAGAAAAAATCCATTAAGTATTGGTGGACCAGATACAATATATAAAGGAAGGGCAGTCAAAGATAAAAACTTCCCAAAGTGGGGTGGACCTGGTGGTAAATTCGTTAAAATAGCTGATAAATGTAAAAAATTCCCATACTGTAATCAGGGGGATAAAAGTGTTTTAGAACTATTAGAATCTCAGGATTTGGACAAAGCTATTCAAGAAACCGCAAACAAATATAATTTACCAGTTAAAGAAGTAGAAAGACTGGTGTTAAATCAGATTAAAGAGATATTTATTTAGTATGAAAACCGAAGAATTGAAAAACATTATAAAAGAATCAATTACCAGAGAAATAAAAAACGCTATTCTGGAAGGGATTTCAGGTGAGGTTTATATTATTAAAAATAAACAAGGTGAGCCAATTGAACAGTTTGAAACTGAAGAAGAAGCTCAAAAAGCCTTAGAAACATATAAAAAAGATAACCCAGATCAAGAGTTAATCATTGAACCTGGTGAAAAATTATCATTTGAAGAATTAGATAAAATGTCAGAAAAACTAGAAAACATGGAAAATATTAATGAAACAAAACATAAAGGTCACTTTACAATTGATCAAGTAACTAAACTAGCAAATAAGGCTGGAAATGTTATTTCAGAAGCTAAAGAAGATTTAATGGAATTATGTGAGGCATATGAAGGTAAAGTACCAGCACAACGTGTTTTCGACATTTTAGAAGACTATGATATGTCAGAATTGACTGCTAAAATTAAAAAAGTTGAGCCAGCAGAAGGTAACGCATTTAGCGCTGCTAGAGCTGAAGCAATAAAAAATGGTGAAGATGAATTCACTGTTGATGGTGAAACCTATCCTGTTCAAGATGCTGATGCTGATGAAGCAATGGATGAGGAAGAAGAATGTTATGAGTGTGGTTCCGATATGAAGGAAGATGATCATAAAAAAACATATTACCACGTATTACAAGATGGTGGTTATGGCGAAATAGGGTATCAAGGTGTTTATGACACAGAAGAAGAGGCTAAAAGTAGAGTTAATAGCTTATCTGATATGTTCCCTAATTCTTTCTTTTATGTTGAAGCTTCAAACAGTGAAAATGAACCTTATAGTGTTACGTCTTCAGACTATAATCCTGACGATGATATAGATGAGGGCCAAGGTGGTATGTGTGAAAAGTGTGGTAAAGAATTATGTGAGTGCGGTTCTATGACAAACGAAAGTAAAAAATCAATTCGTTTAAATGAATCAGATTTAATTAAACTTATTAAAAAAATGGTAAGTGAAGCTGTTCCAGGTGTTGAATTACAACAAACGGTACACAAGCAAAGTGGTAAAGAAAACGATGACGCGTTATCTGATGTTGAAAAAAAGATTAAAGAATTTTTAAATTTCGATGGTAACGATAATCCAGAATTTCCAAATCAAATCGGTGGAGAAGTGAAAGCAAGAAGAACAGATGATGAAGAATCTGAAGAAGTTGCTGACAATAGAGGTGGTGGATTAGAAGATTTAATTTATGATGTAGATCCATCAAAAGAAGCTCAGGATAGACACGAAAAAGCATTAAAAGGTGATACTAAAATGGGTAACTCACAAGATGCTGCAAACGTAATCCCAAGCAAACTAGGTGAAAAAATTATTAAAAAGGTTAAGAGAAAAGATAAACAAGAGGCAAGTATGAAAATGTACAATAAAGATGTACAGCCTTCAAGAGAAGTTAAAGAATCCAAAGAAGAGTCTAAAAAAGTTATTTCTGAAGAAATTCAAAGAATTAAGCAAATGGCTTCTTACAATAAGAAAACTCAATAACTCTCTTTTTTTTCAATTCTTTTATCCTTATATTAAAGGTATATAAGGAATATGAAAAAGGACGAAAGTTATTTAGAATTTATTGCATCTGAAAATTTCCGCAATCAAATAGAAGTTTGGTATAAAGCGTATAATATCATACGAGAGAAAGTCGAATTGTTTCACGACTTTGTGCTTTCTCTACATGATACTATAGATGAAACCTATCTAGGTCCTGATGCTATTGTCACCGAACAGGAACAAAAAAATCATTTTAACTGGTGTTGGAACAAGGTTATCAAAAACTTTGAAAAAGAATCAATTAAATTCCGAGAAACCGGTCAACACCGAGATTATTTATGGAATTTCTTCTATGAAGCCTTTTATTTAAACGAAAATAGTTCTAACAATAGAATTAAAGAATACTTCACAAAGCTGTTTCAATTCGATTACAGGAAAACCAGATCCGAACTAGATATGCTTACTGAAATCTACAAGATTTTAGAAGCAAATATCAAAAAGTGAAAAAAAATCTCGTTTTTGACTTTAAAAACCGGATATTTTTATTTATATTATTATAGATAAAATATCTAAAAAATGGAAACATTAAAAAAAATAAAAGACTTAGTAGAAAAAATGTCTGTCGATACCCAAAAGGTTTTTATTAAGGGTAATCGAAGTGCATCTATTCGAGCTAGAAAACACGCACAAGAGCTTAAAGCTCTCATTGGTGTATATAGAAAAGAAATTCTAGAAGAAATCAAGAATCATGATCAAGATAACTAGTATATTCTTCTTCGTTTTTAGTATTATTTTTTTGCTGAGATATGCAGTAGAATTTCTCATTATGCTAAGAAGCGATAATCCAAAACCAATGACAATAAATAAAGTTACTGAAATAGCAATTTATGTTGCAGTAGCTTTTATAATAACATTTTTAATTACAATATAGTGTACGAATTAATTTCAAGTTTAAGGCCATATTTCTTTTCTCTAAGAGAGATTAGTGATAATGTTAGTTTAGATCTAAGAATACCAACAACATGGAGACTGGAAAATATTCAGAATATCCTTTCACAATATAAATCACTACAACTCAAAGTTCAAGATAAGAATGACAAGAGTCAATTAGTGTCTATTATTTCATTGGCAACACAAGATGGTTATGATACTGCCAGAATATGTGCTGAAGAAATAATTAAATATAATATTGAATTGGAAGAAAAAGACAGACTTTTTAAAGAGAAGGTTAGAGAATTGGAAACCCTTTTCAGAAAAGAGTCTCTACATAAATTGAAAGAAATAAACTTTATTGCTGAAAATGGACAAGAAGATTCAACAGGGGATGAGTTGGCTCTCGAAAGAGATGGAGAAGGACAAGAAGGAGATACTAGAACACAAAAAAAACCAACTAAAAGAAATTAAGTCACTCGATAAATCCCAGATGTTTATTCAAAAACCAAAAAAGAAAATATCTATGTGGGATAAACTACTTATAATTTTTGGTTATGGAAAAAAAGGGTGATGTTTTTAATCAGTTAGCAATTATATCAGACCTATTAGAGAAAGTTAATATCGACTCGAAAAGCCAAACATTTATATTGGAAGTACCTGAAAGTGAATTCTATAGAATTTATAAAATGGTTGAATCTAAGGGTAGGTTCATGAGCGAAAGACCCAAAAATACATTTAACATTAAAATTGGCGACGTTAATATTATCTTTAATATGAGTAATGTCTAAACAATTCATTTCTAGAGAATCCTTTTGGTTCTAGGATATCATAAAGTAATTTTCTCTGATATGAAGTAACATCTTTAACAAACATAAAGTTTGTTCTTTTCTTTTTTAATAGTTCTGATTGTAATAAAGTGAATAACCTCTGCGTATCGTTGAGGTTTTTGTTTTTATATACAGTTACATCATCGTCAATCTGTACAAATATTTTATTATTTAATGTAAAGATTTGAGCATATTCGGTTATCTTATTAATAATCTCGAACATCTCTTCAAAATAGATGTGTTTTTTCTGTTGGAAATCGTATATCTTTTCTGGCTCCCACCAAGGAATGATTTCTTTTATTCTATATTCGTCACTTTCAATAAAAACCTCCTGGCTCCTACCTAAATGATCTGTAATATGGAATTTCTCATCATTTTTTGCCCATCTATTATTTGGGTAAACAAGCATTAAATGAAAATTTAATTTAGCCCTAGATCTACCTCTATTTTCTGCACAATAAGGTGGTTTTTTCTGTGTTTTACACTCTCTCCAGTACTCATTTATGGTTGTTCTTTTGTTGCTTTTATGTAGAACCTTCTTTCTTTTTTTGTTCAACATCACAACAATCATATATTTTGGTTCTTTACTCATACCAGTAACATAATTAAGGAATAAAGCCCGTATAGAGCCAAAATAGACCAAATCACAGCAAATCCAATTGCAGTACTATTGAAGCCGGATAACAACTCTTCCTTTTCTTCGATAAACGACTTTTTATTTTTACAACTTTTGCAAGACATAATTAAATATAGATAAAATTTAGCTAAAAACCAAACATTTGCTTATTTTGAAATTTATCCCTATATTAATACTAGGGTAAAAAATAAATATTTATATTAAAAGAACGTATATGTCTAAATGGTATGTAATTAAGGTGATGCCTGGTAAGGAAAGACAACTGAATGAGCAATTTAACACTCAAATAGGGTTGGGTAAGATCGGTTTTATTGATAGGTTTGTCTGCCCAATGGAAAAAGAGTTTGTTGTCCTTAGAAAAAAGAAAGTTTCAAGGGAAAAAATCATATATAATGGTTATCTTTACTTTGAATCTCAAAACCAACTAACTGAGGATCAATTAAAAACGGTTGCGGCTTTTCCTGCGGTTATGGGTATGCTTGGGGATAAAAAACCAAGAAGAATGAGCGAAGAGGACATCAATAAAATCTTGAAAGATGAAGTCTTAGAAAAACACAAAGAAAATAAAAGTATTAGATTCATGATAGGTGAAAATGCTATTATTAACGAAGGACCATTTGCCTCATTTAATGGGGTGGTTAGTCATATCTATAATGACAAGGTCCAACTTAACGTTAAAGTTTTTGGGAGAGATACTGTCGTTGAAGTTAATATTGAGCAGATATCAAAAAATTAAAGATGCAAACTGAGATACTTGTTTATTTACAGAAAGTAAAAAATTATTTAAACTCAAATGATGAAGCAAGAGATTATTTCATTGGGGAATCTGACATCGATGAATTTTATAAACATCTAACCATTATATCTGAAAAAAACTTTGAAGATAACGGGCAACCTGAATTAACAAGAGAGCAGTTTGAATTATTACGTAAAACTATCTTAGCCGTTACTATTAGTAAGCAAGATGTTTTTTATAGTGAGGATGGCCTTTTTATGTTTTTTAGAGATTTCCCTCCAACTTCTATGAATTAGTATTTTGTTTTATGATTTTTTTCATGTATATTTAATACATGAAGATAGAATATCCACAAAATTATAATTTATATGAGACATCCTACGGAAACGAAGCTCCAGTAGAACAGATGTTTTTGATTCATTTCAACACAATCCCATCTAAGCGTCTTTATAAGCAAACATATTCTCATGAGATCATATCATATTTTGAGAATAATGATTTTGTTGAATTATCAAGAATTGAATTATCAAGTAGAGAAATGAATTCGTCAGAACGTTTATTCTTAAACTTCGATAAAAAGATTTTTATTCTATTTTCACACGGTAAAACTACCGAAAAAAATCCATTACTAACGTTAACTTTTTTTTATGATATCAAAGCTGGTGAATTAGAAAAACAATTAAACTTTGATGCAATTAAAAAATTCGCGAAGAATAAGAAAAAAGCGAACATTAATCTTGTTAAAAGTGAGATGGGTCATTTAGATACTGAAGAGTATGATCTTGCAGTTCCTGACATTGATTTAGTTTTAAACTATGGGGAAGAGTTTAAAGAAATACATGATATTATTGTAAAAAGATTAAATAAACCAAATGATAAAGGTATTATTTTATTACACGGTGAACCAGGAACAGGTAAGACTTCGTATATAAAGTACTTAACAAAATTAGTTAAGGAGAAGGATATTTTATTTATCCCTCCGTCAATGGCTGAGATGCTATCTGAACCAAGTATCATACCGTTTTTAATGGATCATAGAAATACTGTTCTTATTATTGAAGATGCTGAAAGAGTAATTTCAGATAGAGAAGGTAATGGATCAGCATCTGGGGTTTCTAACTTATTAAACCTAACAGATGGTATATTGGGGGATTGTTTAAACATCCAAGTGATTGCCACCTTTAATATGAAGAGAGAAAGAATCGATCAAGCGTTGTTAAGGAAGGGTAGATTGATCGCAGAACATAAGTTTGATAAACTATCGCTAGAAGAAACAAATAAACTACTAAAACATCTAAAAAAAGATACCGTATCAAAAGAAGGAATGGTTTTGGCTGATATATATAATATAGATGTTGAGGTTCATAAATCGTCAAATAAAAAAACAAGTAAAATAGGATTTTAAATTATGGAAAATGTATCAGGAGAAGTTGTAGAACAATTATTAACCCAAGACAAAGTTGTTTTGGTTGATTATTTCGCTAAGTGGTGTGGTCCATGTAAAACACTTATGCCAAGACTAACCGCATTAGAGTCAGAGTACCCAAATGCGAAATTTGTATCGGTAGATGTTGATGAAAATACTGATCACTCAATGAAAGTTGGTATTAGATCAGTCCCAACAATTATGATTTATAAAAATGGGGATTTGATTGATAGATCTAGTGGTGCTAATTCAGACGCGTTCTATAAGAAAATTTTAAACGATTTATAAAATGGCATACACTATTAATATTTTCACACTTAATGGCTGTTCTCATTGTAAAATATTGAAGGAAGAATTAAATAAGCAGGGGATTGCTTATGATGAGTTTGAAGTTAATAAAAATAGAAAAGTTTATGATGAAGTTGTTAAGTTAACAAACCTAGACGCTTTACCAACTGTATATTTACAAGATCCAGAAACGCTTTCTGGTCCCATATTTGTTGCTGGGAGAGATTTTAACACAAAAGAAGAAGCGATAGAAAAAATAAAAAAATATCTGTAAAAAAAATGAAAGAGGGATTTAAAAAAAATCCCTTTTTTTATGCGAAGAACCATAATAAAAGTATTTATGTAAAAGACTTTACTTTTACATGCCTTTACAACAGATAAATTGGTTACAGATAGACACCCAAACCGTTCCGTTAAATTCTAGCGGATCGGCTTCTTTAATTATATTAGGTAATACTGGCTCAAATTATTTAGAAGCGGTTTATGCTAGAAATTTATACGCTTCTGGTTCATTAGTTGTTGGTGGAGACCTGGATATACCGGGTAACCTTGTGGTTAGCGGTAACTTAACTGTAAAAGGTTCAACAACTTCTGTTGAGTCCAATATTGTAACAATTGGTGACAATATTGTTGAATTAAACGGTACATCCGCAGCATTTGGTGGTTTATTAGTTAAAGATCCCACTGCCCCAAACACAATTTCAGGTTCATTTTTATGGGATTCACTTAATGATAGGTGGATAGCAGGTCCATTAGGGGCTGAACTTCCTTTATTATTGGGTGGTACTGGTACTCTCGATTATTTACAAAAAGCTGGCCCTAGTGGTACTTTGGTTAACTCTAGAGTTTCAGATAATGGCGCAACAATATTAATGAGTGGATCTGTTAGAATTATAGGTGATTTAAAAGTAGAGGGTGGGACCACATTAGTTCAAACAACACATGATAAAGACACTTTAACTGTGTCTGGGGCTATGGCAATAGTGAAAAACATTGTTAACAGCCAAATAGTGTCAGCATCGTTAGTTATAGAAAATTTAGGGGCGCTAAGTGATCGTAATAAAAATTCGGTCATCGACTGCGGCGACGGCTTTTTCTAATTAAAAATAAAGTATTTATATAAATAAAACAATTAAAAAAGAAAGATGGCACAAATAATTAAACACAGAAGAGGTAGTATTACCCAACTAAAAGATGTTACAGCCAGAATTTCTGAACTTGTTGTAGCCACAGGATCGATTGGTGACCTTAATGGTCCTTTTCTTTTTGTGGGTGAAACAGAAGGTGTGGCAGGTGCTTATAGATCAGTTTCAAAGATTTATCAAGGTTCTGCAGCCCCAACAATTACTGTTGGTTCACATGGTTCAGTAGTTGATGGAACACCTTTTTATGCTTCAGGTAATAAATCTCTTTATATCCTTAGTAAAGATGGTAACGCTAGATTAGATCTTACAGGTAATATTGAAGGTAACACTATAAGTGGTGTTACAATTAACAACCTAACAGGTAGTAACGCATTTGTTACAAATATAACTGGTGGAACATTAACCGTTACTGGAACAACCAACTTGGGTAGTAATTTATATATTACTGGTAGCACATATCAGACTGGTTCTATTGATATTACTGGTGACATCACACTAGGTGGTAACATCACAATTGGTAATCAAACAACCGATATCATTCAATTTGGTGGTGAGGTAAGTTCATCAATTTTACCAATAGTTCATAATTCGTTTGACTTAGGTTCATCAAGTAAAAATTGGAGAAATTTACATGTTAGCGGAACGGCATATGTTAATATATTAGAAGCACAATCAATTTCACTTGATGGTATCACAGTATTTGAAGATTTAGTTGTTAGCGGTTCTTCTTATTTAGGACACGGTGCTGGGGACCAAGTAATTGTTTCTGGTTCAATATATAATGACCAATTAACAGAAAAAAGATTAGTTGTTGCGGGTGTTGATGGTTTATTAACAGACTACAGTGGATTAACTTTTGACAACGGTAATTTAAATTTATCTGGTGCTCTTGAAGTTACAAACATTCAAGGTACTGGCTCATTATATCTAAAAGCAGACGAAGCTGATTCAAGATATTTTGAGATTTATAACACTGGTGCAAGTGATACTCACATCAAATCTAATGGTGGATTAAGTTTCTTTGGTGATGATACAAATTATCTAAAAATAGATGACAATGCAGGAACAGCAACAATTGTTGGTGTAAATGGTGTGTCTGTTAGTACTTTATTAGATGTTACAGGTTCTGCACAATTCTCATCAACAATTAATGTTGACGGTATTGCTACAGTTTCATCTTCTGTTGTTGAAGATTTAACACAATATAGAGTTGTGGGTGTTGGTTCTGGTGGAGCCTTAATTGATTATAGCGGACTAACCTATGATGGAACAACATTAAAAGTTGGTAATGGTCAATTTGAGGTAGATAACGCTGATGGCGACATTAGAACATCTGGCTCATTAACTGTTGAGGGCGGACAAACGATCAATGGTGATGTAACAGTAAACGGTGTCTTAACTGTAACTGGAAACACAGAATTACAATCTAATTTATATGTTTCTGGTAACCTTGAAGTATTGGGATCATCAACAAATGTGATAATCCAATCAACAACTGTTGAATTAGATGACAATATAATCAGATTAAACGCATATTCACCATTCGAAAGATATGCTGGTTTTGAAGTTATCGATTCAGGGTCAACTGGGGTTTCAGCTTCACTTGTATGGGATGGTTTAAATGATTATTGGATGTTTGTTTCTTCAAGTGGTCAATCAAGTAAAATGATTGGTACAACTGCTGGAACTTACGGATCAGAAAATAGTTTAACTGACACATATTTCCCAATTGCAACAGGACCAAATACAATTGGTGATAGTTTATTGAGATATAGTGGAACAACATTATCTTTTAATACAAACAAATTCACAATAGATTCAGGAACTGGTGATACATTAGTAAGTGGTAACTTTACATTATCTTACTCGGGTGGTACTGATAATGGAAGCAATACTTCAGCAATCATGTTCAGAAATTCATCAAACGTTGTTGGATTTGTTTCTACAACAGAAACTGAAGATGTACTTGACGGTGTTTTAGGATATAAAAACTCAACAGGAGCATTAGTCTTCTCGACAGTTATTGATGGCGGAACGTACTAAACGTTTATTTTAAATATAAAATTAAGGGAGGACTAAAAACCTCCCTTTTTTATTTATTTAATCTAATTTTTTATGTATTTATAGTTAAGACCTATATAGGTCAATTAACCGTGGTATATACCACAAAAAAATAGAGAGAGAACCATATATATGGCACAAATAGTAAAACTGCGTAGGAGCAGTGTATCTGGTCAAAAACCCACTAATTCAAATTTACAATTAGGTGAATTAGCATTAAACACTACCGACGGTAAGGTTTATATGGCAAAATCAGGTTCTCTCGGACCATCAGTGGAAGAGTTAATCTCAACAAACACGGTTAATACAGGTTCAATTAATTTAATAGGTGCTATTTCAGCATCTCAAGTTTCAAGTTCATTTATTGGGGATGGTTCTGGTTTATATAATATACCATTATCTGGTGTAACAAACTTAGTTACAATATCGGGTTCATTCGATGATCGTTTAGATAGTTTAGAAGCATATAGCGGTTCACAATTGGTACCATCGTCTTCAATGTCATTTAGGACATTACAAACAGATGTTTATTGTAAGAACATTACTGGTGCACAGATTAATAAAGGTACAGTTGTTAGAATTGTTGGTTCAACCGGTGACAATCCATTAATTGGTGTAGCAGATCCAACTTCAGAAGAGGGTTCAGCAAACGTATTAGGTATTGCAACAGTAAACATACCAAATGATGATTTTGGTTTAGTGATTACAGAAGGTGTATTGACGGGAGTTAATACCAATGGAATGACTGCCGGTGCGTTATTATTCTTGGGGTTAAATGGTACTTTTACAACCACACCACCAACTGCACCCAATCACGGTGTTCGTCTTGGTGAAGTATTAAGAATCCAACAAAACCAAGGTTCAATTTATGTTCGTGTTGATAATGGTATAGAGTTAAATGAGGCTCACGACGTTATATACACAGGAATAACCCACGGTGACTTACTAGTTAGAAGTGGTAGTCTTTGGAAAAATAGTAAATCATTAGAAGGTGATTATGTTGTTACAGGAAGTCTAACAGTTACACAAAATTTAACTGTTTTAGGTTCATCTTCACTTGTTTATGTTACATCATCACAATTAGCGGTAAGTGCATCTTTCATAAGTGTTAATGTCTTTGAACCTGCAGAAAGATTTGGTGGGTTAAAAGTTTATGATAGTGGAAGTTCAAATGCAACAGCGTCTTTAGCTTGGGATAGCCAACACAATCATTGGGTTTATCAAAATGTTGACGGGGCATCATATTCCGGAGGTATGCTACTTTCTGGGCCAAGAAACAGTGGTTCTTTAGGCGATGAGCCAGGATTAATTGATGGAAGAATAGTAAAATCTATTGGCGGAGACCATTTAGATGTTTCTATTATTTCAGAAACAGGAACAACAATTAATATTGATGGTAATTTAGTTGCAAATTCAATTACAGGTTCATTTGATTTCTTTGGTTTAATTAATCGACCAACATTAGTATCTGGATCATCACAAATTGAAATTACAGGAACAACAGGATATTCAACATTCAGTTCTTCTATTAAAGATAGTATAGATGTTGTTACAGGATCAATAACTGATTTAAGTTCATCTATTGCAACAACAACAAATCTTCTTGATGAAAGAATTGATTCTTTAGAAACTGAAAGTGGAAGTATTAGAAGTGATTTTAATTCATTTACATCTTCATATACAACAGGTGCATTCACAGGATCATTTATTGGTGATGGTATTGGTTTATATAATATTCCAGCGAGTGGTGTTACTGGATTACAACTAGATAAAATCGTTAGTGGTAATGCTAGTGCATCAATCGACAATACTGGTTTATACGTAAACAGAGATGTTTACATTGATGGTACATTAACAGCAAAAGAATTACATATTGATTATGTAACATCATCTGTTTTATATCAATCCGGTTCAACAAAATTTGGTGACACGTCTGATGATACACATAATTTTACAGGTTCTGTATTCATTAGCGGTAGTTTTAATTTACATGGTAACCAAAGTGTAACAGGCTCATTATTAATTGGTACAGGATCATTCCATGTGAATAACCCCGAAATTTTACACGTACAGAATAGTGGTAGTTTTAATGTTGCACATTTTGAGGGTGATTATACGGCGTACACCCAAATAAAAGTACAAAACCATAATTCTGGTTCAGGAGCTAGTGGTGATGTGGTTATAACGGCAGACAATGGTAATGAATCAATTCATTACGTTGATTTGGGTATTAATTCATCAACATATGATGAGGGTTATGTTGGATATGCGAATGATGCATACCTCATAAACGCGGGAAAAGATTTATATGTTGGTACATTAGGTGGAATTGCTCACCCATCAAATTTAAATTTATTTGCACAAAGTAATTGGCAAAATCCACAAATTCAAATTAGTGGGTCAAAACAAATTTCATTTAATACTGGTTCGGTAAGTAGTGGATACACATATGAATTTAGTGGTAGTATTAAAGCTGGTCATAATCTAAATGTTTTAGGTTATGTTACCGCTAACGAATTTACAGGTAGTGCACTTGGTTTAACAAATGTCCCATTCCATATCACAGGTTCTGATGTTGATGGTGGTACATATGACAAGCAATTTACTAAATTACATTTTGATGATAGTACGGGATTAAATGTTAGTGAATCTGTTCCTGGGACAGCATTCATATCAATTGGTTCACACTTTAGAGATATTTTTGTATCGGGTTCAGGAATGTTAAGAGCAACTGGATCGGATGCGTTTGAGGTTGTTAGCGAAGGTGGTGTTGATATTACAGTATCAAACACAGATACAAATACAAATGGATATACAAAAGAATTAAAATTTAGTACAACTAACCTTTCATCATCTCTTAATGACAGAGTTGATATTATTACTGGGTCGTTCGAATCTTTCACAAGTTCATTTAGTTTATTCAGTGGTTCAGTTAATACACATATTTCAGCGTTAGATAATTTTACTTCTAGTGTTGTTTATACAAGTCAAACATCATCAATGACTGTATTAAGTGCATCATACGCATTAACTGCGGCATTTGCGCTTAATGCTGGTTCAGGTGGTAGTGGTGGTAGTGGTGGCGGGTTTGCTGAATTAAATCAAACAACACCTAGTACAACTTGGACATTTAATCACAATTTAGGTCAGAAGTATCCAATTTTCCAAATTTTTGATACAAATGATAATGTGATTATTCCATCACAAATAACAGCAGTAACTTCTGATAGTGCAACTATAACATTCCCATCAGCACAAAGTGGTAGAGCAATTGCTTCACTTGGTACTGGCCCTGGCGGAATGACAGAACAATTTAGTGCGGCAACAACTTGGTCAATATCACACAATATGGGTACAGATTACCCAATTGTTACTGTTTATGATAACAATAGAAAAATAATTTTCCCACAAGAAATCAGATCTATTGATGGTGATAATATTGAGGTTTATTTTTCTGCACCAGTTGCTGGACATTTAAATGTGGCAAAAGGTGGGCATATTATTTCTGGTTCAATTGATACCAGTAATATAAATTTTAGTGGTAGTACTATTGTAAGTAGTAGTGCTCAAATTTCAGGTTATGGATATGCAACAACTGGATCAAATGTATTCAATGGTAATCAAACTATTAATGGTTGTTTAACTATTAACAACGCTAAGATGTGTGCAACCACTACAACAATTTCAGGTAACGCTGAAATATTTGATTTAGGGTCATTTGATGGAGCGTTTTTTGATTACGTTGTTAAAAATGGTTCCAATATGAGAGCCGGTAGCATAATGAGTGCTTGGGATGGTACAAATTCGACATTCAATGAAACAACAACAATTGATTTAGGTAATACAACTGCAGTTGGTTTTAATGTTTCAGGTGCAGGTAAATTAAATGCTACAATAAGTTCTGGAACATGGACAATTGAGGTATTATATCGAGCACTTGGTGATCAAGTTATTGCTCAACCAACACCAACACCTACTTCAACACCAATGGTGACACCAACACCAACCTCGACCCCGACTATTACTGCAACACCAACGCCTACAGCAACTTCATCTGGTCCACAAATGTGGGTTATTTTAGATGTGTATAGTGGATCTAGTGCGGGAAATGTTTGTACAAATATCAATACTGGGGCGCCATTTAATATATATGTATCAGCATACACTTCCCAAGCAATTTATGATGTAGGGGCTGTTTGGTACACTAACCAAATTCAAACCACGTTTGTTCCAGTTGGATTTTATAGAACAGAGACAACAGGAATTACCGCATGGTATCAAATAGGCGCAAATGGTGTTTTAGTTGCGAAAGGTTACTGCGCATCAACGACTTATCAAATAAGTACAGGTAGCACTGCCCCAGATTATTGCTCTGGATTGTTTGGTCAAGATCAAACAGTATATGGTAACGCATCTGATTGGTTAGAGGTCACTAGATTCTTTACAAATTCAAGCTTAGTAACACCATTTAATGGTAACAACAAGTATTATGGAAATTCTACAGCGGATTACGGCACAACTCTAAGAATTGACTCTAATGGTTTCGTAATTAATCAATATGCTTGTTAAAAAGTAAGTATTTATTAGTAACACATTAGTGGACAGTGAAACTAATATAATATGGCAAACGAATTTAAAGTCAAAAACGGACTTGTTGTGTCCGGTTCTGCGGAAATCGAACAAGATTTACGCGTTAGAGGTACGTTAACGGTAGATGAATTTCATACATCAATTACCACGTCTTCAATAATTTATGAGTCTGGTTCTACCAGATTTGGTAACTCGGGAGATGATATTCATACATTTACCGGTTCAATGAATATTACTGGGTCCATTTCTTTGAATGGCCAGGCAATTGGAACGGGAAAATTAGATGAAACAACATTTAATACCTATACTTCATCCTATAAAGTTGCAACAACAGACTTTAACAACTTAACAGGATCATATAATTCGTTTACAACATCTTATATTAGTGATAGTTCTTCATTCAATGCACGAATTGGTGGATTAGAATCATTTAGTTCATCTTTAGATACTTCGTTTGTTAGTGAGGTTGAATTTGGTAACTTCTCAAGTTCAATTAAAAGTTATACATCAAGTTTAAATTCATATACAAGTAGTTTAGAAAATAGATTGAATGTTATTGATACTACAACAGGATCATTAAATTCATATACAAGCAGCACAAATGGGCGATTAACATCTATTGAATCTGCAACATCTAGTTTATATAGTTTTACTTCATCTGTTAATAATAGATTATCAACTGTTGAAACATCAACAGGAAGTTTAAATTCATTTACTTCATCAATTAATACAACAATTAAAGATAAATTAAATCTTGATGGTGTTATTTCTGGATCTTCTCAAGTATTAAATGGTTCTAATATTGTTTCAAGTTCAGTTCAAGTAACAAACTACGGTTTTGCAATAACTGGATCTAATTTATTTAAAGGTACACAAACCTTATCAGGTTCAATTATACCTTCAGTAGATAACACATATGATTTAGGTAGTGCTGATTACCAATGGAGAGATGTTTATATCTCTTCTGGGTCTCTTTATATTGACGGAACAAAAGTTATTAGTAGTACTTCACAAGAATTACAAATTACAACAGATAACGGGCAATCAATTAAAATATTAGAAGGCGGTACCGATTCAATTATTCTTCAGACAGCTGACGGTGATATTGAATTAAAATCTAATGCAGATGGTGACATCTTATTAGACCCAACAAATGGTAAAATCATGTTGAAGGGTACCGTAGAAATATTGAATGGTAATAAAATTCAATCATCAGTTGGTGGAACACCAGTTGTATTTGCAAATGATATTGTTGTTTCTGGATCTATTGATATTACTGGTACAATTGAAGGAATAAACCTTACTGATTTTAGTTCATCAGTTAATACTAGAATTAGTAACTTAGAAAGTAGTGGAGGAAGTTTAAATAGTTTTACTGCATCTGCGATTAGTAGATTAAATGCTATAGAAACCACAACAAGTAGTTTAAATTCATATACAACAAGTAACGATACAAGATTAGGTATTATTGAATCAACAACAAGTAGTTTAAATTCATATACATCAAGTAATAATACAAGAGTATCAACAATTGAAAGTACAACTGCAAGTTTAAATAGTTTTACATCAAGTGCTAATACTAAATTTAGTGGCATTGAAACTGTTACAGGTTCATTCGCTTCTTATAGTGGTACAACCAATGGAAGACTAAGTGCAATCGAAACAAGTACATCAAGTTTAAACACATATAGTTCAAGTACAAACAATAGATTAACTTCAATTGAATCTACAACTGCTAGTTTATCGTCAGCTAACACAACACAAGATGGTAGAATAACATCTTTAGAAAATAAAACCGGAAGTTATGCAACTACTGGTTCTAATATATTTCAAGGTAATCAAACAATAACTGGATCGTTATTTGTTTCCGAAAATTTAATTATTGCGGGTTCATCATCGATTCAACATATTAGTTCATCGGTAGTTAATATTGGCGATAATATTATTACAGTAAACGCACAAAATCCAAGTATTCGTTTTGGTGGTCTTGCTGTAATAGATAGTGGTTCTTCACCGACTGTTTCTGGTTCAATGTTATTTGATTCAACAAATAATCAATGGATATTTGTACACCAAAATCAGGGAACTGTAACATCATCTGTTTTATTAATGGGCCCAGAAACCTATAATGATTTAGGTGGTGAATTATATATTACACAAAATAGATTAGTAAAAAGCACAGGTATTGAACATTTAGCTGCTAGTAATATTAGTGATAATGGAACAACTGTCACAATGCTTTCAAATACTGTTGTTAATGGTACGTTTAGTGCAACTGGTACAACTTTAGTGTCTGGTTCATCACAGATAAATCATAACGCAACAACAAACTATGATGCAAATCAACACGTTGACCATACCGCAGTTTCAATAACAGCAGGTAGTGGTTTAAGTGGTGGTGGAACAATTGCATCAACAAGAACAATAACATTAGATACCGGTTCTGTACACTTCTTAGATGGTGTTAAAAAAGAATTAAACACTGAAGGTGTTGTATCTGGTTCATCACAAATAACATATAGTGGATTAAGTGGAATACCAAGTGGTATTGTCTCTGGTTCATCTCAAGTATTGGCTGGTACAACAATTCATTCAGGTTCATTCTTTAATGGTATATCTGTTGTTTCGGGATCTGCTCAAATTTCATTTGGCGGAATAACCGGTGTACCATCTGGATTAGTTTCTGGTTCATCACAAATCTCATATACAGGATTAAGTAGCATACCATCAGGTATTGTTTCTGGTTCTTCACAAGTTTCATATCCTAGTTTAAGTGGTATACCTAGTGGTATTGTTTCAGGTTCAGTTCAAATTGATTTAACAGCAACAACGAACTATTCAACCGGAATAAAAACAAGATTAAATGCCGAAGGTGTTGTTTCTGGTTCATCCCAAATATCTTTTGGAAGTATATCAAGCATTCCTTCTGGTTTAGTTTCTGGTTCATCTCAAATTACTTTATCATCTACAACAGGATACGGTTCTGTTTTAAACCAAGCGGTTTTAACAACATCATCACCAACATTTGCTGGTGTAACTTCAACAAGTAACATGAATGCAAATGGTATTTTACTTGGTAATGATACCACATATGGTTCTCCATATAAAGTTATTGGTTTTAATTCTACAGCAGATGGGGGCAATAGAATATTTGCTGCTACTGGAACTACAGATGGTATGTATTTTACAGCTTCAACTGGAAATGGATTTAATTTTAGACCTAATGGTGGAACTGCAAATCTAGTTACAATAAACACTGCTGGTAACATAACAGCAGCAGGATTAACATCTACGGCCGGTCTTAGTGTTTCCGGTGCGGCTTATTATACGTTTAACAAGCCAAGCACAGCAAATTATCAAACAGTAGCGTTATTTGGATCAACAGCAAACGGTATTTTTATAACATCAGATAGTGGTATTATAAGTAGAGGTGCATTTTTTAATGGTGGATGGCAGGCAACAAGTACTACAGGTGCATATTTGAACTTTAATACTTCTGGTGGTGGCATGGATTTAAATGTGTTTTCTGGGGCAACTATTGGTGGCGCGGCAACATTCACGTCTTTATTCATAGTTGCTAGAGATAATTTCAGTTTTAATGGTAACGCAATATATCATGCTGGTAACTTAACTAACCTTAACCAACTTACTAATGGACCAGGTTATATAACTGGTATCACTTCTAGTAATGTAACAACAGCATTAGGTTATACACCATATAACGCAACAAATCCAAATGGGTACATTACTGGTATCTCATTCGCAAACGTTTCTTCAAAGCCAACAACAATCAGTGGTTATGGGATTACAGATGCGATTACAACCGGTAATATTGGTTCACAGTCGGTTTCTAATGCATCAACTGTTGCGAATTTAACACCAGTTCAGTTCTTTAACAATATGGGTAATAACCATAGCACCCATACTGATTTTAATAGTATTAGTAATTTTGGATTTAGATACGTACAAGGATCAACAAATGGTCCAGGAACTGGTTCTTCTCAATTCTATGGATTTAGTATTGGTCTTGGTAATGATTATGCATATAGTGACTATGCGTTACAATTAGCTATACCAAGATATGGATCTTCAGACAAATATATATCATTTAGAACTAGAGAGGCAACAACATGGGGGTCTTGGAATAAAATTTCTGCAGGTTATGCTGATAGTGCAGGGACGGTAACAAATGGTGTTTATACAACTGGAAATCAAACAATTGGTGGAACAAAAACATTTTCAGCAACAACAATTGTGAGTGTTGCTGGTTTCGCCGGTATTGAATATTATAATGCAACAGCACAATGGCAAGGATATATTGGTACAGAAAATAATACTGGTAATTTAAGATATAATTCATTTAATGGAACACATACTTGGTACGCTAATGGTACTCAAACAATGGCTGTCAATGGGTCTGGTCAATTATCATTATCGGGGTCAAATAGTTCAAGTGCACCATTAGTTAATTTAACCGCCACTGGAACAGGAACATTTCAAAGAGGTGTAAGACTTCTTAATAGTGGAATGAATGCTGGTGATCATATTATGATGGCCGTAGGTCAGGCGGATGGTTCTAGAAACATGGGTCAATTCTATTTCCAATATAATGGGGCGGGGTCTACGAGTAACAGATTATCATTGGGATTACATTCTGTTGATGATGTGTTTAACATTTGGGGCAACGGGAATGTGGAAATTGGTAGCACATTCAATTCGGGGTACAAACTAGATGTCGCTGGTCAAATAAGAGCTTATGCTGGATCATCATTAATTGTTTCAATGTCAACAGTTGCTTCAAATGACGCTGTTGTTGCAGCAAGATGGACGTCGGGAACAGGTTTGGAAATGAGGTATAACCCTAATAATGCGTTGTGTTATATTGATAGTACATACCCATTAAGTTCGGGCCAAGTTTTTGGTGATATTCATATTAGACAAAATGTTGGTGGTACAATGACCTCAAGAATGGTTTTTAAAGCTGAAACCGGGCACATTCATCCAGGAGCAAACGGAACACAAAATTTAGGTTCTGCATCATTAAGATGGGGTACTGTATTCACTTCGGATTTATCTCTTTCAAACGGTATTGGTGACTATACTATTGTTGAGGGTGAAGAAAAACTATACTTATATAATAATAAAAATAATAAGGTATATTCTTTTGTTTTACAAGAAGAAGATCCAGCAACAGCAACACCGAAAAAATCATAAATTATGGAAAGAAATTATATAGTTTTTAATGTAAGCGAAATAAATAAAATAGATTTTAATGAAGTTTTAGAAACATCTGTAGATACCTTAAGAAAATCTGTTGATGAACAATTAACATTCGTTAAATACAATGGTGAAATGCCAGATAGTGTTGAACAATTAGAAACAAAACAAGGACCATATTCACATTATGAATTTTTAAACATATTGGATACTGAAGTATGGAATAATCCAAATAAAGAACCAATGAGATAATGCCAATTAATGTAAACAACAATGTATTAGATTCTTTAGGTGTTGATTTTTTAAATGAATCAACTATTATTAATAGTAATTTAGTATATCATTGGGATGCTAATAATATGGCATCATACCCCGGATCTGGTACTTCTTGGTTTAGCTTAACTTCTAATTCAAGGACTGCAACTTTAAATAATGGGCCAACATACAACAATTCAACTAACGGTGGATTTATAACATTTGATGGTTCAAATGACAGTGCAACCTTTTCGACATTTACATTGGGGAATGGACAATTACCTTGGACAATATGTGCTTGGGTAAGAACATCAACAGGCGCGGATGGTTTAGGTGCTGGATCTATTTTAAGTAATTCTAGTGGCGGACCAGTTTATTCTGCATTATCAATAAATGCTGGTAAAATAACATATTGGACATATAGTAATGGATGGTTTAGAATTATGGGTTCAACAACAGTGAATAATAACAGATGGAATTTTTTATGTTGGGCACAAAAATCAAATTATTATATGGATATGTATGTAAATGGTGTTTTAGATCATAATAATGGTTATAGTGCTTCCGGTAATAACAATCCAATTGATATAATGGGAGCAAGTTGGGCTGGATATTTTAATGGTTCAATTGGGTCTGTTATGGTTTATGACACAACATTAAGCTCAGCGCAAATATTACAAAATTATAATTCAACGAGACATCGTTTTGGTGTTTAATAAATAAAGTTATGCCATTAGATATAGGAACAAATATTTTTAACTCTTCAACTAGTAAATTACTAAATGAAACATCATATGTTAAAACTAATTTAGTAAACTTATGGGACCCATCACTACCAAGTTCATATGTGGGAACAGGAACAAGTTGGGTTGATTTTATTGGTGGTAGTAGAAATGGTACATTAGAAAACGGCCCTTCATTTTCTAGTGCAAATGGAGGTATTTTTAATTTTGATGGTTCAAATGATTTTGTGTCAATACCTACTTGGACATTATCACCTCCCTGGACTGTTAATTTTTGGTGTAGAACTAGTAGTGGTGGTGATAATGGATTGATGTCACACTGGAGTGGAGGCCCCGTTAATAACGCGATGTATATTACTGGCGGTAAAATGGGATATTGGTATTATAATGGAGATTGGAGAACCGTTGTTAGTAATGGCGCTAGTGTTAACACAGGTAACTGGGTTTATTTGTCATTTGTTTCACCGGCAGCGTCTAATGGTTCATTACAATTTTATGCTGATGGTGTTTTAAATTATACAGTGGCAATTCCTGGGGGCCATTATAGTTCAAATATCGGTAGTATTGGTGTTAACTGGGGATGGGCATATTTTAATGGTGCAATTGCACATGTTTCGCACTATAACACGAACCATACACAAGCACAAATAATACAAAATTATAATTCAACAAGAAAAAGATTCGGAAGATAATGCCATTTGATATAAACGGAAACATATTAACAGATAGTCAAGTAAAATATTACAACGAAACAACGGTAATCCGTGATGGTTTGGTTATGTATTTAGACGCCGGAGTGTCAAATTCATATCCTGGTTCGGGGTCTACTTGGTTTGATTTAACCGGAAATGGTAATCACGGAACATTAATAAATGGTGCGGGATATTCAACACAATTTGGTGGTGTCATAACATTAGATGGTACAAATGATTATGTTGATGTATCTACACCAAATATGACATCAACAAATTATACTGTTTTTGGTGTTGCTAGGTATGTTACAATAGATTCATCAATATATCCAGCTGGTTATGAGGCTGGTAGATTAATTTCAGCGAGAAGTAACAACTGGCTTTTAGGTCACTGGGGTGGTTATACCGGTAATTATTATGCTGAAGGATGGGTTTCAGGTGTGGGTGCAGGTACATCGGACACTAACTGGAAATTTTTAGCTGGAACTGGTAATATTTCTAGTGACACTTATGAAATTTATGTTAATGGTAATTCAACAGTATCAAATAACGCTGGTTCACAAGGACCTAATGGTTTTAGATTAGGTTCATATGTTGGAGGCTCAGAATTTGCAAATGGGCAGATTGGTGCTGTATTAGTTTATAATAGAGTATTGTCTAGAATGGAAATATTACAGTTAACCAACTATTTTAGACCAAGATATCACAAATATTATGATTGTGGTTATGGATGTCAATTATATGAATATGACCCTGGGTGTTCAAATTGTTAAATAATCCCAACCCTAATCAGTTCTGTTAATATTTATAGTTAAACTATAAATTAATGGAATTATACGGTTCGTTACACAATATTTCGGGGTCAGTCACGGCCTCAGCATTTACCGGCTCATTTATTGGTGATGGTTCAGGATTAACCGGAATCCAAGCCTCAGGTGTGACAGGTTTAAACCTATCACAAATCTCCAATGGAAATGCTACAGCATCCATTTCATCAACAGGGTTTACTGTAAACAAAAATACACAAATTCAAGGTAATTTATCTGTTACCGGAGCACTTATTGCTACTGAATATATTGTAAGTTCATCAGTAACATATATGACCACAAGTTTTGCTAGTGGATCATCTGCATTTGGTAATGATAATAATGATGTACATCAATTTACGGGATCTGTTCAGATCACCGGATCAATTTCATTAAATGGGCAAGCGATTGGTACAGGAAAATTAGACGAAACTACATTCCAATCATATACATCAAGTAATAATGGTAAAATTTCATCACTTGAAACATCATCAGGAAGTTTAAATAGTTTTACTTCATCTATTAATACAACAATCAAATCTAAATTAGATGCTGATAATGTTATTTCAGGTAGTATTCAAGTTGTATTAACTGGTACAACAGGGTATTCAACTTTTAGCTCTTCAATATCAACATCAATTGCGGATATTTCATCATCTGTTGCAACAACAACAAGTGGATTAAGTTCAAGTATCGGTAGCTTAAGTTCTTCAGTCGCAACAACTGATTTAAATCAAACTAATAGATTAGTAGCAATTGAAAACACAACAAGTAGTTTAAATAATTTTAGTGCCTCTATTAACACAATAATTAAAGATAAATTAAATCTTGATGGTGTTATTTCTGGGTCAGTTCAAATATTAAATGGTTCAAATATTGTTTCAAGTTCAGCACAAGTTACTGCATATGGATTTGCAACAACAGGTTCAAATTTATTTAAAGGTACACAAACACTTAGCGGATCTATATTACCATCAGTTGATAATACATACGACTTAGGTAGCCCAGATTATCAATGGAGAGATGTTTATATTTCTTCTGGTTCACTTTATATCGATGGAACAAAAGTACTTTCATCAACAACTCAAGAATTAACAATTACAACAGATAATGGTCAGTCAATTAAGATATTAGAAAGTGGAACTGATTCAATTATTTTACAAACTGCCGATGGTGATGTTGAATTAAAATCAAACGGGGATGGTGATATTTTATTAGATCCAACAAATGGTAAGATATTATTAAAAGGGACTGTTGAAGTTTTGAGTGGAAATAAAATCCAATCATCAGTTGGCGGTACACCTGTAGTTTTTGCAAATGATATTGTTGTTTCTGGATCGATTGACATAACGGGCACAATTGAAGGAATTAACCTTACTGATTTTAGTTCATCAATTAATAATAGAATTAATAACTTAGAAAGTAGTAGTGGAAGTTTAAATTCATTTACATCTTCTGCTAATAGTAGACTTAATTCTTTAGAGAGTACAACAGGTAGTTTAAATTCATATACATCAAGTAACAATACAAGGTTAAGTAATATAGAAGGAACAACAGGTAGTTTAAATTCATATACAAGTTCTAACACAACTAATATAAATTCAATTCATACTGCAACAAGTAGTTTGAATTCATATACAAGTTCTAACACAACTAATATAAATGCTATTCATACTGCAACTAGTAGTTTAAATTCATATACAGCTTCTAATAATACAAGATTAGGAATTATTGAGACATCTACTGGATCAATTAATACATTTACATCTTCTGCTAACAGTAGATTATCATCTATTGAAACAACTACTGGTAGTATTATAGGTGTTAATACAACACAAAATAGTAGACTTGATTCATTAGAAACAACAAGTGGTAGTATATTAACTACAAACACGGCACAAAGCGGTAGATTAGATTCAATTGAAGGTAAAACTGGTAGTTATGCAACAACTGGTAGTAATATTTTTATTGGTAATCAGACGATTACTGGATCTCTTTATGTTTCGCAAGATTTAATTATTGCTGGCTCTTCATCCATTCAACATATTAGCTCATCGGTAGTTAATATTGCTGATAATATTATTACAGTTAATGCCATTAACCCATCAGTTAGATTTGGTGGTCTTGCGGTTATTGATAGCGGTTCTTCACCTACTGTTTCCGGTTCAATGTTATTCGATTCGGTTAATAACCAATGGTTGTTTGTTCATCAAAATCAAGGAACCGTTACATCGTCTGTTTTATTGATGGGGCCAGAAACTTATAATAATATAGGTAATGAAACATACATAACAGCAAATAGATTAGTAAAAAGTACAGGTATTGAACATTTAACTAATAGTAATATTAGTGACGATGGAACAACGGTAACTATTTTATCTAATACTATTATTAATGGTACAATTAGTGCAACCGGAACAACGATAGTTTCTGGATCTTCACAAATATCACATGATTCAACAACAGGATATGTTGCAAATAGACATATCGATCATACTTCAGTTTCAATATCTGCCGGTAATGGTTTAAGTGGTGGTGGTGATATATCAGCAACAAGAACATTAACATTAGACACGGCATCAGCAACATTCACCTCTGGTGTTAAATCAAAGATGAATACAGATGGTGTTATTAGTGGTAGTGCACAAGTTGTTGCGGCATTACCAAGTGGTACCGTTTCAGGATCATCACAAGTTTTATCTGGTACTGGTATATGGTCAGGTTCAGCACAATTACCAAGTGGTGTTGTGTCAGGTAGTTCACAAGTGTTAGCTGGAACAACAATTCACTCTGGTGCGTTCTTTAATGGTATTAGTGTTGTGTCTGGTTCAGGTCAAATATCTTTCAATGGTATAACAGATAAACCAACGTTGGTGTCTGGATCATCACAAGTGTCTTTCAACGGTATAGTAGATAAACCTGCGTTAGTGTCGGGTTCGTCACAAATCACATACAGTGGTATATCTAGTATACCATCGGGAATTGTGTCTGGGTCATCACAAATCACATACAGTGGTATATCTAGTATACCATCAGGGATAGTATCGGGATCTTCTCAAATAACCTTTGGTAATATTTCTAGTATTCCATCTGGTTTGGTTTCCGGATCAAGTCAAATATCTTTTGGTAGTATTTCTAGTATTCCATCTGGATTGGTTTCTGGTTCTGCTCAAGTATCGATAGCATCAACAACAGGTTTTAGTACATACTTGGATCAAGCGGTAAAATCTGGTTCAACGGTTACATTTAATGGTATAACAAACACTTCAACATATAGTGGAAGTAATATCATATATTCAACATATAACACAGCAACAGGTAGATCAAATTTAGGATTTAGTGTTGCAAAAACAACTATAGGTAACATTCACATACAAAATGGTTCAGGCGTAGGTAATGACAATAGTAATCAGGCAGCAATAACCTTTCAAGGGGGGTCTTCATCAGAAGCGCAAGCTGGTATCTATGTTTTAAATAATAGTAGTTATGGCACATCTATGGGGTTTGCCACAACAAACTCATATGCTAGTGGGCCACAATTATTTATGACAGCAACAAATGGTGGTGTAGTTGATTTTCCAAGAGCTAGACCAACATATGCTGGAAATGTAATTTTAGATGCGGCAAATTACACATCATATGCAATGGCTGGTGCTGGTTATTCTGCAAATCAAAATTTAAATACATCAAGTGCTGTTACATTTGCTGGAATTACAAATAATAGCACATATTCTGGCAGTGGTGGTTCATTCTCACATAATTTAGGAAACCCAGCAGGCACCACCGAATTATTTGTTCATAATGGTGCAAATACACCAGTTCCATTTAGAATGACAAAAGCCGGTTATAGTGGTGCTGGTGGTTCTTATGGTATTCTTCAATTATACATGAACGATAATACCGTAGGTAATGGGGCTAACTTATATTTCTGTGCTAACAATAGTTCAGGTACATTCTACGAATATGGTGGTATTGGAATGCAAATCAAATCTTCAACTGCGTCAGGTGAAAGCGCCAGATTATATTTTTATAGACAAAATAGAACAGTAAGTGGAACATTTGATAGTAATGGTGATCTATATACAGTTGGTAACATTTATACTAATGGCAATGGAACAACAACTGGTAATTTAGTTCTTAATAGTTCAAATTTTACCTCATACGCATATAGCACATCATCAGCAGACAGTAAATTTTTAATTGGTACAACCAATCCGGGTTCTGTTGGTAACTTCACAATTTCCATAGGTAATAACGGCACATATTCTTACGTACAGTCACACAGTAGTCAGCCATTAGAGTTGAATCCAGTAGGTAACACTGTAAGAATTGCGGGTAATGTTGCATTGCATGCCGGCAACTACACATCATATGCAATGGCTGGTGCTGGTTATTCAGCAAATCAGAATTTAAACACATCTAACACACCAACGTTTGCTGGTGCAGACTTAACAGGTAGATTATATCTAAATGGTGGTTCATATGAGGGTTCAATTTTATTTGGATCAAGTACAACTTGGAGATGTGGTATTAGACAACACGATGATGCCGATGCGGAATTAAGAATATGGACCGTAAATAATAACGGTATGATATTCTTAGCCAATGGATATAATGGTGAGCCGGCAGATATTGCAAGACCTACAGATGGTCTTGTTGTTGGTCCCGCTAATAATGTTGGTATAGGTAACTTTAGTGCAGGTGATCCATCCTATAAATTACACGTTAAAGGTACTGGTGGTTTTGAAGATGATTTAACCATAACAAATGCTAACGATGATGGTCTTAGACTGGAAGGTACCGCACCAACCATAACTTTTAAAGATACTGATAACAGAACTGGTTATATCCACGTAAATAGTGATTGGTTTTATGTTTTAACTGGTCCTGGAGGTGCTACCGATGCTGGATGGTCAATAGCCGCAAATAGTAGATGGCCATTTAGAGTTAATTTAGCAAATAATAATGCAGAGTTTGGTGGTGATATAAACACCATAACACTTACCACCACAGGTAATGCAACAATAGGTGGTACATTAACCGAAAATTCATCCATTCGATATAAAAAAGATATTGAAACTATTTCATATGGTTTAGATAAAGTTTTACAAATGAGAGGTGTTACGTATCTTAAAAAAGAAAACGACATAAAAGAAGTGGGGGTGATTGCTGAAGAAATTGCAGAAATTTTACCTGAATTAGTAAATTATGATACAGAAGGTCGTCCGGATTCTGTATCTTATGGAAGAATTACCGCACTATTAATTGAAGCAATAAAAGATTTGAAAAAAGAAATAAACGAATTAAAGAACAATGGCTAATTTTTTAGCAAATACAAGACCAGCACCAGGTGTACAACTTGGGTTTTTTAAGGATAGGTATTATGGTGGTAACAGTTATTATCACTATAAGACAAACATACCGTTGAATTATACTATGTGTATGATTGAGGCTGTGGGTTATTCATATGGTAATAATACCGCAATTAGATGTGCTTGGTGTTTTTATACCTACGCGCCCGCAAATGATGTTATAAATGTTGGTTTACAAAACACGTATAGTGGTTTATCCGCTCACGGTGTTTATAAATCTTCAGATGGTTATGCGGTAATTAGGGCAAGTGGTGCGTCATATTATAGTGGCTGGGTACTTAATGCTTATTGTTTAAATCCCACTGGGTATAATTTTAATGTTGGCATAATAGCTAGTGTCCAAACAGATAACGCAGGAAATTATTATTAATGGCAAATTTACTAGGAGGTACGGGAATATATCCAGACGGTGGTTATTTAGAACAGTTAGGCTTTTTTAGTGCTGCGAATTTATCGTCAGGTGGGGGTTCTTACTATCATATAAAAACAAATGTCACACATCAATCATATGCAATGATTATGATTGAAGCGGTTGGATATAACTATGGAACTGCATTACCCATTAGATGCGCTTGGAATTTCTATTGTTACAGTTACTTCTTTGGTAATGTTCAAACATCAGCATATGGTGGGGCAACGGCACATAGTCATTATGTTGCGGCGGATAATAGAATTGTAATTGTATTGTATGCTAGTAGTTTATACTATTGTGGATTTACATTAAATGCATATAACACAGCAGGAAATGGTTATGGAACCATAATGTCCGTAGTATCTGCGGTTCAAACATCATCAGCTTCTTATTATTAAACTATGGCAAATTTAACCCCACCTTTTAGAGTCTCATCGATTAGTAGTTGGTATTTTCAACAAAAATACATTTATAATTTTAACACTACTTCGGGATCACCACTATATATTCATTTAAAAACAAGTTTAATTGGTGCAACAACATATAATATGTGGATGTTTGAAGCTGTTGGTTATAACTATGGGTTAGCTGCTCCTGTAAGATGTTCTTGGGGGTTTCATATAAGTACTGCGGGTGCGCCATACACCAATGGATTTTTATATAATATAGGGTTAGTAAGTCAATATAATGGGTTAACACCCCACGGAGTGTATATTGCTTCTGACGGTTATATTGTATTAAGAGCATATGCCGCAAGTCAATATTATAATGGATTCACAATAAACGCATACGCAACTAGAAGTGATGTAACCCAATCTAATGTTAGTATAATTGCTTCAGTTCAAACTAGTGATGGTGGTAACTATTATGGTGGACCTGTACAATAATAAATAAAATAAAAAAATATTAAAATGAGAAAATTTATTGATAACGAAGGTAGAATTCAACCAATATTAGATGGCCAAGAAATACCTGCAGGTTGGACTGAATTGGTTGAAAAATATAAAAGGTATGAAGCACCAAATGGTGATATTCATACAATTCTTAAAGACGAAATACCAGGAGAGGGGTGGATTGAGCAAGATATTGATTACTTAGGTCAACCGGACTTAAGTTATGTCCCACCATATACTGCATTGAGAATGACTAATTATCCACAAATAACTGAACAATTGGACATGTTATGGCATGAATTAAACACTAGTGGTTCAATTAGTACAAACGGATCTTGGTTTCAAAGTATAAACGAAGTTAAAACGCAGTTTCCTAAAGTGTAAACTTTATTTTACAAACAATTTTATTTATATTTTCCCTATGAATAACATAGGTTTTGGTATTTTCTGTTTTGGTGAAGAATATTACTATAAAGGAAGTGTAGATAAAATAAATAATATTCTTGAACATGGTTTTGATTGTTACATATTAACAGAAGACACAGAATATTTTACAAAAAGATTTACAACACCAAACATTCACGTATTTGAATACAATAGAACATATAAATCATATGCTGATAAAATGATTTTACCTAAATATGTTTTAAAACAACACGATATTTGTATTCTACTCGATGCCGATACACACATTAAAGACTATTCACTTTTAAATAAATTAAAAATATTTGATTTTAAGGAAGGAATTAGTTATATTGATACATTAGAAAATCATAAAGCTAAAAAAGCTTGGGTTAAAGAACTAATTGTACCAGAAAGCCAAGAATGGAATTCATATCATTTATATGCTAATAAATTATACCCTAATTATGGCGATTTCGCTACAATATGGGAATATTTTTTAATAATTAACAAAAAGGGATTTAATCAGACGTCTTTTTATGAATATTATGAAAAATTACAATTAGCAAAAGAATTTTGTGATTTACACATGAATAAAGAAATAAACGGCGCAGGTGAAGGTATATCAATACAGCTTGCATCAAAATTATGTGAAATCAATATTGAGAGAGATTTGGATCTTTATAACATATTGAAAGACAAAATGGAGAGTGTTAGTAGAAGATATACAAGACCCGAGTTTTGGCCAGAATGGATGAAATGATAACGAATAATGAATATATTAGAAAGAACATCACTAACAATAATGATGAACCTGTACCTTATCGCTGGACGCATGGCGCCACAGATTTACATATGGGAGACGGTATTATTGTGTATTCTCTTATACAGCATATGAGAGCAAAAAATTGTGTTTGTATTGGGTCTGGCGGTGGTTTCATTCCCAGAATAATGACACAAGCAAGAGTTGATTTACATAAACAAAAAATATTTGATGGAAACAGTGATTATAATTGGGGGGATATTGGCAGCACTTATCTTGTCGATGCTTGTAATGGTATTGGTGGCCCTAACGACCTTGAAAACGAGTCCTCATTCTTCAGGAGCACGTTTTACCCGCGACTTATTAAGGCGACTTCAGTCGATGCCTACCATGACTTTTTTATTAGACAAGATATTAAAATAGATTTACTTTGGATCGATGGAGACCATTCTTATGAAGGGGTTAAAACCGATTTTGATCTATATTCAAAAATACTATCTGACAACGGGGTTATCATTATTCATGACACCGATTCAAATTATGAAGAAACCTTATTAGTTTCTGAAGACGCAAAAAAAGACCATCACTCTTTTGATGGCCCATCCAAGTTTGTTAAAGAACTTGAAGAAAATCCAGACTGGAACTTGATTAATTTACATAATTTTCGTATATTAATGGATAAACCGTCATCGAGCGGTGTCACCATTATTAACCGAAAAAAATGATTAGAGCTTTATCAGTTATAGGTCACGGAACAAACCTTATCCCACATTTTGTAGAACATTATTCAAAGTATGTTGACGAGATACAACTAATTGTTTATCAATCTGTTGTACATCCTACATTAATCAGTGATGTTAAAGAATTGGTTAAAGAATACAAAAATGTAAAAATCGTTAAAACTATTGAAGATCGTGCTTTTGATTGGGAAAAGGTAACTGCACTATACAATATGGTTAAATCGAAAAAACCAAATGATTGGTGGGTTATAGCCGATATTGATGAATTTCATTTATATCCAGATGATAGTTTAGCCAACATTATCAAAACATGTGAAGAATATGGTTGGGATTTAGTTAGGGGTGGGTTTATTGACAGAATAGGTCTAGATGGTGAATTTTCAGAGCTAAAGGACGACGTTAATATTTTTAAACAATTCCCCAATATGGGATTTTTTAGATATCCAATGAGTAAAGCCTGTCCTAATAAGGTTTGTGTTATGAAAGGTTATGTTGAAATAACTGCAGGACAGCATTATGCTAAAATAAATGGACAAACAACGTGGAGATGGCAAGGATGGAATCACCCATTAATTCACCCACATAGATTTGTTCAAGTTCATCATTTCAAATGGGATAAAACATCTATAGACAGAATAAAATCTGTTGCATCAGTAAGTAAGGAATATGCATATTCTGATGAATATAGAACAATGTATAAAGAACTTTTTAAAACAAAATTTAAAATTGATTTAAACGACCCAGAGTTTATGTTTGAATCCAGTGATGGTCAAGCAGAATACAGAAGATATAGGCAATGGGATAAACTAATAAAAAAAATAATGTCAATATGAGCACAAAAGTAGAAAAAGAAGAACAACTTCAAAAACTAGAAGAAAGAAAAGTAAAAGCGTTAGAAAAAATCGCAAATTCATTAGATGCGTTAACCATTTGGTTTGAAGAAATTGATAAACAGGAGTGGAGCGATAGAATCCAATATTATTTATCAGAATGGCATAATACCGTTAAACCAAAAGACCCAACAATTAATGGATAAGCATAAGCTAGGTATTATTGTTCCTTATAGAAATAGAGAAACTGATTTAAAAAAATTTTCAAATCACATAACTCAATATTTTAAAGATAGGGAAATTGATTATGATGTTATTATAGTCAATCAGGATAATGCTAAACAGTTCAATAGAGGAATGTTATTAAACATTGGGTATACCTATGCAAAAAAATTGGGCTGTGACTATATTGTTTTTCATGATGTTGACATGTTACCAATAAATGTTGATTATTCATATTCAAAAAAACCATTACATTTAGCAACCAATTTTGTATTGGAAAAAGGTGAGAAAACTAGAGAGATATTTGATGAATATTTTGGTGGGGTTACAATGTTCACAATAGAAGACTTTGAAAAAATTAATGGATATTCAAACAAGTATTGGGGATGGGGTTATGAAGATACCGAGCTTTTGTTAAGATGTAGAGTTAATGGTTTAGACTTAGACACACTTGAATTTAAAAACTTTGGTAGGGTCGGTAACGCATTAAGTTTCAATGGTGTTAATGCTTACGTTAACTGTGATAATACAATAGATTTAAATAATAATGCCACTTTTTTTGTTTCTTTTTACCCGGAAAAGAATATTTTAAACCATAAAAAAGAATCTGATGAGTTCACCGTGTTTAGTATACCAGGATGGGATTTTGCAATTTGTTATAATTCATTTATGAGATATAATTTTTGCGCTTTTGATAATTTGTACAAACCATATTTTATTAATTCTAAAATTAAAACAAACTATAAAACAAATATGGTAGTTGTTTTAGATAAAGAAAATAATGTTATTAAAGTATACCAAGATGGTGAATTTCTAGGCCAAACTGAACAATTTAAAAAATTATATTTTTATAGAAAAGAACCAAATTTTTATTTAGGTGCTGGTAATCCGGGTAGAGAAAATATACCTAATTTTTTTAATGGAAAAATAGATTCTTTCGCTTATTATGACGACATTCTTACTGATGATGAAATTAAAGAAATATCACACAACACGAAACATTATTTAAATGAATCATTCGGTGAATATAAGTCAAAAGATTCACTTAAAATATACTATGATGCGGATCATATTGAAAATTATAAATTGAAAGATTTAACAAATAATGGAAATGATGGGGAGATTGTAAATTGCGAAATAATAAATCAAAAATATGATTATAGTGTAAAAGTTAAAATACCATACAGAAGAATATCATTATTTAAATCTTTAAAACATGAAGAAAATGGATTTTTAGGTAATCGTTGGAAAGATCAGGCGACGAGATGGAATCAACTAAGGTTTCATAATGAGGTTTCACAAAATATCCAATTAATGAAAACAGATGGTTTGTCTGATTTAAATTTCATTGAATATGGTGAAATATACAATAATAAAATTTTACACGTTAATGTTGGAATATAATGCATAAATTAGGAATTTGTATACCATATAGAAACAGAAAAGAACATATCGATAGATTGATACCACATTTAACCAAACATTTAAATGAAAGAGGTATCGAACATTCCTTTTATGTTGGACATCAAATTGATGATAAATTATTTAACCGCGGTGCAATGAAAAATATTGCAGCACATATTGCATTTGAAGATGGTTGTGATTACATAGCCTGGCACGATGTTGATATGCTACCAGATCAAGAAGCGGACTATTCTTATCCGGAAGAAACACCGATACATATCGCAACTAAATTATCAAAGTACGGTTATAATTTAGGTTATGATCAGTACTTCGGTGGTGTTGTGTTGTTTAATAAAGAACAAGCATATCTAACAAACGGATATTCAAATGATTATTGGGATTGGGGACAGGAAGATGATGATCTATTTTGGAGATGTTATTTTGAGTCTCTAACAACTGGTCGAATAATTAAAAAAGTAGCTGATAAATTGGTTGCTAATTTTAATGGTGATAATTCTTATCTAGCAATATCAACGAACAGAGAAATAAGTTCTTGTTTACACGGCGACCATACAATAACCATCACATTCAATGCGGAACAACAAGACCATAAAGTCCCAATTTGGCTTGTGGGTGATGTTGAAAAGAAATTCATTGAGTATCCATTAATTAGAAAAGACGGAAGCTGGACCTGGGGGGTTTCTTTTAATAATTCTAGAGCAGTTACTATGCAATTGTTTGATAGAAATGGGATGCATCATTATAACTGGGCTAAGAGATTTGAGGGTATGTGGACACAAATAGTTTTTAGTTTTGATAATGAAGAAAAAAATGCATACTTTTATGTAAATGACGAATTGATTAGTCAAATGAATGGTGTGAAACAAAATATCCCATTTCCTGTTAAAAATGATTTAAAAGCTCACGATTCCGTTAAGCCATTTTTACTTGGGTTCTGCAACCATTCTAATGTCTATTACAAAGGGAAAATATGTGATGTGAAAATATATAACAAGTATTTTTCAAACATATCTGACTTAGCCGATAATAAAGAAAATTTGGTATTAGATTGTGACTTCAATTCTCAAGATTTTGTTAATCAAAATGTCACATTTACAAATGAGGATATTGAAATTATTGAAAATGTTGTACCATATAGAAGAGAGAGTAAATTTTATTGTTTACCACATATAGATGAAGGATTTGTTAATGGCACATGGGCTAAAGGTGAAACAACCGCTAGGAATGAAAAAAGATTTGTTACTGAAATGCAGCAGAAAAAAATTGATTATAAAAATGATGGTTTGAAGCAAGTATTGAACACATTAGATATTATTAATATTGATAGTAATCAATATGAAAATACAAAATTCATAAATGTAAAAATGAAATGAAAAGAGATCACGACGATATAAAAGAAAAATTAGACAGTGTTGGTTGTGGGTTTTGTCTTGCAAAATGGACGCAAGTAACAATGCATTTACATAATGGTATGACACATTCTTGTCATCATCCAACACCACATAAAATACCTTTAAGTGAAATAAAAAACAATCCAACAGCTTTACATAATACTAGGTACAAAAAGGAGGTTAGAAAAGAAATGTTATCTGGTATAAAACCAGGTGAATGTAACTATTGTTGGAAAATTGAAGAGAATTCAAATTCACATTCAGATAGAATTTTTAAAAGTAGTGAACCGTGGTCTAAACCATTTTTAAATGAAATTAAAACAGCAGACTGGAGAGCAAATTATAATCCAAAATATGTTGAAGTAAGTTTCTCAAATACATGTAACTTCAAATGTTCATATTGTGGCCCGTCATTTTCGTCCAAATGGGTGGAGGAGATCGAACGTTATGGTGCTTATCCAACTTCATTTAAGTTCAATGAAATTGAGCATTTAAGAAAATCTGGTCAAATGCCATATAAACATTCCGAACAAAATCCTTATGTAGATTCTTTTTGGAATTGGTGGCCAGAATTATATAGAGACTTACATACATTCAGAATTACTGGTGGTGAACCATTATTATCTAAAGATACTTGGGAAGTTTTAGATTTTTTATGTACAAATGAAAACCCAAATAGACAACTTAATTTCTCCATTAACACTAATTTAGGTTCACCTAAAAGTTTAATTGAGAAATTTGTTGAGAAAGCAAAAATAATAATAAATGAAAAAAAGGTAAATGAATTTATTATTTTTACTTCCTGTGAGTCATGGGGTAGTCAAGCCGAATATATTAGAAATGGTTTAAATTTTGATCTATTTTTAGAAAATGTTGAATATATTTTGAGTGAATTACCTAAAGTAACAATAAATATAATGGCAACATTTAATGCAATGTCTGTTTTTGGTTATTCAAAACTTATAGATAAAGTTTTCGAACTAAAAAAGAAATATCATAACGGACAAAGATATTGGATATCTGCTGTGCAGTTAGATACCACCTATTTAAGGTGGCCTTCCCACATGTCTGTTAAAATTCTAGAAAAAGATCATAAAGATTTAATTTTAGATATGGCTAAAAAGGTGTTTTATCATGCATCACCTAGTTTTAATCATGACAATTATGGATTTTCAGACGTCGAAGTACAAAAAATAAAGAGACTATATGATTATTCAATAAGTGAAGATGATTTCAATGTAGACTTAAATAGAAATGATTTTATTTTATTTGTTGACGAACATGATAGAAGAAGAGGAACTAATTTTTTGGAAACCTTTCCAGAATTTGAAAAATTATACAATTATGTTAAAAATAAATAAAGGTGAACCTTGGCTAATGTGGCCCGATATTTTAGTCGCGAATTTTATTGATTTTCCCGCTAATAAAATCTTTGATTACGATGGTAATTTTAAATTTAAAATGATCTTTAAAACTGAGGAAAAGATAGAAAAAAGATCTACATTATTTTCTAAATTACCATCATATTTTGGTGTTGATTTTGATCAAAATTATGTTACATTGATATTAACTGATAACACTAAAGATTCAAAGTATCTACAAGCTAATTTTTCTCTAGAACCCAATAAAATAACTGTTTTAGAAATAAATAAGATCGATAATAATATTACTTTATCAATAAATGATGAGGTACTAATAAGTCATGAAATCATTGAGAAATTAGCGAGAAATAATGAATCTCACATAATATTTGGCTCAGGTAATTTCCCACAAAACGGCTTTAATTTAAACTATTTTTCATTTATATTAGAATATCTCTTAATTGAGAAAGACAATGAAATAATAGCTGAACATACTTTTGAAAAGTACATTCACAATAAAAGCTTTGATCTAACAGGAAACTGTAACTTTATACATAAAATTTAAAATATGGGTATTTTCTCAAAAAAAGAAGGCGAAAACTATATTGAATATAGAAATCGTGCAGTTAATTCAATATCACCAGCATTTTGCGGTGCTAAATGGTATAATGCAACCATATGGTTAGGAAATGGTACAACGGCTAGTTGTCATCACCCACCTGCACATAAAATACCTTTAGAAGAGGTTGCACAAAGCTATAAAGCTATCCATAATACTCAATATAAAAAATTAATCAGAAAACAAATGCTTGAGGGTGAAAGACCTAAAGAGTGTGAGTATTGTTGGAAAATTGAAGATCTTGGCCCTGATAAAGTATCTGATAGAGTTTATAAATCTATAATTTACACTGACAAGGAATTGTTGGAGGCTAAAACTAAATTTGGTTGGACAGAAGATGTTGATCTAAAAACATTAGAGATTGCTTTTGACCCTAATTGTAATTTTGCATGTTCGTATTGTAACGCATCGTTTTCAACAACGTGGCAAAATGACATTAAAAAGAATGGCCCATATCAAAATTTAGTTAGTGACGGTGCAGCAGCATTTCAACATGATGGTGCGCATGCATTACCATATGGTAAGAAAAATAAAGATAATCCATATGTTGAGGCTTTTTGGAAATGGTGGGAAGGTGAATTGCAGTTTAGTTTAAGAGAACTAAGAGTAACTGGTGGTGAACCAACCATGTCACAAGATTTTTGGAAATTGATGAAATGGTGGGAAAATCATAAAGACTGTAATGTTGATTTCGCTGTTAATTCTAATTTAGGTCAAAAAGATGAGTTATTTGAAGAGTTAATAAAAGCTAGCCATAATATTAAAAGTTTTCATCTTTATACCAGTTGTGAAACTGTTGGAGCTCAAGCTGAATACATTCGTGACGGCCTTGTATGGGAAAAATGGTTAAGAAACGTTGAAAGAATGTTAAGTGAAGGTAATGTTAAATCTATAAATTGTATGATGACAATTAATGCTCTTTGTTTATTTAAAATTACAGATTTTATGGATGAAATCTTAAGACTAAAAAGAAAATATAAAACACCATCCCCACATTGTTCTTTCAATATTCTTCGTTTTCCATCTTTTATGTCTATTGTTACATTACCAAAACATATTAGGGAAGAAAGAGCAGATCACATTGAAGCTTGGATAAATAAAAACTACGACGGCGGTGCTAATTTTTTCCAAGATTGGGAAAGAGATGGTATGTTAAGAATGGTGGCCTATATTAGACAAGTAGAAACGGGGCATAGTTTTACATCTTCAATTGAGACTAGAGAAAGAGATTGGAAATCTTTTTACACTCAATATGATATAAGAAGAAACAAAAACTTTGTTGAGACATTTCCAGAGTTAAAAGAATGGTGGGATTCAATACCTGAAACCAAATTAGAACCATTAAAAAGTGTTATTGATGGTGATGATGCAAAATCAAATAGGTATGTTGATGAAGTTATGGAAACAGCTAAGAAAGAAGGGTGGGTTTTGGACCCTCAATGGGCAAACCCGGGAGCACAAGACTTTGTTGAACCTGACCAACAAGATGAAATGTTAAACTTTATAAAAAATAAATAATGCCACATAATATAGAAGATATATTTCCAATTAAAACACAAACTGCTTGTCAATTTAAATGGACATGGAGCACTTTATTTTTGTCTGTTGGAACATCGTCAAGTTGTCATAGATGTAAGGGATGGGATGTTACTCAACACATGCAAGACTTCCATAACCATCCTGGTAAATTATCGGATAGACAAAAAATGTTAGATGGACAATGGCCAGGTAATGGTTGTGAATATTGTAAAAAAATAGAAGACTCTGGAGGAATTAGTGAAAGAACAGCATACATTAATGATAGTTTATTATCACCTAAAGAGCTAAAACTTAATCCAAAAGAATTAAGTGTAACACCAAGAATATTGGAGGTGTATTTTACTAATGTTTGTAATCAAAAATGTGTTTATTGTTCACCTTTTTTTAGCTCACTAATTCAAAATGAGATTGAAAAATTTGGGCCACTTGAGAGTGAATACGATTTGGATGGTTTCCACGGTAGGGATGATTATGACAAACTTAAAGCGGATTTCTGGGTTTGGATGGAAAAAAATTCTAGAGATTTATATCATTTCCAAATTTTAGGTGGTGAACCTATGTATCAACCAGAATTTGAGGAATGTTTAGAATTTTTTGAAAGACATGAACATCCAAACACAAATTTTAAAATATTCAGTAATCTCAAACACAACCCAAGTAAATTCAAAGAAAAAATAGAAAGAATTTCAAAACTAATTGAACAAAAAAAATTAGAATCTTTTGAAATTGTTTGCAGTATGGATTGTTGGGGGCCACAAGCGGAATTTGCTAGATTTGGTATGGATTTAATTGAATGGGAAACTAATTTTAATACTCTTTTAACATCACCACTTGTAAAGATATCAGTACACTCAACCATTACACCTGTTACTTTACCTACGATGGGTGAATTCTACAGAAAGATAATCGAGTGGAATAAAATAAAGAAAGTTGATTTTGGTTGGAACACAGTTGCTAGACCAACGTTTATGAATCCTGAAAATTTAGGGCATCACGCTAAATCATTTTTTGAAGATTTACTTTCCGCAGTACCGGAAGAAGATCACAGAAAACTTTACTTATATGGTTTTGAGAAACAAGTGACAACTCACGATGTTGATAAAACACAACTTAAAAGATTGAGGGATTATTTAGATAAAATCGACCAAAGACGAAACACAGATTGGAGGTCATTATATCCTTATCTTATTGAGGTATTTGAAAAAGAAAATATAGATGAAATTAAAACCATCTGAGGGAAATAAAACATTTTGTATGGCTCCTTGGTCACACACCTATCTTTCACCACAAAGTGAAAGAAGACTTTGTTGTGCGAGTAGGGAGAAAGCATCTTGGGCAACACAATACCTTGATTCTGAAAGTGCTGATAATGGTTCACAATATAATCCAGGAACATTAGACGACCATTGGAATTCTGATTATATGAAAGGTATCAGAAAAGATTTAATGGAAGGTAAAGAAATACCTCAGTGTGCTGTTTGTAACGATAAACTATTGAACATTTCAATATACCGTGACTACTTTAATAAAACACTATTTCCACACAAGATTGAGGAAGCATTTGAAAAGACAAATGATGACGGTCATACTGAGATGAAACCTATTTCATTTGATTATCGAATTAAAAACTTATGTAATTTCAAATGTAGAATGTGTGGGGATCAATTATCATCTTCTTGGGAAGCAGAAAGAAGATCTATGGGCCACTATGATGCACAGGGTAATACCGATTACTGGGCACAAAAACAAAATAAACCAATTATTGAATCATTTCAAAAAGACGTTGCTGAAAAGGAACTATGGGAAGCGGTTAAGAATGGTACAATTGAGGAGATTTATTGGGTTGGTGGCGAACCATTAATGTGGGACATTCACTGGGAGATTATGGATTACCTAGTTAAAACAGGTGGGGCAAAAAATGTGTGGGTTAGATATAATTCTAATTTCTCAAGAACAACTTATAAAGACTATGATTTAAGAACTCTCTTACCACATTTCAAACAAGTACAAATATGCGCATCAATTGATGGTACAGGTAAGATAGTTGAATATGTTCGTCACGGTATAAGATGGGATGAATGGATCAAAAACTTTAAGGACTTTATGTTCTTAAATCAAAGATATGGTGATTACGGTATTGCGTTTGATTTAACAATCACAACACCAGGTCTTTTTAGTTTAAAGGAATTATTTGACTTGTCCTTAGAGTTAAATGTTCACACATTAATTAAAACCACATTTGCGTTTGATAGTAGTATCATTATGTGTCCACAGGTACTACCTAGAGAAATTTATAACGAAGTAATTGATGATATTTTAGATTATATTAGACCTAAAATCCAACAGAATCATAAATATGATTATTGGATAACGTGTCTTGAGGATTTAAAAAATAGACAGACTTTTCAAGAGAAGTATCCTAATTGGCAAGAAGGGCTACAAAGAGGAATAAAAAATTTAAACGCTGTTGATTTATGGAGAAACAATGTGGGGGTGATTGATGAGATATTCAGTCAAAACCCACGAGTACTTCAATGGTGGCAAAATAATAGTAAAATATTAATTTAATGGAAAGTAAATCATTTTGTGTTTTACCTTGGATACATTTAGCTACACACCCAATTGGAACGGTTACACCTTGTTGTATAACCGATATGACTAATAGTATTTCAACCGCAGCTCACCCTGATGGTAAACATCTTTTTTTGGGTAAAGATAAATTGAATGATATAACAAATACTAGTAAGTTTAATAATATTAGAAAACAAATGATGAATGGGGAATTCCCATCCGTTTGTCAAAAATGTTACAAGTACGAACAAGGTGGTGTTGAATCAAAAAGAATCGAATCAAATAAAAAATTTGAAGAGTTTATTGAGAAATGTTTTACTAACACTAACGAAGACGGCTCACTTAAAGATGTGAATTACAACTATGTTGAATTGAGACTTGGTACTGTTTGTAATTTAAAATGTGTTACTTGTAATCCTTTTTCATCAAATAGATGGAATGAAGATATACATTCATTTAAAGGTACTCAATTTGAAAACGATTATTTCAAATGTGATATACGAACTGAATGGTTTAGAGACCACTCATTCTATGACGAACTATACACTAAGTGTAATAAGCTAAAAGAAATATGGATAAATGGGGGAGAACCTACCTTAATTAGGGAACACGGGTATTTCTTAGAGAAATTTATTTCGGATGGTACTAGTGGAAACGTTGATTTACATTATAGTATCAATATGACAGCAGTACCTGATAAATTCATAGAGATATGGAAGAAATTTAGGAAAGTTAGAATTCACTTATCAATAGATGATTTAGAAGAAAGAAACGATTATATAAGACATGGATCTAGTTGGGGACAAATACTTGAAAATTTTAAAAAAATCGTCGAATATAAAGATATTTTCAATTTAGAAGTTTGCCAAACAGTTAGTGCGTATAATGTTTTTAATATTGATAATTTTAAAAAATTCACATTAGATTATGATTTAGTTATTTCACACAACTATGTACATTATCCTTCATTTCAACAGGTTAATATTATTCCAGATGATATGAAAACTGAAATTATTACTAATATCAAATACATGAGGCCAGATGAAGTTGAAAGATTAAAAATTGAATTGTTTAAGCCAAAAAATAATAATGATGAAGAAAAATTTTATGGGTTTGTTAATTTATTGGATACATCTAGAAATGTAAAAATAACAGACTACTTAAATGAATGGAAAAAATATTTTAAGTAATATGGAACATATATGTCCACTACCTTGGGTCGGGTTTTCAAATGATCCATATGGAAGCGTAAAACCTTGTTGTATAAATAAAGATTATGTAGTAAAACCAGACGGTTCTTTTTTTTATGTTCAAAACGATACAGTTAAAGACATATTTCATAGTCAGTACATGGAAAATTTAAGAACACAATTTTTAAATGGCGAAAAACCAAAAGGATGTGAAACGTGTTGGAAGGATGAAGAGAATGGTTATAAAAGCAAAAGGCAAATATATATTGAAATTTTAAAAAACAATGGAACAACAGTCGATTATGGTAAAGTCCCTGAATATCCTGAAGACTACCAGATAATTTTAAATAATTCTTGTAATTTAAAATGTAGAAGTTGTTCACCTAGTCATAGTACTAGTTGGTTGAAGGAAGTAAACGATATTCCAGAATCAGAATGGGAAAAATTTGGTATTCGTTATTTCGGGTTAAAACATGGGCAACCAGGTCACCAAACAAGTGAATTTATTTCTAGTATGGATACTTGGTTACCTCACGTTAGAAGGCTTGAAATTGTTGGTGGGGAACCTTTCTATTCGAACACCTGGGAAAGAGTCTTAACACATATGATTAACGAAGGACATAGTAAAAATATATTGTTAAATATGTCCACCAACGGCACCATTCTTAACGAAGATCTAATGATTAAAATCTGTGAAGGATTTAAAGCAGTTGGTATTGGGTTAAGTATTGACGGAACCGAAGGTACGTTTGAGTACCTAAGAAAAAATGCGGTGTGGGGTGAGGTAAAAGAAAACTTATTTAAGTACCACGAACTAAGAAAGAAGTATAGGAATTTAGGGTTTACCTACACACATACAACTTCTTGGGTAAATGCGTACGAGTTACCAAAAACTATCCAATGGATGAGAGATAACACGCCTCTATTTGATTTTTGGTTAAACATTGTTCACTACCCACCACATATGTCAATCTATATGTTACCTAAAGAAGAAAAAGATAGAATAAAATCACACTGGGAAACATTTGATTTTAAGGAACAAACAAACGATATCAATGCGTTGATTGAATTTATGTACAGTAAACAACCAACTGATGATGAACTAAGAAGAGAATACACTAAATTCACGATATTAGATGGTTATAGAAGTGAATCGACTATCGATATCGTTAAAACAAATTACCCAACTTTAGTAAACTACTTTATGTGATGAATGAAAATGAGAAGAAATCTTTACTAGTTGATTCAAAATCTTTTTGTGTTGCGCCTTGGATGAGTGTCTATGTTCATCCTAATGGTAATGTTCTTCCGTGTTGTAATTGGGATTTAAATGATCCTCTTGGCAATATTAATAAATCAACATTAAATGAGATTTATAAATCAGATAAATCTAAAGATATTAAGAGTAAAATGATATCTGGTGATTTTGTTAAACAATGTTCTAATTGTATCAATAATGAGAAATTAAACTCGGAATCATATAGACAAAGATTAAATAGAGATTATCCACAATGTGTTGACTATGTTGATTATGACGAAACAAAGTTTCATTTGTGGGATATTAGAATCACTAATCTATGTAATTTTAAATGTAGGATGTGTTATCATGGGTTTAGTTCATCTTGGTTTAATGATGCTGTTAGTATGAATATGTCACATAGTAACCAAGCAATAATAACTTTAGATGATACAAATGATTTTTTAAAACAATTAGGTGATCATTATGAATATGTGGATGAAATATATTTTGCTGGTGGCGAACCATTAATAAGTGAGCATCATTATGAAATATTAGATGAGATAATAAAAAGAAACAAACAAGTTTATTTAAGATATAGCACCAATTTATCAAAAATAACGTTTAAAAATAAACATATTTTTGATTATTGGTCTCATTTTAATAACATCACATTATTTCCTAGTTTAGACGGTTTAGGTAGTGTAGGCGAGTATATAAGATCTGGATTTAAAACTGAAACTTTTATCACAAATGCTAAAAAAGTATCAGAATTTTTAACTAATTCACATATTTTTTATACTTTTTCTTATGGGGCACTAAATTATCTACATACATTTGATATGATTCTTGAATTAATTAACCAAGGTCTTATTGAAAAAAATATAGATTATTCACGAAGAAGAATGTTGGCGATAAATCCAATATATGGTCCTGATTATTTAAGTTGTAAATGGATATCTAATGAAATTAAAGATAGGTTTAAAACTCGTTTATTAACCTTTAATCAAGAGTTAAAATCGTTAGGTGTTAGTGACGATATTAATAAAGAGATAATAGAATTATTAGATTCTATCTATCTTTTTAGTATTAGTGATGTTGATGATTTAAATAGATTTGATTTGTATCGAGAGTTTAAGAAATATAACGAAACTTTAGATACTTTAAGATTGGAAAAATTTGAAAATGAGATAGGATTAAAGATACACGGATTCATAAATGAAAAAATGATATAGATTTGTATTTATATTTAGTAAACATTGATAAAATGTGTTTTAAACATTATATTATAAAAAATAAACATTAATGGAAAGAAAAATTTGGGCGTTTGGTGATTCTTTTACACAATCTTTAGCCCCTGTCCCAGGACTATCGGATTGGAGAGCTAAATACTTTGAATATAAAGAGTACGTACCTAAAGTTTTTACTGATTTTTTATCTGAAGATTTTAGATATACTTGTATTAATAGGGGGCATGGAGGTGCAGATAATCAAAGTATACTTGAGATTATTGTGAAAAATATAGATGAAATAAAAGATGGTGATATTATTATTATTGGTTGGTCTAGTATTGAGAGGGCTAGATTGGCAAATAAATTTGGTAAATTTACCACAATGCATTCTAATTGGGACAATAACCAAAAAAAAATAAGTTGTGATTTAATGGGGATTTCAATAAATACTATGGAAGAAATCTTAGTTAATAGACACGGTAATTCTTGCTATGTTAATGAATTAAATAGTTTAATTAAATTAATAAATCGTACATTTAAAAATAATCTGGTAATTCATTGGTCACCTTTTTCTGGCTTTTTCCCCGGAATGGATGTCATAACCATACCAAAAATCCAAACCATCAAAGAAGAAACCGAAAATAAAGTACAAGACTCTCATTATAGTGAAAATGGGCATAAAACCCTTTCAAAGCATTTACATGAGGTTATTGACTATACGATTATATATAATGAAAAATTATACTCAGAATTCTATGGATCGGGCAAAAAAAATGACACTTCACAAAAAAGACAAATAATTTAAAGTATTTATATAAAAAACAAAAACTATGGCTTATAAAATCAATGCATTAAAAAGGACCGAATTTGGTACAGGAGACTTAGAATTATTAGATAATTCGTTTGAGACTAAAGAATTAGCATTAGAATATCTTAAAGATAATTTAATGATAAGTGAACTAAGTGAAGAAATTGATGTGGTTGTATTAGAATTAAATGGTGAAAAATACCATTATTTTGAAATAATTACAGTTTAAGACTCTTTTTTTACTATTTTTATCCGTATATTTAAATTAGAAGTATATGTGTAAATGAGTAAAATTCAGTATATTATTGGTATATCCGCTTTCTATCACGACTCAGCTGTCTGTTTATTCAAAAACGGACAGCTGGTTTTTGCTTGTGAGGAAGAAAAATTTACAGGGATCAAACATGATAGTTCATTTCCACACCAAGCACTTAACTATATAATTAAAAATTATAAGATTAAGCGAGATGATATTGAAATGATATGTTTCTATGAATATCCGGAACTAAAACTTAAAAGGGTTCTTAAAAACATAAAACCACAACTATTAAAAAACCCAATATACTCATTACAAACACTGTATAAAATAAAAAAGAATACTTGGAGCTTAAATAAGGAGCTAAAAAAGTACTCTGACAATATATTTTATTCAACACACCACGAGTCTCATCAATATTATTCTTTTTACAGTTCAAATTTTCAAAATGCTGTTTGCTTGTCTATAGATGGTGTTGGTGAGATCGACACCTTATCTATGGGGTTAGCGGATAATACCGGCATAGATTATATATCCATGGCAGAATACCCACATTCTTTGGGTTTATTCTATTCTGCATTAACCGCATTCTTGGGGTTTAAACCAAACGAGGGTGAATATAAGGTTATGGGGTTGGCACCATATGGCGACCCGGAAAAATATATAAAAAAAGTTAGAAAACTAATTACATATAAAAATAGTTCATTAACATGTAATATGGAGGTATTTTGTTGGGATAGATCAACAACAAGTATGTTCAATTACAAACTAATAGAGTTGTTAAACTTAGACCCAAGAGTTATTGACAGTGAAATAACGCAAGATCATAAAGATCTAGCTGCAGCGGTTCAAATGCGATATGAGGAAATATTATTTGAGGTCATAAAATCGATTTCAATAATAAACGATAATGGTAATTTATGTTTATCTGGTGGGTGCGCGTATAATGGCACCGCAAACGGTAAAATAGTCTCAAATTCGCACTTTAATAACTTATGGATACCATTAGCCCCATCTGACGCTGGATCGTCTATTGGGGCTTGTATTCATTATTTGGTTAAAAACAAAAAATTAAAGGAAAGAATTCCTAAAAACCCATTTCTGGGACCAAGCTATTACTATGATACTTTTATCAAAAATAGTAAAAATTTAAAATTCTTTAGGTTTAGATCTGAAGACGTTTTAATTAAGAAAGTTGCTGAAAAATTAAGAAAAGGTAAGGTTATTGGGTGGTATAGAGGACATATCGAATTCGGCGCAAGGGCATTGGGTAACAGATCAATTATAGCAGACCCAACAATTCCCGGAATGAAAGACAAGATTAACAAAGTGATTAAAAAAAGGGAAGGTTTTAGACCATTTGCACCTATGGTTATAAAGGAAAAACAACACTTATATTTTAATGTATCTGGGGACGTCCCATATATGAATCAAATCATTAAAGTTAAACCTGACTATGTAGATCACCTACCATCGATAACACATGTAGATGGGACAGCAAGAGTCCAAACTGTTTATAAAAATTCTACGATCTATAATTTATTATTAGAATTCGAAAAATTAAGTGGTTACCCAATATTACTTAATACCTCATTTAACATAAAAGATAAAACAATGGTATTAACACCTAAAGATGCGTTAGAAACATTTTTTAACACAGAAATGGATTACCTTGTTATAGGTAACTACTTGATATACAAATAGATTTAAAATAATATGACAGCCATTTTCGCATTTAAAATAATTTATAACCATTATAAACCAATCAACGATGATTTCATTAGGTTAGCTAAATTATCTGTTAAATCGGCCAAAAAGTTTTACAAAACTAAAATATATTGTGATTTAAATTCACACATTTTTTTCCAACAAAACAACATCTTATTTGATGAGGTTATCATTATCAATGAGTTTATAGATGATTACCCAACTCAATTTTCAATTCCTAAAATTTATGCAATGATTAAGGAAACCGAGCCATATATCTTAATGGATCTAGATGTAGTATTGTTCGAAAAACTAGAATCAATACACACAATAACTTATGGATATCCGGAGGTTAATCTAAATAGAGAACATGTTGACATGCATATGGTGAATTGGGCTCAGGATGCTTATATAAAACCATTTGTTAATAACATAAAAAAATATTATAACGACCAAGAATTAACCATCATGAATTGGTCGATATATCCTTGTTTTTGTGTTGTTATAGTAAAAAACCCAATTATAATGTCAACAATTTTTAAAACAATTTTTAAATTAATAGATAATAAAGATATACACGAAATAACACCAACCCTATTGGAACAATTCTTATCTCACCAATATATAATAAAATATGGTATTGATTTTGGGTTTATATGTAAAGGTGCTACGGATAATCCACATGACCTTAATAGTTTTGATAGATTAGCATTTATTTCAAATAAATTTGTGCATTTACACATAAACAAACCAATAATAAGTGAACAATTAAACTTTTTGGAAGAGATTATTTAATATAAAACATAAAATTAATATGAAAAAACTAATAAATTGGTTAATGTCCAAAATTAAAGAGTATAAACGTAAAAGAATCCATAAAAAAAAGATGGAAGAATTAAAAAAACGCGACCCATTTACATATAATCATTGATATTTGATTATTTGATTATTTGAAAATAATTCCTTATATTAATAGTATGATATACTGGTTTACAGGTCAACCAGGTGCTGGTAAGACCACATTAGCAAAATATTTAGTGGAACACTTCCCTAAAGACAATGTCATCCACATTGATGGTGACGATTTACGAAACGCATTCAATAATAAGGACTATAGTGAGTATGGTAGACGTGCGAATGTCGAAAGAGCTCAATATATTGCTCAATTTATGAATAGCAAAGGATTCGACGTTGTTGTTTCATTGGTTGCACCGTATAAAGATCAAAGAGATCGTTTTAAATCACAAAATTCTGTTATTGAAATATATGTTCACACTTCTGAAATTAGAGGTCGTGAATCATTTCACGTTACTGAATATGAAGCACCAACAGAAAACTTTATTGATATTGACACAACAACAGATAATGAAACAGATTCATATTATAAATTATTAAAAAACATAACATTATGAGTAAAAAATACGCACTATACATCGGTAGATGGCAGAACTGGCACAAAGGTCACGAATGGTTGATTAATCAACAATTAAACCAAGGTAAAAATGTATGGGTTGCTATTAGAGATGTTGAAGTTGACGAAAACAACCCAAAGACGGCACAAGAAGTTTTTCAGATGTTAATACAAGAACCTTTCTTCAACAATAATTTTGATAAGATTCTCGTATCTATTATCCCAGATATTGAATCGGTTAATTATGGTAGAGGGGTTGGATACGAGGTTATTTATCACGAACCACCCACAGAAATTGCTGAAATAAGTGGAACTGCAATAAGAAATAAATTAATAAATTCAGATGGTAGTAGAACGTAAAAGACACATTGCAAAAACCATTTCGTACCGTGTTATAAGCACCCTAATTGGGTTTATTATAATGTGGTGGATAAGTGGTTCGATTAAGGTTGGCGCAGCATTTGGTGTTGCTGAATTAGTATATAAACCAATTCAATATTATATTCATGAAAGGGTATGGTATAGGTGGATTAAGTATGGGTTAAAAAATAAGAATATTTTATAAATGAAGGGAACAGAAAAAGTAATAATATCTGACGATGAGATTAGAATTACAAATTTAGAAAAAGATTGGGTAATGCATAAAGGGGAAAAATCTTTAATGTATAGGTTAGCAGAAATAGTAACAAAAAATGGTGGAGATATACTTGAAATTGGTTTTGGTATGCATTTATCTGCTGACGGAATTCAGTCTAATCCAAATATAACATCACATACAATAATTGAAATACACCCCGAAATGTTTAAAAGCGCATTAAAATGGGCACAAGACAAACCAAAAGTAAAAATAATTTTAGGTGATTGGATTAATGTTTTACCAACACTACAATCAAAGTTTGACGGTATTTTACATGACACACATAGGGACCCAAATATTTCTAAATTTTTAGATTATGTAAAACCAAATTGTAAACAGGGAACCATAGTTGGTTTTTTTTCAACGCCAGTTAAAGATAATGTATTTAATGCGGTTAGGCATAAATTGACAGATGCGGAATATGAAGCATTACCATATAAAAATCTTCATTTTAAAAACGGTGAATTTGAGTTGAAATATACAACATTTAACGGAACCAATTTTTATAAAAAAATAGAGACTAAAGTTTTATTATGAAAAAAATATACTTTGATGAAAATACATTTATATGGAAAAAAAAATTAAATTTGGTAAAATACAAAGATTCTTTATTGGAAGAGGCTAACAAAATAATAAAGTCCCAACCGGAATCTAAACATGATGGATTTGGTGTTATATATTGGACGGACTCTATAAATTCATCAGGTGAATTGAATATATCAAATAAAATGGACGAAATTACACAAATAGGAATTAATGAGTGTAAAAAAATATACGAGGATGATAACATCCCTTTTAATAAAGTTAACCTAGAAACTTGGGTAAATCGAATTAGACATAAAAAACCAGTGCAAACAGAATTTTGGAAAAATAATGTCGACAAATACCACGTCCATACGGATATTAATAAAAAATTAAAGACGTTCCACCCCGACTTTACCTTTGTTTATTATATTCAAATGCCTGATGTTATGAATGGTGATGATGGGGTATTGTACTTTAAAAATAAAAAAGGTGTCGAATATTGGGTTAAACCTGAGGAAGACGAATTAATAATTATGCAAGCAGATGTACCCCATTCTCCTAAAAATGCCCCAAATTCGACAATTGATAGAATAGTTTTAGCGGGAAATATTGGTTTGGAATTCGTTAAGAAGACCTCATCGTTAATTTAAAATAAGGATATTTATATATAAATAATAAAAAATAATAATGAAAGCAGTAATAATTGGTACGGATCTATTAAAAGATTCAAACGGAAATCTAAGAATAATTGAAACAAATACGAATGTTGATGTACATAATAAAATCGTACCAAATTTAGATTGGGACTCTTTTAGGCAATTTTTGATAGATAATTCCATAAATAATTTACATCTTATTGTAACTGAGGGAAATATCATTTATAGTGAAAAAGATGGTGCATTTAGTACGAATCTTAATGATGTTACCATCAAAGATAAAATGGAAGAAATTATAGGTGATTTAGATGGTTCATTTACCTTTCACCAAGTGGCACATAATTCAATAACGGTTCCATATATTGAGGACGGTGATAACACATTAATCATAAGAACATCATATGATACCACAGCGGTTGTGGATGAAGAATATACGAAAGATAAAGTTAATTTTCATAGATTGATTCAAAATAAATCATATTCACCAAACATATTCTATTCATCTAATGTTGATACCTATTTAAATATTGACCAATTAACCGATTTACATATTACAAATGGAGATACACCAAATTACATTGTTAAACCTAGATATCCTAATAGAAATCTTGTTACATATCCGAAATTGTATAAAATCACATCATTAGAAAATTTACAATTATTGAAAGAATCATTAATTGAATCGGAATACATGGAAGAGTATCACACTCATTCTGATAATATTGTGAATGAAAAAATGGGTGTAATTAGAAGTTTAGATATATTATATGGAGGAACACTTAGTTGTTTACATTTGGGGTCATATATAATGACTTCACAAGTTAAACATGATGAATGGCCAACAGAGTATGATTCAAATGGTTTGATGTCACAATCATCTAGAGTACTATGGATGACTAAATCACCAAATACCCTTGGTGAGATTTACATTTTAGACAATGATACAAAAATTTTAAATGGTGAAGGTGATTTAGTGTTACCAAGTCAAATAACGATTAATAGTACATTAAAAACATTACTACTTCCGTGGGTACCCCTTGACGATGAATTAATCGACGGCATCCCAAATTTTATACCTGGAGTGAACAGTAATAATTTTACAGACGACCTTACAGTATTTACAACTTCATCAACAATAGTTGAAGAAATAAGTGGAGCTCAAAAAGAATGTTTAATGATTAAAGTCACTTTAGAAAATGGTTTAACATATGAAGATTTACCTGGTAGTAACATGATTATTGAAGAGTTTGATACACTTCGTACCACATATGCATTAACAAATACATTTAGAATAGATGATTCCATTGTGTTTTATGATTATATTAATGATACGTTAACTAAATCTAAAATAACAAATTTAGAGGTGGTTTATGTAAATAGAATGATATTTGATATAAATGTTGAACAAAGTGATGTATTCCTACCGGTTTTAGATGAAACTTTAGGTTTAGCATTTATACAACATAATGCGTGTTACAGCTGGTGTTCTGGTGGTGGATGTAGTTGGTGGTCGTGTAACAGTTGCTCTTATTGTGGCGGCGGAGGAGAAAGAGTTCCTAAAGAATAATAAATTTATAAATTATAAAAAAATGTCAAAACCAAAAATTTTATCATCAGAAGTTGTACCAACAAGTGGTACAACTAATACAAATGTTGCAACCATAATGCAAGAGGTTGCAACTCTTATTTATACTGACATTACGAGTCAATAAATTATAAAATTAACTTATGAAACACATAGAGTTGAATGACACCTATGGTTATGAGGAATTTATAACAAACGAAGAACAAGAAATTCTTTTATTTTGGACAAATTCTAATTCACATCTATTTGAAATAAACACAACAAATAGTCATACCATAAATGCACCATACGGTTCTAGACAAATCGGTGTATTAAATAGGATACCAAATTCCCCATTAGATATAGTAAAAAAGATAAAGGATAGGGTAATTGAAGTAGAAAAAATTAACGATTGGATATTAGACCCAAATTTTGAAGATGCCATTGGTATTAATAGAGAGGGCGGATCAATTCACACACATACTGATATGAATGTGGATGGGTATACACATGTCAGATATAATATTATACTATCTTATCCCGAACAAGGAGGACATTCCATATATAACGGTAAAATAAATGAATTAAAGGAAAGGATGGTGTGGAGATGTGTTGCGGGTAAAGTTAAACATGGCAGTACCCCCGTAATAGGTGAAAAACCTAGAATAACTTTAACATTAGGATTCCAAATAAAAGATGTTGTTAAAAATACTAAAAGTTTTATATAATAAATGGTCATAAATGATAAAATTGCGTTCATCCCAATACCAAAAAACGCATCATGGTCAGTAGAATTTACCTGTAAGGAATACAATTTCGATTTAAAATATACCAATATTTTATGGGAAAATACAATGAAGGAGGATGGGCAAAAAAATAAACATATTCATACAAAAGTACAATCTTTAATTAGAACATTTGGGGATAATTTAGATTACGTTTGTATACTAAGAAATTCAACAGATAGATTTATTTCAGCGTGGAAATTTTTTATTGCACAATCTTCCGAGTTATTAGATTCTTTTACGTTAGATAAAATGAAAAATAAAAACAATGAATTTTTAATTAATTTTATAAAAAACAATTATAATGATTTCATTAACGCGTATGGAGATAATGATACAGTAAAAAAACTTTTTCTTAAATTAATTGATGAATTAGAATTTCCCGAAGAATTGAAAAAAGATAATAAATTTGTTCATCGTTTTTCACTTCATATATTGACATTTATTTCACAATATAATTGGATATTAAACGATACAGTAAAAGTTAAGGAATTTCATTTTGATAGAATAGAGGAATTTGAAGATTATATGTCTGAAAAACTTAATGTTGATTTCAAATTATCACACGTTAATCAAACAAAAATAGATTACTGTGCGATAACAAAAACACCAGAATTGATAGAATTTGTTGACAAATACGTAGATGGCGCTTTTAAAAGAACTAAATCTATTATATAATATGACTACACCAAAACAAAAGATACTTTTTTCAAAAGAAGAGTGTGATTTGATTTTAAAAAAGTATGAACTGAAACCTATCGATGGAAATCAAATACGTAAGTCAAGTATAAGTTACACTTATAAAAATATGAATGACGTTGAAGATAAGTGGATATTAGATAGATTTATATTGTGGATAAACGAAGAATTTAATATTTCTATTGATTGGGAAAATACGGATAGTAAAGAGTTTTATTTACAAACATATGTTAAGGGAGATAAATTTAATAGGCACAACGATAGTATTCATAACAGATTATATGGGTTAGGTTTATTATTAAATGATGATTTTGAGGGAGGAGAATTTATTATTGAGAACATTACTAATAATACCGAAATATTTAATTTTCAAAAAATTATTGGTAACTGTTATTTTTTTGAATCAATATTTGAACATGAGCTTTATGAAATAAAAGAAGGGATTAGAAACATTATATTGGTTTTTTTTAGAAAATCACAAATAAAAAATGGTAAATTAAAAATCATATAGTAATAAACAAAAAATCAACCATTACAAATGTTAATTCAATCTATTTTATTTACCGAAGATGAATGTAAAACTATCATAAATTTAAAAAACAAATATCCATTATTAGGTACTAATGGTAGATGGGGTGAATTCGATAATTTTAATTATAAATTTTACACATTGGAATATAAGACCGATGTTGACTGGATTATAAAAAGAATGTGTGACTTTTTCGAAAAAGAGATGAAGTTACACATTTTTTTAAGACCTATTAAACTAAATTTACATCACTTCACTGTTGGTGATGAATTTGGTAAGCATATAGACACCGGAAATCCTATAAAAGAGTGGAATGTTGGTATCATCTTAAATGAAGATTTTATTGGTGGAGATTATATAATTTATGATGAAGATGATAAACCAATAGTCATTGATAAAAAAGTGGGTAATGTTTGTATATTTCAATCACAAATACCTCACCAAATAACACCATTAATCGAAAGGGAAAGATGGTCAATTGCGATGTTTATTCATAAATTCAGAATGGAACCAAATAAAAACAAGCTTATATGAGAATTGCAATATTAGGTAGCGAAAGAACCGGATCAACAACACTTTTTTACCTTATTAAAGAACATTTAGATTCTTTAAATTATACCAGCCACTGCGAGCCATTTAATCAATATCTATACGAATTAAAAAATAGAAATGTTTATTTACCTAGTTTTTATGAAAATAAAAATAATGTTTTCATTAAAACATTTTTAAACGACGTTCATCGACCAAATGGTTTTTTAAATAATGATGAAATGTATTGGGATTGGTTTTTCAATTATTTTGAAAAAATAATACTTTTAGACCGAAAAGATAAAACTCTACAAAGTGAAAGTTTTGTATACCATGCAATAAAAGGTACAAAGGGAGATTGGCATAAAAGACAATATTATGATTTTTCTGGTATTGAGGAAAGTGATATTGAATATAGAAAAAAAATATTAATCGAAGAGTCTAAAAAACTACATGGCTTATCCGAAAATGGATACCCAATATTTTATTTTGAAGACATTTATACGGATAGAAACAAATCGGTTGTTAAAGACATATTAAGATATGTTGGTGTAGAACTCAATGACGTGATTTATAATAAATTTGTTTTAGCCGATAAAAATAGAGTTAGACTTGATAAAGGTGAATCACCGCATGCTTATTTAATATAACCCAATGAAGTTGAATGATTATGTATGCCCCACACCTTTTATGTACTTGGAAATACATAAAAATAGTACACATAGTTGTTGCCCAACCTGGCTACCTAATAATGTTGGTAATTCATTAAGTCAGGTTTGGGGTGGAGATCAATTAACAAAAGTACAAGATTCTATTTTAGATGGGTCATATAAATATTGTTCTAAAACAGCTTGCCCATATCTATCTAGTTTTATTTCAACAAAGAGACCACCATCAAAATTTATTAAAAAAGAAGATTTTAACTTAGAAAAATATAAAAACGGTCCCAAAAGCTTAAATTTCGCATTTGACAGAAGTTGTAATTTATCCTGCCCAACATGTAGGACTTCAATGATAATGGCAAATGGTTCCGAAATTGATTTTGTTGAATCAAAACTAAACGAGGTTATCACTCAGTTCAGCGACAGTGTTGAACTAATATACCTTTCAGGGACATCTGACCCATTTGCATCCAAAACATTTAGAAATTTTTTATTTAATATTGACCTTAATAAGTATCCAAGACTAAATCACATTCACTTACACACCAACGGGTTGCTTTTAAATAAGCAAATGTGGGATAAATTATCCCATATACACCATTTAATAAAAACCATTGAAATTAGTGTAGACGCCAGTAAAAAAGAAACGTACGAGGTGGTTAGACGAGGTGGTAATTGGGAAACCCTGATTGAAAATTTAAAATTTATATCAAAAATCCCCATGAATAAAAAAAATGTGTCATTTGTTGTTCAAGACACAAATTATACGGAAATGTGGGATTTTTATGTAATGATAATGAAAATCTTTAAAAACAACGTAAACATATTTTTTAATAAAATAGACAACTGGGGTACATATTCAGAAGGGGAATTTAGATTAAAACAAATTTGGTCACACAATCACCCCGAATTTGATAAGTTCTTAATAGAATTGGTTAAAATAAATAAAAAATACGGGTGTACCCATAATATGCACGACATCGTAGATTTATATATTCCTAAGACAATAAATAATTTAATATAACCGAAGGACAAAGTATTTATCTAAGTATAATACACATTTAGATGAATATATTTAATCCATTAGTTTCAGGGTCACTGTCGGTCTCAGGTTCTGGGCAAGTTTCGGGTGATTTGACCGTTTTGGGTACCTTATTTGCAACCATTTCAGGTACTGCAGAAAATGCGGTTTCGACATCACATGCGTCAGCTTATACCCTAACTTCAAGCTTCCATCAACACACCAATAGCTTTAATAGTTTTACCTCATCATATTCTACCGGTTCCTTTACTGGTTCTTTTGGTGGGGATGGTGCTCAATTGTATAATATACCAGCCAGTGGGGTTACCGGGCTAAATCTTAGCCAAATCTCCCAAGGAAGTGCAACCGCGTCTATTTCTCAAGCAAATGGGTTATTAATTAACACAAATACCGAAATTACTGGAAATTTAAAGGTAAACAACATAAATGTTGGTACCAATTCCTTGGTTAGTATATCGGTTACAGATTCTGGAGGTAAATATTTTATTGATAATGTAAGAAACCCTCAATTAACATTAGTTAAAGGGTTTACATATAGATTTTTATATGCAAATATAGGGTCTCACCCTTTTAGGTTTTCAACAACAAATGATGGGTCACATAATGGAGGTACAATATATTCTACGGGAGTAACTACTGGTGCAACACCGAATTATATTCAAATTGAGGTTACTGATAGTACACCATCAACCCTATATTATTATTGTACTGCTCATCCTGGTATGGGTAGTAGTATCTCTGTAGTTTCTGACATATTAAATCTTGAAGCTGACAGAGGTGTGGTTTACATTGATCCAGCTAGAATAGCGACAACTGGATCTAATTCACTTACTGGTTTACAAACAATAAGTGGTTCATTATCTGTTACAGGTTCTGTTGATATAACAGGATCAATGTCTTTAAATGGACAACCAATTGGGACAGGTAAATTAGATGAAACAGTATTCAATACATATACATCTTCAAACGACAATAAAGTTTCCGCTTTAGAAACAAGTAGTGGATCTTTAAATGTTTTTACAAGTTCAATCGAGCAATTTACCGGTAGTGTTAATGGAAAATTAAATTCATTAGAATCTTCAACATCGTCACTATATAGTTTTACTAGTAGTGCGAATAGTATATTAAGCTCTCTAGAAAGTGCCAGTGGTAGTATAAGAACAGATTTCAATAGTTATACTTCTTCAAACGATTCAACAAATACTACCCAAAATAGTAGATTGAGTTCTCTTGAAGGTGCTAGTGGTAGTATTAGAACTGACTTTAATTCATATACATCTAGTAATGCTACAACAAATACAACACAAAATGATAAGTTAAGTGCGTTAGAAACCACATCTGGTAGTATTAATTCTTACACCAGTTCAAATATAGCTAATATAAATGCAATTCATATTGCAACAAGTAGTTTAAATACATTTAGTTCTTCAGTATTAGGCGCGGTAGAAATTACTGGATCTAATCTAACAGTTAAAGGTAACTTATTAGTTAAAGGAACAACAACACAAATTGATTCAACAACACTTAATATTGGTGATAATATTATTCAATTAAATGGAACAGCAGCAAGTAATGCCGGCCTTGTTGTTCAAGATGCTAGTGGTGCTAGTATTATTTCCGGATCATTACTTTGGGATAGTGCAACAGATAATTGGAAAGCTGGTAAATTAGGTAGCGAAGAAAGAATTATATTAGTTAATGAATACAATACGTTTTCAACTTCAATAGATTCCAGAGCATCTAGTATTCAAACAGCAACCGCTAGTTTAAATTCATATACAGCTAGTAATAATACAAGATTAGGTGTTATTGAAACTACAACTGGTAGTTTAAACAGTTTTACGTCTAGTACAAATAGTAAATTAAATTCTTTAGAATCTGCTAGTTCAAGTATTATAAGTGATTTTAACGGTTACACATCATCTAATAATAGTAGGTTAGGTGTAATAGAATCTACTACAAGTTCATTAAACAGTTATACATCTTCAAATAATAGTAGATTAGGTATAATAGAATCTACAACAGGTTCTTTAAATTCGTTTACAAGCAGTGCGAATAGTAGATTAAATTCTTTAGAATCTGCTAGCTCAAGTATTAGAACCGACTTTAATTCATATACATCCAGCAATAGTACTAGATTAGGTACTATAGAATCAACAACTGGTAGTTTAAATACATTCACATCTAGTGCGAATAGTAAATTAAATTCTTTAGAATCGGCTAGTGGTAGTATTAGAACCGACTTTAATTCATATACATCTAGTACAAATAGTACTATAAATGCTATTCATACATCTACTAGTAGTCTTAATTCTTATACAAGTAGTAACAATACTAGATTAGGTACTATAGAATCGACAACAGGTTCATTAAACACATATACTAGTAGTGCAAATACAAGATTCAATACAATTGAGTCTACAACAGCATCATTAAATTCTTTCACAAATTCAATTAACACAACAATTAAGGATAGATTGAATGCTGAGAATATTATTTCTGGTTCTGCACAAGTTACATTATCAAATACAACAGGTTATTCAACATTTAGTTCTTCTTTAGCAACAACAGATGCTGGACAAGACAATAGACTTAGTTCTATTGAAGGAAAAACCGGAAGCTACGCAACAACTGGATCAAATATTTTTATTGGTAATCAAACAATAACAGGATCATTATATATTTCACAGGATTTAATAGTTGCTGGTTCATCATCGATACAGCACATTAGTTCGTCAGTAGTTAATATTGCAGATAACATCATTACAGTAAACGCACAAAATCCGGCAGTAAGATTCGGTGGGCTTGCTGTTATCGATAGTGGTTCTAGTCCACAAGTGTCCGGTTCATTATTATTTGATGCTACCGAGAACGAATGGATATTTGTTCATCAAAATCAATCATCTGTAACATCGGCATTATTAATAATGGGTCCCGAAACCTACAATGATATTGGTAATGAAATTCATTTAACAAATAATAGATTAGTTAAATCAACTATCGATGAACACGTTGGTGATAGTAATATAACTGATACAGGAACTAAAGTTTCAATTAATTCAAATACTGAAATTACAGGAACACTTGCTGTTACTCAAAACATATCAAGTCCAAATATAACGGCAATTCAAATTGCAACAGGAAGCTTAAATAACTTCTCTTCTTCGGTATTAACAGCAATAGAATTAACTGGTTCTAATTTAACAGTTAAAGGTAACTTATTAGTTAAAGGAACAACAACAAACGTTAATGTAACAACATTAGATGTTGACAACAATTTAATTAATCTTAACGGTACTGGTGCAACCAATGCTGGTTTAAGAGTTAAAGATACTACAGGCCCAAATCAAGTATCTGGTTCATTATTATGGGATGCAAGTAATGATTATTGGATTGCGGGTCAGCTAGGATCTGAGCAAAGAATTGTTAGAGAAACTGAATTCAATAACGCTGTTACAAGAATAGGAAATGTTGAAACATCAACAGGTTCTTTAAACAGTTATACTTCAAGCACAAACACAAGACTTGGTGTTATTGAATCAACAACGTCTTCTTTAAACACTTATACATCAAGTACAAATAACAGATTAGGTTCAATCGAAACAAGCACTGGAAGTTTAAATACATTTACATCAAGTGCAAATAGTAGATTAAATTCTCTTGAAAGTGCTAGTGGATCAATTAGAACAGATTTTAATTCATATACAAGTTCTAATAACACAACCAATTCAACTCAAAATACTAGATTAGGTTTAATTGAAACAAGTACTGGTTCATTAAATACATTTACAAGTAGTGCAAGTGGAAGATTAAGTGCAATTGAATCCACTACAGCATCATTGAATTCATATACTAGTTCTAATACAACTAATATCAATGCAATTCATACAGCAACTGCAAGTTTAAACAGTTACACAAGTAGTAACACTACAAATATAAATGCAATTCATACTGCAACAAGTAGTTTAAATAGTTACACTAGTTCTAACACAACAGCTATCAATGCTATTAATACAGCAACAAGTAGTTTAAATACATTTACTAGTTCATTTAATAGTGCGTTTAGTTTAAGTGGTGCAGATGTTACAGTTAGAGGAAACTTTACAGTTTCTGGAACAACAACAACCGTAAACTCGACAACTGTTAATATTGCAGATAATATTATTCAATTAAATGGTACTGGCGCAACAAATGCAGGTCTTGTTGTTAGAGATGCAACAGCGTCAACATTAACTTCAGGATCTTTATTGTGGGACACTTCTAATGATAAATGGATCGCAGGCCCATTAGGCTCTGAAGATGATATTGTATTAAGAACCGCAAGCCAAACGTTAACAAACAAAACAATTAACGCATCTCAATTAGTAGATGGGTCAGTTAGTAATACTAAATTAGCAAACTCATCTTTTAATATTGGTACAACGTCAATATCATTAGGTAGAGCATCAGCATCTCAAACTTTAACAGGTGTTTCTGTTGATGGTAATGCGGGTACAGTAACAAATGGTGTTTATACAACCGGTGATCAAACAATTGGTGGAACAAAAACATTTAGTGCTAATATAATTAATAGTGCAACTGCCGATTGGTACATGTACGGTTTCGGTGCGAGAGGTGCAAGTTCAGGAGCATACGGTATGGGATTAGCTTCCGATATTGCGAATAGAACGTTATCGATGCATATACCAAATTTGGCTGCTTATTCAAATACTGGAAACACACCTAAATTTGGCTGGTATTCCAACGGTTCTGTTGAATTAATGACACTACAAAGTGCCACAGGTAACTTAGTTGTTACAGGTACAATAAATGGATTAACAGTTTCTTCTGGAACAATTAGTTCTGGAACTTGGAATGGTTCATCTATTGGTACAGCATATACCGCAGCGAAAGTAACTGCAGTTAACGCAGGAACTGGTGTTGGTGTTGATACAACAACCGGTTCAGTTACAGTTTCAATAGGTCAATCAGTAGCTACAACTGCTGCCCCAACATTTGATCAAGTTATTACAAGTAATAATGGTAATGGTACCAACTTTAGAATTGGTGATGATGTTTGGATTGGAGATATAAATGCAGCCAACACATTTAGAATACAGGGTGTGCAAAATGCTGCTAATGGTTATATTGTTTTTGGTAATGGTGATACAACAGCTTTAGGTAGAGCAAGTACAGGCGCATTAACATATGGTGGTAACGTGGTTTATCACGCGGGTAATATTCCAACATGGAACCAAAGCACAACAGGTAACGCCGCAACCGCAACAATATTAGCCACAGCAAGAAACATAGGTGGTGTTTCATTTAATGGTTCAGCAAATATTGATTTACCAGGGGTAAACACCGCGGGTAATCAGAATACAACTGGTAATGCTGCAACCGCAACCGAAGTTATTAGAACAGTATCTGCAGGTAGTGAAGCTAATTTATTATATTCTACAATAGCAGACAACGACTTCTTTAGAATTAGAGTTGGTGGTGCATCAAACTCTGGATTTGTTGAAATCGCAACAGCCGATGATGCTACTGAACCAATACATGTTAGACAATATTCTGGAACGTTCTCTACTTTAACAAGAACCGCAACATTATTAGATGCTAGTGGTAACACATCTTTCCCTGGTACTGTAACTGCCCCAACGTTTTCGGGAGCACTTTCTGGTAATGCGTCCACAGTAACAAATGGTGTTTATACAACTGGTGACCAAACAATCGGAGGAAATAAAACATTTAGTGGTAACTTATTAATGTCCGCGGGGTATATAAGTGGATATGTAGGTAGTACCGGTAGTGGCGATAATTTTGCACCATTTAGATTTAGTCAAGATTATTCTGGATGGATGGTGAATGTGGCCGGTACACCTGGTAGTAATAATGGTTGGGGATTATTTTGGGCTGGAAATAGTGGTGCTCAATATGGAACCAACGGTACTGGTGGCCCAGGTAATATTTGGTCAAATAGTACTAACCCAAATGAATACGTCTTTGTAGGTAATGGATCCACAAACATGGCGGTACATGGAAATACAGGAAATGTATGGATTGCGGGTAATTTAACAGTTGCTGGCGGAACTATAACAGCAACAACATTTTCAGGTAACGCAACAAGCGCAACAACCGCAGATCAAATTGATAGTATTGGGTTTAGAAATACTAATACTTCCGGTGTAAATGCCAATACGTTAGATTCTAATGGTACAACGTATGTAACTAACGTTGACGGTAGTTCAACTAATTTAACAGGTAACTCAACAGACGGTGCATTATATTCACAAATATATAGTTCAAGTTGGCAACATCAAATTTATGGCGATTATAGAACTGGTATAATGTATGTTAGAGGGAAAAACAATGGAACCTGGGCATCATGGAAGAGAGTGGCAATGAGTAATTCAACAACTTTCTCAAACGTATCGAGCGTTAGCTTTACACATAATTTAGGAACAGCGAATTTAACTGCCCAAGTATTTGATAGTAGTGATAATATGTTCTTCCCTTCTGAAATAAACATAACATCAACAACTGTTACAGTAACTTTTGCTGCAAATAGAACAGGAAGACTTGTTGTTACCGGATAAAATACGTATATTAAAGTATGTTAAGAGAAAATGTAATTGTTAGTGGCTCTTTAGATGTTAGTGGACAATATATAATACCTAGAGGGCCAAGAGCTAATAGACCATCTAGCCCAGAAATAGGGTCTCTTTATCTTGAAGAATCTAGCAGTGGAAGTTTTGTTGTTACATACACAGCCGCATCAAATAGAGATGATGGATGGGAACCTGTTGGCTCACAAAATACAGATAGAATTGGTTTTTTATATAGACAAATTATTAACTTTTCATACTTGGCTGGCGGTTATAAAGATTCTTCTCCTTGGAAAAATGTTCATAGAACAACTAACGCGACAGATCAAACAGTTCACTTAGGTGAATTAATGGATTATCCAGCATCGTATACATCCGGAGCTTGTAGTAAATCTATATTATTTGTTTGGTCAACTAATACGGATGGCGCATGGAAATCGGCAACACAAATACATTCAACTTGGACAACTGGGGTTCATATGGTTAATGAAACCGCATATGCGCACCAATCAAAATGGGATTTAGCAAACGCTAGGGATGACCTTGGAACATTATTTCAAGAGACAGAATTTGCGTGGGTATTTGGTGGTGGTGTGGCCACAGTTGAAAAATTCAATTTAACTAATGAAGTTATGTATAGTGTATATTATCCTAATATGCAACCATACTTAACATTAAAAACATCTATTACCAGTTCATTAGGTGCTTCTGGATTTTCAGACGAAAATTATGGATATGGTTACGGGTCGGAAAGTGGTAACAAATTATATTTTGCAACAGACACATTTACAAATAACCAACAGTGGGGTGCTAGCGGTCAACAAAAAGGTATTAGTTCCAAATGGGGTAAAGGATATGCTGGAAATGAGGGGAATTATAATGGTGGTTATAATTTGAGAAGATGGAATGTGTTTAATGAAACCAATATTGGTAACGTAGCAAAGCCACATGGAAACTGTGGGGAAGAAAACTTTACTATGGGACAAGACCACCAATATATGTTAGGAAATTATGATGGTTTACAAAATAACACAAGCTGGAAATTTGTTTACGCAACAGATACAGGTGTTGTTAATCCTTCTGGATTAGCTCCTGGGGTAAATGGGGGAACATCATCAGGCCATTGTGGTTGGAGAAATTAAAAATAGTATTTATAAAATATGCGTCACGATAATATAGAAATTAGTGGTTCCTTAAGAGTTCAAGGTGTATCGAAACCACCAAGAGGATCAAGAGGGAATAGGCCATCAAGCCCCGTCACAGGATCTTTGTATCTTGAAGAAGCGGCTAGTGGTAGTTTTCTTATGGTCTATACTGGACTAAGTAATGGTGACGATGGTTGGGTTAGAGTTTCCTCACAAGTTAATTCTAATGTTGGTTTTAAGTTTAGACAAATTATTGCTGTTTCATATCTTGCTGGTGGATATAAGAATTCTTCTCCATGGAAAAACGTACATAAAACAATAAATTCCACAGACCAAACATCACACATTGGTGAGTTATTGGATTATCCAGCATCTTATACATCGGGAGCTTGTAGTAGATATATTTTCTTTGTGTGGTCAGTTAACACTGACAACACATTCAAAGGTCCCGGAGATGTACATAGTAGTAGAACATCGGCGGTTAATATGGCTAATGACACAAATTATGCTCACAGTGCTAGATTCAATACCACGTCTAATAGAAGTGATTTAGGTACAATGCATAAAGAAACAGAATTTGCATATATGTTTACTGGAGGTAGCTCAACTGTTGAGAAGTTTGATTTAAGTAATGAAACGATAATGACTGGGTTCAACTTAACAACAATTGATGGTTCTGATGGTGGTTCGGCATTTTCTGACGAAAATTTTGGTTATGGGTGGACGTCTGCGGCAGGTATAAAATTTAGTTTTGCTTCCGAAACATTTACATCAACTGGAATGTGGGGAGCACATTCTCAACAAAAGGGTATTAGTTCTAAGGTTGGTAAAGGATATGCAGGTAATGAGGGTAGTTATGCTGGGGGTTACAATCTAAGAAGATGGAGCAACGCGAATGATACTAACATTGGTAATGTTTCAAAACCACATCCAAACTGTGGAGAAGAAAATTTTACCATGGGGCAAGATCATCAATATATGTTAGGAAATTATGATGGCGCACAAAATAATACAAGTTGGAAGTTTTCTTACACAACTGATACTGGAACTACTAGTGTAAGCGGATTAGCGCCGGGAGTAAATGGAGGAACATCATCAGGCCATTGTGGTTGGAGATCATAAAATAAAAATATAATATGTTATACGAGAATTTAGAAGTAAGCGGTAGTTTAAGGTCAGATAGAGTTGTTAATAGACCTCCTAGAGGTACTAGAGCTAACAGACCATCAAACCCTCGTTCAGGTTCATTATACCTTGAAACATCAACTAGTGGAAGTAGTTATTTAATGCTTTATACTGGTGTATCAAATATTGATAACGGTTGGGAAAGAATCGCTGCCCAAGAAACACAACCAACAGCTTTCAGATATAGACAAGTGATTAATTATTCTTATTTAGCTGGCGGTTATAAAGACGCTTCACCATGGAAAAACGTACACAAAACAGTGAATCTTATTGATCAAACAACCCATATTGGTGAAATATTAGATTACCCTATATCATATACATCTGGTGCTTGTAGTAAAAATATTTTCTTTCAATGGTCGGTTAATGATGATGGTGCGTGGAAGGGCCCCGATAGTGTTCATGGTACAAGGACATCAGCAATTAATATGATGACAGATACAAATTATGCACATCAAACAAAATTCAATACGGGTATTGCTAGAAGTGACGTTGCAACCATGCAAAAAGAAACTGAAATGGCTTATCTAATTTCGGGAGGATCGACCACAATAGAAAAATTTAATCTTACAAATGAAAGTTATGTAAGTGGGTTTGGTGTAACATCAATTAATGGTTCTGATGGTGGTGGTGCATTTTTCGATGAAAATTTTGGGTATGCGTGGACAACATCTGCTGGAATAAAATTTAATTTTTCAAATGAAACCCCAACATCATCTACTCAATGGGGTGCGCATGCACAACAAAAAGGTATTAGTTCCAAACATGGAAAGGGATATTGTGGTAATGAGGGAAGTTATAATGGAGGATATAATTTAAGAAGATGGAGCAATGCTAACGATACTAATATTGGGAATGTATCTAAACCTCATCCTAACTGTGGTGAAGAAAACTTTACGTTGGGACAAGATTGGCAGTATATGTTGGGTTGTTATGATGGGGGTGGTCAAAACAATGTTAGTTGGAAGTTCTACTATGCTGCGGATACCGGTACTTCTAGTGTGACTGGGTTAAATCCAGCAGTTAACGCTGGAACATCTTCAGGGCACTGTGGTTGGAGGCAATAGTTGACAATACGAAATATTTTACTTATATTATACAAAAACAATTTATTTATGGAAGGTTACAAATATGACAGAGAACAAAATTTAAACAACCCGTTTGATGAAAAATTAATGAAGATTTCAGAAAGTATGTCTTTTGCACTACCAAAGTACAAAGCATATAATTTCGTTGGTGGAGCACAAATAACGTCATATGCTAAATTAAAACAGTGGTTATTGGAATTAAGAGGTAGAGAGGACGCTGTTGAACACCTTGAATATACAGTAAGAAAAGCTGAACTTGAAATTCAAATGGATGAGGAAAGTAAAGAATTTATTACTGACCCAAAAAGAAAAGAAATGGTTGATTTAACTGTTGCTGATAAACTTATTGACTTAAGAAAGTTTAAGAGAAATCTAAAAGACGCATACAGAGAAAGACAAGGGTTTATTGATTTAATTAAAGAATTTTTAGAAACAGAAGCAGCAATTCTTCCGGATGGGACAAAATTAATTGATGTGTTTGGTAATCCAGAACTAGAAGAAAAATTTGAGCATGAGTATTGGACAGTTCGTATGGCTAAACAAGCTATGCTTGATATGATTTCATATGGTAGAATTGGAACAGGTAACTTAGATTCGATTCTTATGATGGATCCAGAACAACAGAAACAAGTTTTAAGTTTAGCATCTGCATATACAATATCAATTGATAGAAACATCAATCACTTGATGACACAAGCAACAACAAATAATTTCTCAATTGAAGAATCATTAAAAAATCAATTAAGATTAGATAATTCAAATAATATTGAAACTGAAAAACTATTATAATGACACATATAATTTTTAAACTACAGGGTAACGTACCAGGCTACATTCAAATTGTAGGAATGTATTTAAATTACAACTATGGTAAAATCGCTGATGAATATAATGATATGAGAGTTGAACTTAATCGACTTGGCGCTGCTGTTATTCCAGAAGAAGTGGCTAAAGGTTTTGTATTCGCTGATATCTACAAAGATTATATTAGTGTTAGAACCAATTCACACATCATGGATGAGATTCCTCAGTTAGCTGAATCTGGCGAAACAGATGAAGAAAAAGTTAAACATTATTTGACTGATGAAGACAGAGCGGCCGGTGTTGCTTTTAATAAAGCGGTTATGAAGAAACTTGTTGCTGATAGATTTTCTGAAAGATATAGAGAATTAATGGTAGATGCTTCTATGTTAGAAAAAGATACATGGGAAGAACAAAAGAGAGAAGCGTTTGGTTGGGTTGCTGATAGTGATTATCAAACACCAATCATCGATATATTATCAACAGGTAGAGGGATAGATAAAGCCACGTTCGTTCAAAAAATTATTAATAATGTGACAGACTACAATACCAAGTTAGCTAACTTACTATTGGAACAACAATTATTAGAAGAAAGAATTAAAGCTTGTCAAACTATCGCTGATTGTCATAGACTGAAACACGAGAAGTTTGGTGTAGCAATGAGTAAACAACAAAAAGAGGACGAGAACGTTTCAACAACGCCTCTTACATTGAGAATGGATTTCTAAAAGCTTTTTAATGAATTTAGCAATTAATGGTACATGTGCTAAAGGATGTTCATTCTGCTTCACCAAAGAAGACGCAAGACTAAAACATACCTTAGGCGAAATGTCAATAGAAATGGTTGATAAACTTATCAACCATTATAATTTACAATCACCCCAAGAAGAAATAACAATTCTAGGTGGGGAACCAACACAGCATTCAAATTTTATTGGTATTTTGGATCACCTCTTTTCTAAAAATATTAAGGTGAATCTTGTTAGTAATTTTTTGTTTAGTAAAACAACAAGAGATTATCTAATAGAAAATATCAAAAATATCCGCTGGGTGTTTCCTAATGCTGCAGAGCTTAATGAAAAAAATAGAATAGTTTTATTTAAAAAGAACTACCTAGAAATTTACAAAGCATATGCCAATACCTGGGGGTTTGATACTAATCCTAGACTTTATTTAGCTGTAACGATGTCCAAAGATTGGAAGGATAGAAACTTCTATGAATACATCAAATGGTTATACCACGAGCTTGATGGTAAAATAAACGCAATAAGGGTCGGATTAGACCTCACAGGGACCTATCTTATCAATAATAGGGAAATGGGTGCAGAGATTACTAAGATCCTTAAATTCGGCTTATATAACGGTATTAAGATCACTTCAGATTGTCAAGTTCCGCCATGTTTATGGGAGGGTAAAACAAAGAAAGCTGTTTTAGAAAATTCTTTGAACTTTGCAACATTTAAAATCCCTGAATATGATACTATATGTGGATTTATGCCACTGGATGTCTTCCCGGATGGAAGTTCAATTCATTGTTATCCACTACAAGATAAGGTAAAGATTGATAATGTTTTGGAAATATCAGCTAAAAGTGGTATATTAGATTTAAGGGATGAGTTTGATAAACTTTACACCGATAATCATAAAAATTATACTATACCGCAAGACTGTTTAGATTGTGTCTTTTATAAGAGCGATTGTAATGGTATATGTGGTGGATGTCTAGAAGGTAACAAATAATGAAAAAGATATTCTCTATACCACTTAATCCGATGATGTCGGAAGATATGTTCATGAATAAATTTTATCCGTTCTTAGAAAGAAATAAGGAATGGATATATGACATTTATTTTACCTGTAGAGTCCCACCATTTACACAAGATGCGATGGGTGCGGTGTTCAGAGATGAAGACAGAGACATTGTGTTTGATAATGCAATGATCATTCAAAAAGCATTAGGTATCTCCATCAGTGCAACATTCAACAACATAAACGTTTCTCCTAGATTCGATAACTATAAATTGTTTATTGATAATCTAAAACCTTTATACGAAAAGGGTTTAAGATGTATAACTATTCCACATGGTCATTGGGTTGCAATGGGATTGAAGAAACATTTTCCAGAGATGGAAATTAAAAATACCATATTAAGAAAAGTGGCAACTGGACAAGACTTTTGGTATAACGCCGATCAAGGATTTGATTACATTAATCTTGATAGGATTTTAATGAGAGATGTTGAAGAATTAAAAAATATCAAAAGAGCTCAGTTAAAATATTACGAAGAGAAAGGTAGATATGTAAAAATATCATTACTAGTTAATGAAGGTTGTTTAGGAAGGTGCCCAGTCATGGATGAACATTATTCATATAACAATCTTAGAACTAATAATGAGTTACCATACTTTCATCACGAGATCTCTAAAGTAACTTGTGAACACAAATGGGAGAAAGATATTAATGCTTTCTTTTTTAAGACAGGAACTATACCACCATTCAAAGAAGAGTTTGACGAATTCTTAGAATATATTGATGTATTCAAAATGCATGGTAGAGATAGCTTCAATCGATTAGATGAAACTATGGAGATTGTTGATTCGTACGCTGCGGGTAAAAGTGTTTTATCTAAAACATCTGAGATATATTTGGATGGTATACCACACGAAGAACTTAAGGGTTGGAGAAATAAAATAAAGAAATGTAAATTCCAATGTTGGGATTGTAATTACTGTGATATTGTTGCAGATCATAAGAAAAAATCATATGGACTTAGTTAAACATATAGACGATTCAATTGAATGGGGTAAACTTGAAGTATCAAAATTAACTCAAGACATTTTGGATATTCATGGAATCACCAGTAATAAAGTTAGATCGTTTCTAAATAATATTTGTGACATTGATGGTGCAACCTATCTAGAGATAGGTGTTTTTCGTGGCGCAACATTTTGTTCTGCAATATATGGTAATGATATCTACTCAATAGCAATTGATAATTTTATGTCACCCAATCTAACACCACGCGGGGTTAGTCAAAAAATGGGGAACTACTATAAACACAATATCGATGTGTTACCACAAGAAGAATTTTTATCTAACGTAAAAAAATTTGGAGACGTTGATAAGATATCTGTTTATAAAACCGACTATCAATTGTTTGATTTTAAAACACTACCAAATCCCGACATTATTTTTTATGATGGTGAAACTAAATTTCATGATCAATACATTGCTTTAAAAAACATTCTACCAATCATATCAAAAGAAACAATCATAATAATGGATGATTGGAACTGGGATAGTGGTGCGTTTGAAAAGTTTGTTGAGGAAAATAATTTATTCATTTTACACTCAAGACAACTGTTCACATCTGGTGAAGATCCAGATGATTTTTGGAATGGTTTAGGTATATTTTTAATTGGTAAATAAGTTGTCTTTTTGGGTGTTTTTGTTTATATTAGATTCAATAATAAACTTTTCTTAAACAAAAAACAAAATGAGAAAAACAATTCAAACACTATCGCTAATGTTAGTGTCATTGTTGACTACCACTATGTCATTTGGACAGTATAGTAGTAGCGCAATTCAGAAAGGTTCAGAACAATCCTTAAAAGTTCAAACGGACAGTGTCCCTAATCAATTACAAGAGATCGTTGTTACAGCAAAGAAAGTACCATTGATGACCAAAGTCGGTCCTTATGGTCAACCACTTTGGACTACAATGAGAATGTTTGCATCTACAAGAGTTTACGTAATGAATCCTCCAGGTACAGCAATGTATGAGAAGTGGTTTGATATTAGACAAAGAAGAAATGGTCCAGCTCAAATAAGAATGAGAGATGAGTTTACATTTGGTTTAGGTAAACGATTGCAATTAGATTTATATTCACACACTGTGTATGATGGTTACAATGGTGATAAACAATTTAAATGGAGAGGATTCTCCTGGGAGTTTCGATACGCTTTAGCTGATTGGGGCAAACTATGGGGTAATCCTACATTGTATTGGGAAACCAAAATGTTAGACGGTCACTGGGGTATTGAACCTAAATTATTATTAGGTGATAGAATTGGTAAAAGTGGTATATGGGGCTTCAACGCAATCTATGAAGGTAATTTATCTAGAAACAAAGAACTTCGTGAAGATGAATATGCATACACCGCATCATATGCTAACATCATTAATAATGATTTAACATTAGGTGTTTCACATATGTTTAGATACAACGACTTTGATGGTGGTTCACAAGAATGGTATCTTGGTCCTCTAGTTCAATATCGTTTTAGTAACAAAGGTTATTTAAATATTGAACACATGCCAGGACTTAATCAAGACGCAAAATTATCTAGAACCACAATTATATTTGCATGGAGATTTTAATCAAAGGACAAGAGTTTCTTGTCTACTTAATATTCATTATGTTCGTAACCGGTATCCTCAAAGAAAGAGGGTACCTTATGGACATCTTTAGATTACTTAAACAAAAAGTTAAATCTAAAAAGATGGTGGTATTCTTAGTATCACTATTCGGTGGTATTCTACCTATACCTGGTCGTGTAGCATTGTCAGCATCTATGCTGAATAGTATTGCACCAGTCGATAATAAGAAACGTAAGAAGTTTGGTATCATTGATTACCTTGCAACACATCATTATTATCTATGGTCACCGTTAGAGAAAACAGTTATTATACCAATGGCTGTACTAAGTTTAACTTACGTGCAGTTTATGTCATATATCTGGCCGTTGTTATTAATCTCAGGATTATATATCAGTTATTATATACTATCATTAGATGATGATGAGATCGATATTGAAGTTAAAGATGATCCAATTAATTGGAAGAACATATATCTTGTGGTTATACCATTCTTGGTTACCATCATGATGTGTGTTTTCTTTACTGATTATTATTTTGGATTCTTTACTGGGTTCACACTATGGTTGGTATATCACTCTAAGAGTTGGGGTAAGTTGATGGGCTATGTTAACTGGGAATTGATTTGGATAGTTGCTTTAGTAATCATTCTTGGTAACCTAGTTGGATCATATTATTCACAAATTGAATTAATAATCAAACAGTATAGTACACCGTCAAATATTCTTATTGTTTCTGTGTTAGGATTCGTAGCATCATTCTTACTTGGATCATCAGCAAAATATGCAGGTATTGTTAGTTTATTAACTAGTGTGTTTGGTATGCAGTACTTTGTTTTATTCTTTACATTAGAGTATTCAGCATATCTAATTTCACCATCACATAAGTGTTTACCGATAGGTCAAAAGTACTTTCATACTGGATTTTTAACTTATCTAAAAGCTTTAGTTATATGGATATCTTTTATGTTAACTTATGCTATTTTGACGGTTTTATAAACTTGACTTTTTAAAAAATAAGATATATATTATATACAAACAATTGCAAAATTATGGAAAAAATTAAATTGAAATTAGGAGAAGTTTTACAATTAGAAACCGAAATTAATGGATATGTTGACCCAAAAAACGGTGAAGTGATTTTCGAAGGATTTACCAAACAAAACCTATCAATCATTTTAAAATATGAATTAAGTGATTTCTCATCAGTTCTTAAAGGTGAAAGAACTAAGGTTGATGGTCTAAGAGACGATTTAATCAAGAAGCATGGTGAAGATGACGGTAAGGGTGGCATCATGGTTAAAATGTACCTTAAAGAAATTAAAGACGAGAATGATAATGTTATCGGTGGTGAGTACAATCCAAAATATATAGAATTTGATAAAGAATATGGTACACTTTTAAATCAAGAAATTGAATTAGAGTATCCTGAAATCACTAAGGAAGATTTAAAAGAGGCTGGTAAGTCTAAAGACAAATATCAGGTACTATTTAAACTGATTAAAAAAGAAGTAAAAAAAGAAGGAGCTAATTAAGCTCCTTTTTTATTTGTATCAACATATTACCTATTTGGTATTCACCTGGTTCATAATATGGTATAGATAATCTTAGTCTACGTAATGTCTGTAGATCTTCATCAGTAAATTCATCAACCTCAGTTATAACAACATCCACAGTATCTGTTAATGTAAATTTAGATCTAATATCGTATCTAGTTCTTTTTTGCTCATTCTCAATATATTCTTCAGGTATTTCACCCAGATCAATCTTATCAAAAAACGGTTCAAGATCCATTAATCTTTTTTTGTTTCTTGTAATTAATCCCATTGAAAATGTTTTATACTTAAATTCTTTTTCTTCCCAGTAGCGTAGCTCATTAAAGACAGTTATAGTTATCCCCCATTTTCTTACGAAGTTTCTAATAGATGAAACCTCATGGGTAACTCTATTTTTCTTAAACTCTTCGCTAAATCTAGACGTTTGGGAAACAAAATGATATACGATCGCGGACTCACAAGTTTTTAATTCATATCCTTTTAACTTAGCCCTGATTATGAAATCATCATCTTCACAGAAACAAGGTACAAAGCTAAACCCATCAAAAAAACCAACATCTTCAAACATCTTTTTGTAACCACTCATAAAGAAAACTGCGCCATCATATAGAACATCGTTATTGTTATGTGTACTAACATACGCATTGAAATTAAAATAATCAAAATCATCAAACGATGAACCTAAATCAATTAATACCTTTCCGGGTCTTTGATGTCCTTTAAAAATTGGTGGTTCTATTGTTGTATAGGATAACATCATATTTGGTTTTAATAACCTTTCTATAGCTTCTAAAAACCCCTCACCAATAACCATATCATTGTGAATCAAAACTAATTTTTCGGTATCGACCATTTTGATTCCTGAGTTGTAAGTTTCTGAAAATGCTAACCTATCATCATCATGAAAAATTGTTAGGTTCTCATCTTTCTCGGACATTTCTAACAACCATTCTTTTGTACCATCACTTGAACCACCACTACTTATAACAAATGGTGTGGTGGGATATAGATCTCGTATTCTAGAATAACAGTTCTTAGTTAAATCTAATTTATCAAGTACAGCAAGAACGAATGTTATGTTAGTTATGGACATATAATATTTTTTGAATGTGAATAATGTTACCCTTAAATTTTTCTAGGTATTCTTCTACAAAGATACCGTCAGCGTTTACTTTAGTAACATCTAATCTCATCTGTTTCGCAAATTTTGTTTTAGTCATAAAGTTACCAATATCAATACCATTTACTTGAGGTCTTGATAATAACCCGATGTATTCATTGTTAATCCAATTGTGTACTAAGTTACAATGAACAAAGTTAACATCTTTTCTATATTTAATCGATTCTAAAAAAGCCTCAACGAAAATTGGTACATAATAGTTATCGTCACCAGACATCACCACCCAGTCTTCTTCTGCTCTTTCTAAGCCATAGTTTCTAGCTGTGTGCCCCCAATCTTTGTGTGGGCCATTTAATTCAGAGAATATAAATCTCTCATCATTTTTAAAGTAATCTTTTATTTCTTGATACCCATCATATACAGCATCAGCAACAACATGCACTTTCCATAAATCAACAGATTGTGCTTTTATTGATGATAACATAACCATTAATTTATCTGGTCTATTATACGTTGGGATAATAAATTCTATTTTTTTCATATTCTTATTTTTTCCAAAAGCTATAAATTCCTTTATCTAATTCATATGATTCCCATACAAATCTTTCTCTGTTAGGTTGTTTCTGTGCCCACTCCCACATGGTTTTTAAACCATCATATAAAGATGTCTTGTCTTCATAACCAAGTAGCTCAACAGATTTCGCCCAAGTTGGTATGGCAGCTTTAACTTCGTGTCTTTGTTCTTTATAAACAGTTTCACCATCTTTGATTACTTGCTTTAATACTGCGTTAGCTTCATTGATCGTGTAATGTTTTGTTCCACCAAGATTAATAACTTCCTTTGAGCATTGTGGCAATTGAGAAGCTTTCCACAAACCATCTAAACAATCATCAATATAACTGAATGCTCTTTTTTGTTCACCATCACCAAAGATTGTCATTGGCTCGCCATTCATATGTTGATACATCCAAATACCTAACACATTTCTGTATTTATCCCAGATGTTTTGTTTAATACCATAAACATTATGTGGACGAATGATACACCAATCTAACCCATGCTGTTCACCAGCAACTTGAATATCCATTTCACACGCATATTTCGCAATACCATATGGATCTATCGGTTGAGGTATTTGAGATTCATCAAATATATTACCATTACCATGACCATATACCGCCATTGTTGAAGTAAAAACTAATCTTTTTACTTCGTGTTTAATACACTGGTTAATTATTCTAGCTGTAGCAACCAAATTATTCTCATAATTGTATTGTCTAATAAATGGTGACAACCCTTCAGCAGCATATGCTGCAAAATGATAGACGTAATCAAATTTATGTTCCTCAAAGCAACTTTCTAAATCACCTGTAACTAAATTTAATTTTCTAAATTCCGGAACCTTAGGGTTAATGTTTTCATAATACCCACCACTCAAATCATCAATACCAACTATATGAACGTCCGGATGATTTTCAACGATGTAATCTGCTAATCTGGAACCTAGTAGTCCAGCAATACCTGTAATTAATACTTTCATAATTTAAAATTTATATACTATTAACACATCATCGTGTCTATCTTTTATATGTCTATTATCGATAATTTCTACGTTATTGTGAAGTCCTAAGAAGATATTTTTTACTCGATCTAATTCGACAACATCTTCTATAATGTAGATACCACCAGGTTTAATTCGATTTTTAAAAATTTGAAATGTGCTTAACTGATCAGCTAATCTATGACTACCATCATCAATTAAAACATCAAACATTTTTTCATCAATCTTATCTACAATATCATTTTTAGTTGCGTCAGCAATAATAATATTATGTCCAGGCTCGTTAATTAAACTAATCAAGTATCTACTATCGATATCAACACCAATAACTTTTGAATCGATAAAATATTCTTCCCACATTCTCATCGACTCACCCTCACACAAACCTATTTCAAGAACGATTGAGTTTTTTCTATATGGGGCTAACAATCTTTCATACTCATCTATGTATGTGTGTGCTGTTCCTTTATCACCATGACCTTCCGGTGATTGATACTTTTCATAAATCTCATTTAATGTTTTCATAATAATCATTTTGTTTTTCTTGTCTACTAATTGTTTTATGGTGTGATAGCGAATAGATTTCTTCTGTTGGTAACAAAGAATAAAACTTAGCACCTACAATTCTTTCATGCACTTTACCGCCCCATTTTAAATTAGATTTATATATTCTACCCTGGTAATCAGGGAAGTTAACTCTGCCATTATCATCCACATTCCATCTCCATCTTCTTATGTGCTCTTCGGTTATTCCTTTTACTGTATTGATTCTAGGTAAAAAGAATAAATCGATCTCTTCATTTGATTCGATAATTTCATGTAGATTTTTAACCATATACTCATTTATTAATTCGTCAGCATCTAATTGAAAAATATAATCACCAGTACAATATTCATTTAACTTATTTTTCCATTCCGCAAAATCGTTATTGAAATCAAATCCTTTCCAGGTTTGTACATTTGGTAATTTATTAAACTGCAACAAATAATCTATGACTTGGTCATCACCATTTTTACTATCAAATAAAATAACAACTTCATCATTGGCTCTCTTGTTTTCTATTAAGAAGGGAACCAACTTTTTAATTTCTTCTAATTCATTACATACTGTGATTGCGAAACTGATTTTCATAACTGTTTTTCTCTTGCGAATATTTTAAATTCTTTGCCGGTATTAGAGTCTTTAAAGACCAAATTTGTGTTTGTTTGGTTTGTAAGTGTGAAACTTATTTTAGCGTCTTTCCCATCATAAAAAGGTTTTGTTGATGCGAATACAAATGGGTCACTATCATCAAATTGAAAACACCATTCACAATCTTTAAAGGTTCCATTATTTGGTATGCTTATGAAACTAGCACTTTGTGGTGCTTCTAATCTAAACATAGAGTCAACCACCCACGGTTTTTTTGTTTTACTCTTAGCCATTCTATTTTATTTTATTTAATTTAGGTAAATTAATTGGTTTTTGTTTTGGTGATTCTTCTTGTGAAACTGTTTTAGGTAATAACTTTTCAAATTCTTCAATCATTCTCTGAAAACTAAACTTAGTTGAATTCTCTATTCTCAGATTTTCAGCACGATCTAAAAACTTTTGATAGTCGCTCTTCACAATCTTCATAACTTCAGCGGCTTCATTATAATTTGCTGTAAACCATTTTGAACCCTTTAAAATAAAGTCGTCAATAGCGCTTTCATCTACCTCATTTAGTTTACCACCAATCATAATCCCTTTATCCATTGGTAAGAAGTCTTTGTGCCCCGACCAGTTAGATGCGATCACAGGCTTACCAGTCATAGTAAATTCTAATAAAGGTCTACCGAATCCCTCACCTTTGGTGAGACTAATCATTGCTTTAATTTTAGGGTGATTGTAAAGATTGTTCATTTCTTTATCTGTTAATTCACCAAACAATAGATAAATCGATGGAGGGTTCTCAATGTTTCCAACAAGCTCTTTTATCTTTTTAGCAAAGTCTTCTCTTTGTTTTATTGAGAAAGTTGCTGATGAAGTCTTAAGAATCAATGCTGGTTTATCTTCTTCATTTTTAAATGCTTCAACAAAACATTTAATTAACATACCCACATCTTTTCTGTCCTGGCCTAAATTACCTTTCAACCAATGGCCAACAAAAAGGTATGCGAAATCTTCATTGATATTCAAATCAATATCATTATATTCATTATTGAATATGTCATTATGAACACCTTCAAAAAGAACCTTTATAGGTTTTTCAATCTTATGTTGTTTGATCAATTTACCTGTAACATTATCTGTCTCATTGTAAACAGTACTCATTAATACCTCACTTGAAAATTGTGATGTAGTAATAATCATATCCATTTTATTACAACCATCAACCCAAGATTTAGGTGCGACAGTTGTTTCAATTCCAGCAGTTATTCCGATGTTAATCTTACCAACTCTTTGAAATTCGTTTGGTACGGTTACTTGAACATACACATCTGGTTGTATTGCTAATGATGAAATGATATTTGATTCAATCCACTTATGAAAAACATTATCTTTCTCTAATGCTGTCAGTGGTGTTGACCCCCAAGAACAACTATCAATTTTAATATCGTATGAATTCATTTCATACAATGCCTGTAAAAGGTCTCTTGAATGCGCGCCATACCCACTTCTAGTTTGTACCGGCCCTCTAAATAATAAAAACGGTTTACTCATACTATTTTATATAAATCAAATCTTTTTTTAGGTTCCCAATTCTTAAGTGTATCTTCAATACCCTCAATCATTTTATCACACATTATTTTATTTGATAGGTTATTCATCATGAACTCTCTACCTTTTAATCCTTTTGCTTTTCTTTTCTTTCTTCCGCTTTTATATAATTTCATAATAGCGTCAGCAACATCATCATCATTAACTCGATCATCAAAAATGTATGGTGTTGGTACAGATCCGTTTAGATTAATTGCTGCAGGCCAAACTGCTTCAACCCATTCACCCTCTTGAACTAAACTTCTAGATTTCCCCTTGTGGTGTAATGAACCAATTGTAATATAATCATCTTCACTGAAATCAAAACCCATTTGATCTTGTAAGCCACCTGTAACATTAGCGATGATTGGTGTGCCAGACATTAACGATTCTGCAGTAGTTAAACCAAATCCCTCGTTATTAGCAATGTTAATTGTACAATCAACAAGATTATAGATTTCGTTTAACTTATCTTGCTCTAACTTTAATCCAGTGAATTTAACATCATATGGGCATAGCGCCTCAATAACAGCAGGTAAGTCTGTACCATTTTCATCTACAGCTGCTGTGTGCATTAATAACAAACACTTATCAGCTTTTTCTTTTGGTAGTTTATCACAAAACAATTTAAAGGAATAGATAACATCTGATGGTTGTTTCCTTCTGATATTTCTATTATTATAGAAAAGAACAAAATCATACTTCTTATCTCCGTGTACAAGTTGTGTTATCTCATCTGAAACTTTATCTAATGGTTTAAATGTTTCTGGGTTAATACCATGAGGTACATATTTGATCTGCCAATTTTCTAAAGGTTTCCATGTGGAACCATTTTCTAATTTACCAACTCTATGAACAATACCATATGTTTGTTTAGATATACAACCTAACCAATCACAACTTTCATAATAGTTTCTATTATATAATGGATCTGGCAAATCATCCCATATGTGATAAAACAATAATGGAACTTGTTGTCTAATCTCATGCTCATTGTCATATAACCACTGCCAATAATGTGGGTCGGTGAAATGGAGAATAGCGTCTGGTTTTTCTTCCTTAATTAGTTTTCTTAAAACCCCAATATCACCATAACCATTGTAAGGGATTATTTTTAAATTAGCGTTTTTAACACCTGTTCTCTTACGGATATCATCGTTTATGTCAACAATTTTACCGAACTCAGGATGTTTAATTGCGGCGCCAAGCTGCACCCAATCATATTTGTGAATGGTACCCATCACAATCTCTTTCGACATAGTAGCGATACCCGATGACATTCTTAAATCATCAGATAACAATAATATTTTTTTCTTCATTAAATTAAAACTTTGATCCGGTGTTTGATAACCCAGTGTGATTATTTATTTTCTCTTGAAAATTGTCATCCTTATTATAGAGATCCATTGCTCTGTTAACTAATTTTTGAAAGTTAATAGATCCATCTATAGTTTTTAATTTGAATTTTTTGTAAACGTCATCCACTACGGTGACACTCGTTAGTTTAGTATTATTTTTCATTTTAAATATTTATTTATTTATATATATGTTTAAATAAAGAAAATAAACGGACAACCCAAAAGGCGCCCGTTATATATTAAAGTTCTTTATTTTCAATCATCTCACGAAGAGCCACAGCTACCTGTACAACTTGCTCTTGTGTTTGTTGTTGTTGTTGTTGTGTTTGATTATCTGTTACAACTGTTGCTGTAGCTTGCCCCTCTGTAGTTTGTTGGGGTTCATTGTTCTTTTTTTTGCAGCCGCATCCCATAGTATTTCTTTTTAAATAAATAGTTTATTATATAGAAATATAAGGAAAAAAAATTAAAAGTTGAAGCTTAAGCTGGATTAAATTTTGTACCTAAATAAAGATTAGCTTGATCACCTTCTTTAAAACTTTCACAATCACCGGATGGGAATTCGAAAACGTGATCAGCTGCTCCGTGATATCTTTGACATTCATCACCAGAGCATGGTTGACAATCCCTATGTATTTTACTGATTCTCCCGTTTAAAACAAATACAATATCCAACGGTATTAAACAGTCTTTCATCCAGAAAGTATGGTGCCCCTTTTTTAATTTAAACCCCATACAACCATCAAGATTATCTCTACCTTGCATACCCTTTTGGATATCTTCTGGAGAAGACATTAACTCAACTGGAAACTTTTGACCATTAACACTTAATTGCATAATAATAAATACTATCTTTGGTTTTTTAATTTTTTTTACTTATCTTAGCCTTATGCCAGCAATATTTAACGATTTATTGGAATTTAGAGATGAAAACGATCTAGATTCTCTATTAGACAAAATGGATAAAACATTGGCTATCAAGCTATTAGAAATAGCATTAGATAGTTGCAATGATAGATTTTCAATCATTGAAAGTCATGTTATATACAAATGTTTAAAAAATTTAAAACAAAAAGAAGATGGACTTAACGGCGGAAATGGAGAATTACAACAAGGTTAAAGACATTGTACTAAACAAATTGGTAAGTGAGGGTCTATTAGACCAATCTGATTCAGAGGAGTTTTCCGAAAGATGCCAGGTTTTAGCTTACAAAGGTAAATGGTTTAGTAAATGGTTTGAGAAGAATGTAAAATCAGAAAACTCTGATGCAAATCCTAATGGATATTACATTCGGATTATCGAATTAAAAGAAAGAGAGGACGATGTAGATCGTTTATTAAGAAGAACAACTGGGAATTATGACGACTAAAGAACCAAAATACTTGACTGACTTCTTTATCTATAAAAAGAAATTTCATTGGTTTATTATACCAACGATAGTTTTCTTTTACAGAGAAGATGTGTTTTTTGAAACGGGAATTTCATCACCAGCTATTGGGTTATCTTTTAGGTGGTTGACATTCTTTGCGGGTATACAGATTCAAAAAAACATTTATTATAAAAATGGAAAATAAGGACACAGCTATTAGACTTATTATTGGTTCGTTCATCATAATAGTCTTAACATTTGTTGCAATTAGAAAACCGGACAATATGGTTGCACCACCACTTCCAATTAACACATGTAAAGAAGATTCATTACAAAATCTTATCAATCAATTAATTATTGATAAAGAACATGAGGAAGATGGTTGGGATAGTAAAGAAAAAAGATATGAGCAAACCTTATTTGAATATGAATATGGTTTAGATCATTTAAAAAATTATCATCCTGAAGCATACAAAGAATTTCACCGAATTATTGGATATAAAGAAATATTCTCACACGATACTGAAAGGGAAAATAAAAAAAGATTATATGAACACATTAGATAGTAAATACCAAGATTTATTACAGGACATTTTAGATAACGGTGTTGTTAAAACAGATAGAACCGGTACTGGAACTATTTCAGTTTTCGGTAGACAAATTCGTCATAAAATGTCACAAGGGTTTCCATTACTTACAACTAAGAAGATGGCTTGGAAGACAATGGTAACTGAGTTGATATGGTTCTTAAGCGGTAGCACCAACATCAAGTATCTGGTGATGAATGGATGTAACATTTGGAATGGTGACGCGTATAAAAACTATACCAAATATATAAATGAAATTATTGATGGATATATGTGTGGAGATATATTGGGTATGGATAATGACACTGAAAAGTTATTTAGTAATCCAGACGATTTAGAACCGTTAACACAAGAAGAATTTATCAACCTAATTAAAACTGATGATGGGTTTGCAGAAGAGTGGGGAGAGCTAGGCCCAATATATGGTTCACAATGGAGAGGATGGCACACCAAAACTTTAATTAAAACCACACTGAAAGACCCATTAACTGGAAACGATACATACGTTGAAGGTGATAAAACTATTGACCAAATTCAAAATCTAATCGACGAGCTTAAAACAAATCCTGATAGCAGAAGGTTAATGGTATCTGCTTGGAATGTAGGTGAATTAGACCAAATGGTTTTACCTCCTTGTCATTATGGATTTCAAGTTTATACAAGAGTTTTAGATGAAACTGAAAGAGTTCTTTTAATGGATAAAAAATTAGGTCTAACGGAAAATCTTCCGCAATATTATACTGAAGATGAAATGATTAAACACAATATACCAACAAGAGCTATCTCATTGATGTGGAACCAAAGATCTGTGGACACATTCTTGGGACTACCTTTTAATATTGCATCATATGGTTTACTATTAAAAATGATTGCAGATGAAATGAACATGGTTCCTGATGAATTAATTGGTAACTTAGGGGATGTTCATCTATATAAAAATCATATTGAACAAGCCAAAGAACAAATAAAAAGAGAACCATTTGATCTACCAACAGTATATGTTATGGATGGTATATTTTCATTTGGTGATAAGGATGTAATATTAGAAAACTATCAATCACATCCAGCAATAAAAGCGCCATTAAGCAATTAACATGTTTATCCACATAACACCCGACGAATTAGAAGAAGAGTTTAGAGAGTCCTGGAAATTAGGACACATTATTCATCCATCAATAGATTACGCAGACAACGCAATTTATGCTGTTTTTGAAGGTAAATTGGTAATCATATTCAGATTTAATAAGTATGGTTGGATAAACGATAACAGACAGAACACATATGATGTTTCAGCAGGTAGTGCGGGTATCACTATAAAAATAAAAATACCGTTAAGTAATTAAACCATGAGTAAAGAAGAAATCATTAAAGAGATTTTAGAATTAAAATCGAAGAAACTTATCACACAAAAAGATAAGTTAAGAATACAACTTTTACAACAAGAGTTAGGGAGGTTTGATGGTGAAAAATAAATCAAAAAAAATATATAAAGAATGGAAAGACGCCACCTGGTTTGAAATTTGGGAAGGGGTCCGAGATAACTTTACATTTGGATTTATCGGTGCAACCCTAGTTGTGTTCATAGCAACAAGAACTGATATCGCAGTAATAATAGGTTATTTAACCTATTATTTTTTTATGGGTAAGATTGTTAACAGACCCAAGTATGTCACTGATTTAGGTAAGATGATTGTATTTCCAATCCCATCTGCTTTAGGTGCATTTACTGGTTACAAACTTTCTTACTATCTATTAAGTTTAATATGAGAAAAAACAAATTAAAATTAATTTTAGTGATTGGATCACTATTATTATCAGCAACATCAATTGCTCAAGTACCTTTAGAGAAATTTGATTCCGGGGTTTTTGTTGAAGATTCCGTTTTAAATAGTTTTATTTTAAAATGGTTAGGTAAACCCTACAAGTTAGGTGGTAAAACTGAAAAGGGGATCGATTGTTCCCAGTTCACAAAACGTTTGTATAAAGATGTTTATAGTAAAGGGTTGGAAAACGTGGCATATAAGCAATGGAATCAAACCCAGAGGATTAAGCGTGATAGTTTACAAGTTGGGGATATTGTCTTCTTCCGTAGTCGACAATCACCATCTGGTTGGCATTGTGGGGCTTACATAGGAAATACCTATTTTGTTCACGCTGCAAATAAATTTGAGGGTGTTAAGGTGAGTTCCCTTAAGGAGCCTAGGTACATGAAATCTTATCGAGGCGCTGGTAGACTTAAAGACTAGGCCCTACCCTGGCCTCTATATCTTTTTGGTTTTTGCTCTTTAGGTCCGAATTTTTTCTTAGCTTTACCTTTACCTTTTTTCCCGAAAGACACCTTTTGTGAGCTACCCGCTGATTTTGTTTTTGCCATAATATTTTCTTTATTTTTTATAATTATTCAAAAAAATATTATATATTTGTCTTGGAACAAAAAAAATCATAAATGAAAAAAATCGTATTAGCTCAGCGGTTTCAGTTCTATGGAATAGAGCCGTACAAAGATTATACCTCTATCAAAAGTAAGGAGGAAAAAGAAATCCATAAAAAGTTTCAGCTTGGGTTAGAAAACGTCGATTTTTTAGATGCTGATTTCTTTAACAGGGAGGATGGTAGAAAGCCTTCAGCAAGGTTAAAGAGTATGTTTCAATTGATGGTTCCGAATAAAAAGAAACTTAATAAGAAGAACACAAAATATTTTTATAGTGAGGAACCGGATGGTGAAATACTAAACTTTGATAATTGGAATCACAGAAACCCAACGTTTTATACCACTAAAGAACGTCATTTATTAAAACACTATGGTAGACCACTTAGTGCAGTTTCTGTAGAAATACATGAAAGAAATATTGCTGTTGATGAGGACACCATTTCAGTAAGGTTTTATACTCATAGAAAAACAAGAACAGTAAACAGTAAATTTTTCAGGAAGATCAAAACCGCATTAGGTTTTAAAATAAACTTTAAAACTGGGAATATTATCAGTTATGAAGGTGCTGATAAACCTAAAATAAGACAGAACAATTTCAAGCATTTTTCACAAGTTCTCCAATCATTTTTTGGTAGAACTGTAGGGCCTGTTACTCTTCACTTTTCTGGTGATAATTCCGAAAGTCATCACCCAGTAAACAAAGAAGCTAGTGATATTTTTAATGATGATGAGTTCATGAAAACATTGTTTCATACCATCTTATCTAAACTTCCACATAACGCTAATATCATTTCCAATACCGAAGGAAGTGCTAGAAAAAAAATACTATCGATTGTTATGGAAACATTTATAGCGGTTAACAAAATTAAAGTACCAAATGAATATAGACGCCTATTAATGGAAGCCTACCCAACTAAAAAATTCTTAAAAAAGAATGATAATAAATTAGTGGCTGCAATCTTAGATAGAATTGGTATTAAATCAAAGAGTACAATTAGATTGTTACATAAATTCCCTAAAACAGATATTAGTAGATTAATATTATTGGCTAGATATTTTGGTTATGTAGATTTACACAAATACATACATAACATAAATGAAGAATATTGGTTAATAGAAAAAGAAAAAAACATACCTGGTGATGATACCCCCATCTATTACGCAATAGATAATAAACACATTTATGATATAAAAGATTCAGAAAAAAGTTGTTTACTTAAATTAATAAATGAATTTATCAACGAAACAATTAATAATGGTTCTCTTTATAGTGAGAGGAATACTGTAACAATTGGTAACAGTCTTGTTCGTTCACAATTTAGTGCGTTCAATGATCATTTAGACATGTTAATTAAAATAAGAAAACATCTACCTGATATTGAAATGCGAGCAACTAATCTTGCTGATTTCCATAGAGAACATTTAGAATTAGCGAAACTAGATAGAGCGATCAAAAAGGGATATAGTATCAAATACATATTCGAGGATAGATTAATAAAACTTATTGAAAACCCAATAAAAATCAAAACCGAAAATAATGATATTATTGGTATATATTATCCTGTGTTGTTGAAGATTGACGCTGAATACACTGAAGAGGGTGAACATATGCATCATTGTGTTGCATCGTATGCAGATAAAGAAAAATCAATTATTGTATCTCTTAGAGAAGATAGCCCTATCGGTAATGAAAGAGTAACCTGTGAATATGACACTCGTGATAGAGGTTGTGTACAAGAAAAATATTTCTGTAATGCTAAACCACCGGAAAGATTTGATTCAGCATTAGTCATCCTACAAGATAGAATTTTATCTTTTAAAGGTTCTATCAAATCAACAGCAAAAGAAAAGATCCCATTAATCATTAACGGTGTACAAATTGAAGGGAAAGAAGATAACCTTTATGATGATCTATTAAGACTTCTTTAGACTTTATTATTATATAATTTCCATCTATATTTTAGGTAAACTAAGATGTAGATGGAAGTTTTATTTTATCACGAACAAGAAAAATACGAAAGAAATAAACCACACAGAAATGTATGTAAGTTAAAGTTAGCATCAGATAATGATTTTCTTATGTTAATCTCCGAATTTTATATTGAATATTCAAGACTGGGTAAGAAAAATTATTTAACATATGAGCACGGTTTAACTATTAACAAATCAACCGGAGATATTAATGTAATTTACAGGTTATTAAATAAAAAAGAAAATAGCCACGTTCTTCATAGGAATATTATGAGAGCAAAAAAGAACAACTTTGATATGTTGATGGAATTCACTACCAGAGGATTTTATACTGGTGAAAAACGTTTTAACTTCTGGGGAGTGAAATATAAAAGAGCATGTCTTGATGTTTATAACTTAATACTTGATGATCTTAAAATAGAAAAAACACAACAAGATAAAGACCATAATGTTAATCCGTTGTACGATCTTATTCTAGAATATCATTTAAATAAAAAAGGTATTAAAGGTCATGACTGTATCTATTGGGATATATGTGAAGCATACCCTAAAAAGAAATACCTAAAACAAAATGATTGGAAATTCATCCCTGCTATTTTGGATCAATATGGTATTAAAACCAAATATCTAATTGGTGCATTATCAAGTAGAAAATCAACCATCCCCAAAATAAACTTTAAATCAGTCAAGTTCCTTTGTACTTTGTTTGGTAACAACTATATTGATTACCTTAGAGAGTTTGATTGGGAAACCATTTGCTTAGAATACATTAAGAGTAACAAGACCTTTGTTTGTGATGATGAATCCGAAAAACGAGCATTAGCAAAGTCTTTGAAAAAATATTCTGAGGTTGAGGTTATAACTAGCGATGGTATTCTTAATACAATTCAAGATCTTTTTTTATTAAAAGAGTTCTTAAAAAAGGAAAACCTAATTGTTAAAATAAAAGCAAACAACTGTCATCATCTGATATCATTAAAGGACACCTGGGAACTTCACAAGAAACATTTTAAACTTGGTTACAAATTAAAATATTCATTACCAGAAGAAATGATCAATGATCTTGAAGAGCCTATTGAGATAGGTGATAAACTATTTAAACCATCATTAATTTTAACGGAAGATCAATTTAAAATTGAGGGTATGGTAATGAAAAACTGTATGGCAAAGCAGTTCCCAGTGGGTAGTTTATACATTCATGCTTCCATGTCTGTTGGTAGTAAAAGAGTTAACATTCAATATAGAAAGGGGCATCTAAATCAGTTTAGAGGAAAAGCAAACTCTAACCCCCCTAAAGAATTCACTGAAGCTATTGATATCTTTAATAAAAAGATGGAAAAATATAAAGATGTCAACCCAATCAAAGAAAAATATGATGTTATAACATCTTCAAAATCAATTAGTTAAAAAAAATATTAAAAAAAACTTTTTGATTCTAACTATTTTTTTATAAATTAGCGGTTGAAATCAAACAACACTAACATGAAACGATATAACAAAGAGTATTATCAAGAAAAGTACAAAAACTACCAAAGAGAAAATACTTTTTCGGGTTGGGTTAAACACATAAAATTAGTTTTAATTTCTATGTTTGTTAAGTGATTTTGTATTTTCAAAAAAATATATTATATTAGATTTATGCAACCTAAAGAGTCGAAATCAAACACACATTTCTGGATCAGTTTAGTTAAATCTGGTTTTAGAATTGGCGCCGGAATAACACTATGGTATGGTGATTATATGTCTGCCGGTGCATTATTAATTATAGCTGAGGCGCTAGGCATCGCCGAAGAAATCTTTTAACATGAACTTCTTTTTATTAAGAGCATTCACAAAAAAATTACACCATGAACGAAACAGTAAGACCCACAAACAACCTGGACACGACGACATTCAACGAGTTGAATTTCCAAACACACCCGATCGGAATGGGAAAACAATGCATCGTACAATTTTCAAATGGCTACGGGGCTAGTATCGTACAAGGTCCTAACACTTATGGTGGCGCAAATGGTTTATATGAGATTGCGGTATTCGGTAAGAATGGACATATAACATACGATACACCAATTACAAACGATGTACTTGGCCACTTGTCAGAACAAGAAGTCGAAAAAACATTAATGGATATTAAAAATCTAGATTAAGATGACAAGAGAAACAAAGTTTAGAGCAGGTATAGCAATGTCTTTATTGGGATTAACAATCATGACATTCTTTTATTTTCAACAGCAAGATGAATTGCAAAAATGTAAAGAAGATTATGAATTCTTTCAAGGTGGCGACATTGAAAAAAATCAATTAACTAATCGAGCGGATAGTTTATATGATGCACTGTTTATTGAAAAAGTTGATGCCGGTAGACATGAACTAACAAGAGACGAAATATTAAACAAATATCCCAAATTAAAAAAAGAATACGAGGATTTTTACAATCATCAAACCGAGTAACATGAGTGAAACAAGTACAGATTTTCATATAGGTAATGGTTCCTATATTAATATGAAAACAAGTTCAATGGTTAGATTAGATGAACAGTTTGTCATATACACACCAGATGGCCCAGTAACATTAAGAACCGAGGTAACTGCCGATTTTGCAACGATAGATCGAAAATACCATGAGATCTTCTTTAATGTTTTATCTTCAAAATATTTAAACAGAGCGTCATTTGGTGATAACCCTTTCTCAGAATGTAAGCCAGTTGTTGAACGAAAGTGGTGGCAGTTTTGGAAATCAAAATACTTCACTAGATAAAATTTAGTAACATGAAATACTTAATTTTTCTTCCAGCAATTATATTATTGTGGACAGCATATGAAATTTGGAGAGCACCTCTTATGGAGGAGACCCAAGATGGTAAATTAATAACAAAAAGACCAGCAAAAAAACTAAGTGACTTATGGCGGAGGCGATATTAAAATTTGATTTAAGTGATCCTGATGATGTGATTGCACACAAGCGTGCTGTTAAATCTCTAGATATGGCTATGGCTTTATGGGAGATTACCCATAATACAAAAAAAGGATTAGAGTGGTCTTTAGAAGGTAAAGACTTGGACAAATATGATGTACTTGAATTAGTATATGAAAAAATATACGAAATTCTAAATGACAACAACATCAACACAGATGAATTAATTACTTAATATTTATAACTATGATAGAATTCTTTAAAAAAAACCATGACAACATAACAAAAGGCGCTGCAGTTGTGCTACTACTTGTTTGTTACTTTCAACAAAAAGAGTTGTCTAAATTAAGAAAAGAAACCCATGTGGTAAAAGAAATAACTGTTGATAAAAAAACAACAGACTCGCTTTTAAATAAACTAAACAATAAATAAAACAATGTCAAATCCAAGACTTATTAAGGCACTGGTAGCTAAAGCAATTTCAGAAAAAGAACACGCATTAATGTCATTAGAATTATTAACAGAAAAAGCTGTTGGTATTGGCGATCACACCGCTAATGATTTCCTAAATGACGCGGAAATAGCATTACAAAGATTAGTTGATGCTGAGGATAAACTGGAAGTACTTCATAAGTATTTTCCTGATGGTAAGTTAATTTCTAACGAATAACAATGATTACTATTACTGAGACAGCATTAACACATCTCAAAGACGTTATGAAAGAAGAGGGTATCGACAACGGTACCCATTTTTTGCGTGTAGGGGTTAAAGGTGGTGGGTGTAGTGGTCTTTCATATGTTATGGATTTTGATACAGACATTACTGAAATGGATGAGATTATTAATCTACCAGAACTTAAAGTGGTAATTGATAAAAAATCTGTTCTTTATTTGTTTGGTACTGAACTGCAATACTCTAGCGGTTTGAATGGTAAGGGCTTTCAATGGGTAAACCCCAATGCATCCAGAACTTGTGGGTGTGGTGAAAGTTTCTCACTCTAATTTTTTTATTTCATCTTTTTTTCTTATATTAATACATGCTCAATTTAACAATCTATATTGTTTACATAACAATCCTTTATAGTTTTATTGGGTGGGAAAAGATTTTTAAGCGTTTATTAATGTTTAAAGATAAATCTTATTGGACCGATTATAATATAATCGAATTTGCCGCTTGGATGACTAAAGCGATTATTATTGTTCCAGGTTTACTATATGGTATTGAAATTTGGTATTTACATTTTTTAACGTTGATAACATCTTCATTACTAATATGGGCCAGTATGAGAAAAGAACTTCCAACATTAATAGTATTTAACACTATTTGGATAATGATTTCACTAACAATTATTATTAAACATTTAACTTAAAGTTATGCCAGAATTTACAGCAGAAGTAGACATCGACCCAAGTGAATATCTTGATTCATGTAGCAAGTCAGAAAGAGAAGAATTAATTAAATGGTTAATTGAAGATGGTGATATTGAACCAACTCAAGCGGAAAAAAACAAAGGAACTGGTGTCAGTAGACCGACTATTCATGATCAAAGATTTTGGGATAGTATTGATCATTTAGCGAAGTGTAGGGATTTACTTTCAGTTGATGAAGAAAACTATATTAATAATTTAGCCGATAGGTTTAAACATTTAAGATGATTAAAATTAAACACCCTCTAGTTAAAGGGGTTGTAAAAGAGGTACATCCATCCATTTATTGTGTGATTGTTGATGACAACTATGATAGAGCAATGTTGTTCTGTCGTTATCAAGAATTCTACGAGTCTCCATTTAAAAAGTTTAGAGGTAAGTATTTTTCTTGGGAAGAATATATGCGCCACTATAAACAATTCTGGAAGAAAGACGTGTTTACATACCCAGAAGATTGGGCGGGGTATAACATCCCATCTAATATTGTTGAGAAAGCAAATAACGTATTCTACAAAGAAACTGAGTATGATGAAATAATGAACAACATTTATTTCTATTGTGCGATTGATTCCCAAAATAAAAATGATGGGACAAGAAAAAAATGGTATTTGATCGGTGCTAGCAGTAAAGATCTAAAGACCATGGATCATGAGATAGCACATGGGTTATATTATACTAATAAAGATTATCAAGTCGAAGTTAAAAACTTAATCAATAATATTAAACCAACTCATTATGAGAAATTAAGAAAGAAGCTTGTTAAAATGGGGTATGTTGATGATAAGAAGATAATTGACGATGAAATCCAAGCTTTTATGTCTACTGGTTTATATAATGGATTGGAGACTAAAGAGCTAAAAAAGTATGAAAAAGAGTTCGTTAAGAACTTCAAAAAGTACAAAAAAAATAATAATTAACCACCCCAGAAAAATACAATTTTGATGATATATATGTATAGTAAAAATTATGCAAATGCAGGAAGAATTCGTTCCGTATCATCAACATCTTCTAATGAAGATCTGGGTTAAAAATCCACCAAAAGAGGTGGATGTTCTTAATAAATGGTTTGTTGATTTAGTTCACAAAGTAAAGATGGAAGTGGTTGGAGGACCAACCAGTGTTTATGTTGACTACCCTGGTAATGAGGGTTTAACTGGAACGGTTACCTTAGCTACATCACATTCTTCAATACATATTTGGGATCATCATGAACCTGCTATGGCTCAATTTGATATCTATTCTTGTAAGTGTTTTACCCTTCAGGATGTTATTGAACAATTCGAACCTTGGGGAATTGTAAATTATGAATGGGTTATGATCGATAGAAACGGGGCACCTAAAGTTATATCTGAAGGGGTTTGGACACCTCAGTTAGAATATGTCGAAAGAAACTCATAAAAAAATTTTGAATATTCATGAAATCCATGTAATTTTGTGGCTACTTAAAGACGTTTTTTGGACGTTGAAATGGACATGGATGGCTACAGTGATGGTTTTACCCACTCTACTTCTAGCAATATACATTTTTATAAGGGAGAAAGAATTAAGAGACAGTAATTTAGTTCTCTTATCATGGCTTAACATGAACATCTTTTGGATGCTTCATGAACTACAAAATCTTCCATATTGGCCAGTTCAACTATTCATGTTTTTAGGTATTTTAAGTACATTTAGATTAATACTTAAAAATAGAAAAAATGAAAGTAATATTTCTTGATCACGATGGTGTGATTTGTTTATCCAATAATTGGGGTGGACGTTTTAAAAAACAAGCAAAGTGGGGTGGACGTAAATTGTCCATGACTAATGACGAAATTCCTTTGGAATATCGTTTTGATGACTTTGATGACAAATCTATTAAAGTACTGAATTCTATTTTAGAAGAAACTGGTGCTGAGATTGTTGTTAGTTCAGATTGGAAGAGATGGGCTAGTGTTGAACAGATGGGTGAATATTATGAACAACAAGGTATCATTAAGAAGCCTATAGCATTTACACCAAATCTCGGTCATTGCACCTGGTATATTGAAGATTATAAAGCTGGATTTCCATGGTCTCGCGAATGGGACTTAGAACAAACCAGATGTATTGAGATTAAACAATACCTACACGATCATCCGGAAATAACTCACTGGGTTTCAATTGATGATTTAAGGATGGGTAAAACCGGTATGGATTATAGTGTGGAATTTGTACATAATTGGGGATTAGATAATTTTGTTGAGACGCCTCGTGGATCTGAGGGTATAAAACAAAGTGGAATTAAAGAAAAGATTTTAAAATTTTTAACTGATGATATTCAGGACAAGGAAACTAATTAAACCAGAAGACCTAAATCCAAGAGGTACACTATTTGGCGGTCAACTGTTAAAGTGGATCGATGAAGAGGCTGCAATCTATTGTATTTGCCAATTGGGGACACCTAATGTGGTAACAAAAGTAATGAGTGAAATTGATTTCATTGCATCTGCCAAGCTAGGGGATATAATTGAGATCGGTTGTGAAATGATTACTCTAGGAACAACATCGATTACAATAAAATGTATTGTTAGAAATAAGGATACGCATCGAGTAATAACTGTTATTGATAAAATAGTATTTGTTGCGGTAGACGAACACGGAAACCCAACACCACACAATAAAACTAAAAAATAAGCATATGGAATACTTACCAGTTTTTGGATTAATGTTCATCGTTGTCGGCCTAATCTCCTGGAGATGGGTGGTTGGAATTGATTATATGATGAAAAACCACCCAGATTACAAAGGGGATGATTTATTTGGTGTATTTGATGAAGATGATAAAAATCAAATAGGAAACGGATAAAACTTAACTAAACATGATATTTATAAGTTATGAGATTTATATTTAACGAAGACCAGATTGTAAGGTTAAAACGCAGACTCTCAAACGAGAACATCAATGAAGACGTTTTGGATGATTTAATATCCAAAGGAGCGGATTACGCAAATAAAGGAATTGACGCAGTTAAGGATTTTATTTCAGGATTAGATGTTCCAGTTGAGAAAAAAAGTACTGATATAGCAGATAAAGCAGATTTTATTAGTGCTAATGTTGATGACTTCTACAAGGTACTTGATAGTATAAAATCTCCAATTACACAGCAAAAGTTTGGTTCAATGACCAGACAACAAGGGGTTGAAGCTGTACAAATTGGTTTACAATTATTGGGTTACAGTTTTCCTAAATTTGGTACTGACGGATTATTTGGCCCAGAAACAGCAGCGGCTGTAAACAAATACAAACAAGATAAAGATATTGTTGATGACGATACAGCAGAAGTAAACGCTGCTGCCCAATCGAATGCTACCGATCTAAATGAAATGGTATTGATAACACCAGTACCAATTACAAGTGATATTAGACATGGTTTTAATGAAAAAAGAGGAAATAGAATTCATGGTGGTATAGATATCGGAGCTAAAGTTGGTACACCAATTAAAGCAATCGCAGATGGTAAAGTAATAGCTGCTGGTTCTTTAGATTCAAGATGTGGTGATGGTATATCAATCGAACATGCTGAAGGCTTAAGAAGTAGTTATTGTCATTTATCTGGTATAAATGTAAAGACTGGAGATGTTATTAATCAAGGTCACGTGATAGGATTAACCGGAGGTGCTGTCGGTGCTCGAGGTTCAGGAAATTCAAAAGGACCTCACTTACACTTAACACTTAAGAAAAATGGTCAAAGAGTTGATCCAATGCAATATTTTGGTTCATCTATCGGCACCTACTATGATAGTGGAAATTCTGAAACTGTTTTAGGCGGCGCAACCATATCTACAGAAATGGTTAAACAATTGATTAGTGATTTAAAATCAAAAAATATTACATCTGACGATATTAAAAAACATATTGACCCTGCAGTTACAACTGGAGGTTCGATTGATTTTACTGATTTAGATTTAAATACTGGAGAAGGTGTTGAATCATATAAAAAAATATGTGACAACTTTATTCGATTAAGAAACCCTAGTGCTCAAGTGAGTGGGGAGATGATGGCAGTTGCTGCTGAAAGGGTATTTAAGAGATATGGAAAATATGTACCACCAGAATTGGCATTAGCTCAATTAACTTTAGAGGGCGGTCTTAGTACTAATCCTAACGATAGACCAATCAAAACTAAAAATCCTTTTAATGTTGGTAACACAGCAAAAAAGGATAATCCACAAGCAAGTTTTAAAGATGGTGTAAATCTTTACTATGATTTAATTGCTAGAAAATATCTTGTAAAAGGTAAAACAGCATCAGATTTGGTTAATGATTTTAAAAACGAAAATGGTTATGCGTACGCTGAAGCGGGAACATATGAAGCTGGTTTAAAAAAGTTAATTGGAAATATCAGAGATAAGAATGCTCCGATCTATGCTCAATTAAAAACCAGAAATCAAACAACCACATTAGCTGAAGAGTTATTAATTGAATCAGATAAGAGACAAGCAATCAAAAACGTTTTAGGGTTTAACGATGAATGGGCAAACGAGTTCCATATGTTAAGTAAGAAGATATCGATTTGGATAGCTGGTAGTTTCTTAAAAGAAATCATTAAAGAAACTCAAATACCAAGTGATGAAGAACCAGAAAGATACGTTGTTGGTTTATTAAATAGTGATGGGCCTGAGGGAAGTAATGTTTGGGACCGAAGATATAAGAGCGCCTATGAATATATTTTACATTGGTTTAGAGCGCCTAGAAGAGAGCAATTAAACATTCGCCAAATGTCATTTCAAGATGCTTACACTCAAGCAGAAGAATGGCATGATACATTAGAAGCAAGAAAGGAATCTAACTATACTGAAAAGGGTGATGTGTTTATTGATTATAGAAATGATAAAGGTATTGGTTACTATTGGGTTAACTTACATAAAAACTATTGTTCTCAAGAAGCTGAAAGAATGGGTCACTGTGCAAGAGCAAATACACCAGGTAGTAAGTTAATATCACTAAGAGGTATAAATGATTTTGGTGAAGGTGAATCCTTGATAACGGTAGATTACAGACCAGGTGGTGTTCTTGGTGATTTCCATAGACACGGTAATAAAAAACCAACATCGAGATTGCACCCACAAATTGTTGACTTCTTAATTAATACTAGATTTCCGGTTACTCAATTAACATCGCAAGGTGTTCATAGGTATGGTGATAATTTTCAATTATCAGATTTATCTCCACAGAATTTACAAAGAGTTTATGATGCTAACCCAGCATTAAGATTTAATATTAATGATAAAGGTAGTTGGCCAGAAATTATTAATGCAATTCTTAGTGGGGAATTAAATTTTGATAACTATTCAAATGAAATCAAGGCTGAACTATTAAAAACAGCATCAGATATGGATAAGGGTCAAGAGTTCGCTGATAAGTTTAATGACAAAACCATATTCAAAGTTGTAAATGACTTTAGAAGGATTAGTGGTGATGTTAAAAGAAATTTCATGTCATTCTTCGGTTCTAAAATGAATGATGCGTTGATCAGAAAAATTGATAATGTATCTGAAGAAGAAATGAAAGAAATGTTTACTGATAGTCTAAAAGAAATTTCACAAGATCTATTTGAATATTACACAATGTTCTGTGAGTATATCGATCATGGGTTTAGGAAGTTTAGTGAACAAGAACACATTGATATATTATCAGCTAAAGGTATTAAAAGAACCATATTCTCGTGTACCGATGTTGTTCCATTCTTGGCTAGATATGTAGAAAATAGTCCTATAGACAAAAACGGTAATATTGCGGTTAAAACTGAAGAAAATCTTTGGGGGTTGATTAAACAAAATGGTGAAGTAGTTTTACATCCACAATTTAAGGGTGTAACTTTAAATAAAATAGATCTTTCAGGTAAAACCTATATCATTAAGAACTTACAAGATATATTTTATAAGTACAATCACCAAACCGGTGATTACAGTAAGTTTACTATGAAATCTTAATCGTCAGATAAACCATAAAGTTCTCTGTATTTTGGATCAATATCCAATGATTTTGCCCTATCCAAATACGTTTGTATTTTGTTATGGTCTATATGACCTTGCATATGAAATTGACCATCAGGTAAAATTTGTATACCATCTCTAAATTCAACAGTTTCTATCTCATTTTTGATATACCACTCATGGTTTTTTTGATATATGTAAGTGCCTCTGCAACTTAAAAATTGGTTTAATCTAGCTTTAGTAGTTGCTGTATTATGGTTATTGGTTTTTAATGTTACAATATTTTCTGAATTAATACTAAGAATATCTGTGGCATAGTATTTAACTGCCACCTCTTCTTCATTAGTGTCCCAGTTTCTAATCATATGAACTATTGTGTTGTTACCCAATTTCTTTTGTTCTTTTCCGTTTAAGAAAGATGTTAAAGCCTCGTAGGTCATATTCGTACAAGACAACGAAACGTTGAACTCGTTTAGGTCAATTTTACCGACTTTTTTCTCTAGGTTAGCTACTTGAGCCTCTGTTAAAATAATGCTTATCCCCATAATAATATAAATATCAAGAAAAAATATATGATTCTGTATCCATATTTTTTGATTTCATGAAAATAATATCTATATTTGCGTAAGAACATTTACTTACATGAGCACAAATTATTATAGAATACCAACACAAGAGGAGATGGAAGCTCGTAAACAAACTCTTATTGGGTTTGTGACTAACCTTGACTTATCCCCAGAAAACATTGAGGGTGGATTTAAAATCATTAGCCCAAGAAAAGATTGGGAATGGTTTTCACCATGGGATATGTTCCTAGAAGATACAAATGTCCATCTTGGTAAGAGAAGCATGGGGTGGAAATTCTGCTGGAACTTCCATAAAGAAAAATACTATTCAGATAAAGAAAGTTTACTAGAATATATTCGTTCTGGTAGAGTTGTTGATGAGTATGGTGAGGAACAGGATGTTGAAGAGTTTATAACAATGGCACTTGAATGGGGACAACCGGATGGTTTGATTGTTAATGAAATATATCGAATAAAAGAAAGAGCCAAAGGACATGGATCATTCTGGACCGATGATGAAAAGTATGATGATTTAATAATAGATGGGCTTCGTGTAAGTTCATCAACAGATTTTTGCTAATGATAAAGTTAGATGATAATATAAAAGTTTGGATAACATCCGATACGCACTACTCGCATAAAAACATATGTCGTGGTGTGACTAAGTGGCGTTTACCCAATGGTGATGTACCAGAAGCGCAGACCAGACCATTTGATACAATAGAAAAAATGAACGCAACCATTGTTAATAACATAAACACTTGTGTTGGTCAAGACGATGTGTTGATTCATTTAGGTGATTGGTCATTTAGTGGATTTGAAAATATTGAAGAGTTTCATAACAGATTGATTTGTAAAAACATACACTTGATATTAGGTAATCATGATCATCACATAGATAGAAATCGTGGTGATATTAGAAAGTTATTTAAAAGTGTGAATTGGTTTGATCAGTTTGAGTACATGGGTGAAACGATTGAATGTTGTCACTATCCGATATCAAGTTGGAATGGGTTAAGAAAAGGTCGCATTCATTTGCATGGGCACTGTCATTTACCACACAATCAAAAGATTAGTAACGGTAGAAGAATGGATGTGGGTATGGATGGTAATCCAGACTTTGAACCGTACAATCTACACGAAGTAATTAAGTTGTTGAAGAAAAAAGAAATTGGTAGTGAGATGGGGCCGATAGATCATCACACAGATGATATTCAAAATATTGAGGGGTAATTTTTTTATTTAAACAATTTTATCTATATTAGATTATGAAATCGATAATTAACACAATCAAACAATTTTTTAAAGAGGTGTGGTTGGGATTCAAAATCGCAGAACAAAACAGAGATAAATCTCAATGGGGTAAATTTTAAAATAAAACAATATGAATATCAAACAAGCACTTAAAAAGAAAAACAAACTAGTCGGGATGATTAGTGAAGAGTTTCATAAAGCATCACAATATAATGTTGTTGATGAAGGTAATCCACGTCCATACTCTGCAACAGAAGCAATTGGTAAATGGATGCAATTAACAAACGATTTGATCGTTTTAAAAACTGCGATTCACAAAGCTAATGTACCGGTTTATGATAAGATATTTGAAATATCTGAGCTTAAAAATCAAATAAAACACCTTAAATCTTTAAACTGTTCTTCTGGTAAGGTAGCTGGTGGAAGATGGGGTGAAGGTGAACCGGTAGTGAAGCATGCTGAGATCAATGTTGTTGAGAGAGATAAGATTGTTAAAAATTTAGAATCAAGAATCGAACAACTTCAAGATGAATTAGATCACTGGAACCACGTAACAATAATTGATTTAGGTTCTGGTGAATAAAATATTGGTTGGGGGATAGGTGGATGTTAATTAAATTAAGACGAATGGCCACAAGTCATTTGACATATTAATCTACAAAGCCTGATGAATAGATATCGTTAATGAATTCAACAATTAACAATCAACGAATCAACATTTATTCCTCAAACTTAAAACTTCCTTTAAGATTTATTTAATTGAAACTTTGAACCCAACCATCCATAATAACAATAATTAAACCCAAAAAATGAAAGAACTATTTAAAAAAGTTTTCTCCGAGAAAACATCATCACCTGTTTTTGTTGGCTTCGGAGCATTCGCAATTTTTACATTCATTGTGTTTCCAGGACTAACAGCTGCTAACACAATATTAAACATTATCTCCGCGTTGGTTGGTGTGTTCACACTAACATTTATTTTTTATTATCTGAAGGCTGATAAATTATATGAAACATTCACGCATGTTGAGCCGGGTGAAACTGAACTGGATTATATTAGCCCGGAAGAATTAAAACCAAAAAAGAAAAAAAATCCAAAACAATTTGATGGTGTTAAAAGTGACGAGCCATTTCTAAAAAGTAGAAAGAAAAAGAAATCGGAATATCCTTTACCGCCACATCATCCAGTTAAAAAAATAAACAATAAATAATATGGGATATTGGGAAGAAGAACAAGAAAAGCGAGCTCAAAGATTAATTGAGCGTGCTAAACAAGAACAAGAAGAAAAACTAAACAAACAAATAAAACAAAAACAAATTATGAGAACCATTTTAATCGGCGTAGCCGCATTTTTTACATTAACTTTTTTATTCTTCTCTTGCGAGAGAATTGACGCAGGACACGTAGGTGTTAAAGTAAACCAGTATGGTGACAACAAAGGTGTTAGTGATGTGGTAGAAGTAACCGGTATGGTATTCTTCAATCCAATTACACACAGTATCTATGAGTTCCCTACATTTATCCAACATAAAGAATACACTGGCGAGAATTCATTCGTAGTAAACAGTAAAGATGGTAGTGAGTTTCACGTGTCTCCGATTATTAACTACTCAGTACAGAGAGATAAGGTTCCACAAATCTTTGCGAAGTATAGAAGAAGTTTAGATCAAATAGAAGAAGGGTTTTTAAAGACTGCGGTGTTTGATGCATTCAGATTAGCAACCAACGTTTATACTGCCGATGAATTGATTAGTAATCGTCAGAAGTTTGAAATTGAAGTCCGTAGAATCTTAGATGGTGAATTAGGTAAGGAAGGATTTGTTATCACACAATTCACTTCTAATCTATTATATCCAGAAACATTTAAGAAAGCTATTGAAGCTAAGAATAATGCTGTTCAAGGTGCATTGATGGCTGAGAACAAAGTTAAACAAGCGGAGGCTGAAGCTAAGATCAAAGTTGCTACAGCACAAGGTAATGCTCAAGCTATGTTAACATCAGCAAAGGCTGAAGCTGAAGCGAATAGCTTAAAGCAGAAGACAATCACCCCAATGTTATTACAATTAGAATGGATTAACAAGTGGGATGGTAAGCTTCCAGTTTATGGTGCAGCGCCAATGCTCTATAAACCAGTAAACTAATAGCGGTTAACACATATTTAATTGATATAAAATCAATTAAAATGTTAACAAAAAAAGAGAAAAAACAAAAAAACAGGGCACAAATGGCGAAGAAATCCAGAAAGCTTAATCAGCAGAAGGGTCTTCACAGAAAAAAATCATAATGGAAAGAATAAGCATTTATTTAGATGACGTAAGAACCCCTACTGTTGAGGGTTGGACTGTAGTTAGGGATTACGAAGCGTTTGTAAGCACTATTATGTATCATGGTCTAGAGAATATTGAAACAATATCTTTAGATCATGATTTAGGTGATGAGGCGATGACTGAATATTATACAAATGTTAGAAACAACTATCAATTAGATTATTCTAATATCCAAGAAAAAACTGGTTATGATTGCTGCAAATGGTTAGTAAACAAAAGTATTGAGACAGGAATCCCCATTCCTCAAGTTTATGTACATTCAGCAAATCCTATAGGTAGCGCCAACATGATGGGGTATATAAACAACTATTTAATGAATTGCCGTTTACAACAAACATGTGTTAGGGTTAACATTCCTCATACAATAGAGGAGCATGTTCAATTGTCGCCAGAAGCAAGAAAAGCTAAATGGGACAAATCAAAAGAAAATTAAATCAAATTTTCTTTTTTTAAACAAAATTCACTATATTAGTTTCAATGGCAGGTCAATCAACAAAAAATCGAGATTTATTCACAAAATACAATATACCCTTTAGAGAACACTCTAAAGATCAGATTGCTGTTGATACCGAAAAAGTAACATACGTTGTTGATCTTTTACCATTTAAGAACAATCCTTTCGTTTTTAAAGTCCTGAATACAAATACCAACAAAACAACCGTAGAGTCGAAGGATACACTTCTAAGAAGGTTTTGTAAGCATTTTAAACTAGATTTTATTCATTGGGATATGAAGAGACAAAATTCAGAAACTCAATACACCAAAAAAATACCTGATAAGATTGAGATTGGTGGTGAATATACAACATCCTGGGCTAATCCGATGGCTAAATGGATCTTAACAGAGATAACAGATGATGATCTTGTAATCTTATCTTCACCAAAAAACAAAAGAAAAACTTTATCTAAACTTTCAGACCTGAGAATTTGGGTCATCAACCATTAACAAACAATATCATGATCAAAAAACTTTTCTTTGACCTGGAGACAACTGGGTTAGACTATCGCACAAATGCTATCCATCAATTTTCAGGTTGTATCGAGATAGATGGAACTGTCGTTGAAGAATTTAACTTCAAGATGCAACCATACGAAGGCGCAGTTATTGAACCTAAAGCATTGGAGGTATCTAATGTAACAATGGAAATGCTGGCTACTTATGAACCGTCAGAGGCTATGTTTGCTAAGTTTATGGCGATGATCAATAGATATATCAACAGGTATAAAAAAACAGATAAGATGTTTTTAGTTGGTTATAACAACGCATCTTTTGATAATCCATTTTTAAGAAGATGGTATGAGATTCACCAGAAAGATGATTTCTTTAATTCATACTTCTGGGGTAATTCATTGGATGTTATGGTATTAGCATCTGAATATCTTTTAGAGAAAAGAGTTGCTATGCCAAACTTTAAATTGATGAGCGTGGCTACAGCTGTAGGTATTGAGATTGATGAGTCTAAGCTTCATGACGCTCAATATGATATTGAATTAACACGTACAATATATAAGATTGTAACCAATAGATTTGGTAGTAAACCAGAAATCTATGGGGTTCTAGATGAAATGCCGTTCTAGAAATATTTGTCACTGTAACAAATTTAGACTATTTTTGTTACAAAATTATTCAACATGGTGAATCCATATGTTTTTCCAGGATTGAAAATATCCTTATTGGAAAAAGAAAAGTTTCCTTTCGTTAATTTCGAAAACATACAAGTCAATCAAGAAGAAATTTTCGAAGTGGTATGTAAAGAATGTTTTGTTACCAAAGAACAAATTATTTCTCATTGTAGAAAAAGAACTATTGTTGATGCTCGCAAAATATTGTGTGCAGCTTTGAAAATAAAACATAGAGCTACCCTAACCGATATTGGTAAATTATTAGAGGATAGGGACCATACAACCATAAGAAATTTGTTACTGAAATTTAAGGATCATTGTGAAAATGATGATGATTTTAGACTAAAAGCTAAGTCAGTTCTTAATAAAATTGGTAGCGATTTCCAAGACAATTATATTAAAATTATCGATAATAGGTAAAATAGCCGGGATATTTCCCGGTTTTTTTATATTTATATATTATGAAAAAGATTAGAATTAAAGAATCCGAGTGGCCAACGCTACAAAGTAACTTAAAGGAAGATATTTTCCTTAAAAAAGACGATACCAATAAGAAAATTATTATATTTTCAGACAAAGAAGATAAGCGAGACAGGGTTAAAGAAACCATGGGTTTATCTAAAGAGTTTAGAAAATTAGGCTTTGATTGGAAACCAGATCTGGGACACTGGGTTGGTGATTATGATAAGTTAGAAGCCATTAATGTTTTAATTAAAGGTCATAATAAACTTAGAAAGATCATTAACGATCTAGAAACGCTTGAGGATTTCATTGAAGACACTGATGTTGAACAATCAAAGAAGAACTTAATCATGGATAAGCTTGATATGTACATTAACGACTTAGCTAATGCTACAGATCAGGCTGCAATGGATGCTGCTATCAGAAACTATTTAACATTCTATAGTAGATTCCATAACTATAGTTTAACCAATTCATTCTTGATCTATCTACAAAAGAAAGATGCTAAGAAAGTTGCTGGTTATAACACATGGAAGAAAACCAATAGAGGGGTTGTAAAGGGCGCTACACCAATTTGGATTTGGTTCCCAATGCAAGTTAAATCAAATGCAGAAGTTGACACTACAGGTGTTGATTTTAGCCAGGTTGACGATGCTGTTAAGAAGGGTCAAACTGTTACCAGATTTTCTATGGGTAAGGTATATGATATTTCTGACACATATCCATTAAATGATGAAGGTAAAATACCAGAACAACCTAAATGGTTTGCTGAGAATGAAAAGAGCGAAGTTGCTGATGCATTGACCACTAGATTAAAAGCGTTTGCGGAATCTTTAAACATACGAATAACAAAAGATACAGCAAAAGGTGGGGAAAAAGGATTTAGTGCTGGTGAACATATTAATTTATCATCTGATGTTGAAGGTGTTGCAGAAGCGAGTGTACTTGCTCACGAGCTTGCTCACGAATTATTACACTGGAAGACAAAATCTCCATTCTACATTGACGATCCAGCAGCTCAAACATCAGAGATGAGAGAGCTTCAAGCTGAGTCTGTATCATATGCTATTATGAAGTATTTTGAATTACCAGTTACACAACACCCAACATACTTAGCTTTATGGAAAGCAAATAAAGAAAAGATTATGGTAAATTTAAATGTGATTGTTAAGTGTTCTAAATTTATTATCGATGGTGTTGAATCAATGTCTGATGATAAAGTAGAAAAAGATGCTGAATAATTTTGTTTTAAGAAATGGTTTCCTTATATTAAGGAATACTAATGTTTAAGTATATGAAAAAATTTAATTGGGAAAAGTTAGTTGATGTGGCGGTCTTCGTTATTGCAACAGCTGTTGGTATTTTAATATTCACAACAGCATTTGTATTTGCTAAAGCCATAATCGAAGCGGTTTTTTAACCAAACTTACATGTAACAATATTAATCCTCGTAATTTATTACGGGGATTTTTTTTTATCGATTTTTTTTCTTATATTTTTTCTTAGCAATAAACTATATTAAACATTAATTTTTAATGAAGTTAATTTATCTAACTGACGCTGATGTACAATTCATATATGCAGATCTAAAAGCGCAGGGTTACTTCGAATGGTATTTCACATTAAAATGTATTGAGGAGATTCAATGCGACTACACATTCCTTTCTAAAATCACCTGGAAGGAATTATTAAATAATGAAACAATTGTTGATGCTAGCGGTATTAAACCAAAGGTATATGACATTCCAGAATCAATACAGGCTCTTGCTGTTGATATTATGGATGTGATGGATATTGATAATGTTAATGAAAAAATCATAGCCACATCGGCCAAAGAATTATCAAGACATTTGAAAACATACGATTCAATTAACTCTTACAGTCAACATTCTAAATTTAGAATAGATTATTTCAGAGATTACAGTATTGACATCAATGGTGTTAAAACATTTGCAATTAAATCTGTTGAAGATGAAGAGGAAAAAAGTGAATTAGATTCGGTTAGTAAATATTTTTTATACATCGCAGAATTTGGTGATAAGAAAGAAGACGAGAGACCAGAACAATTTAAGTTCAAATACTTTGATAAGAAGATAGGTATAGCTAAAATTGTTGGTAGAAGAATGGATGAATTATCCAAAGATAAAAGACACGGAGGAACATTATCACCATTGTATGTTAGAGCATTAAAAGCCTGGTATATGCCCACTAAATTATGTAGAAACTTAGAGAGCGAGCTACATGATTATTATGAAGACAGAAATACTGGGGGAGAATGGTTTACTGATTACTATAACGATATAATCCCTTACGTAGAGAAAAGAATAAAAAAGTTAATTAAAGAGGGTAACCCAATATTAAAAATCAATATTACGAAAGATAATGAAGATGTTACTTTTGTTGAGAAGGTAGGAAAAGATTTTTGGGATCAAGTACCGGATAATTTTGAACCTAGAGTTAAATTTGAAATATAATGAGCAAAAGATACAATCCTTATATTAAACAAGCTATCGAACTAAGTGAAGAGTCTAAGAAGAGTGTCACGGTTTCGAGAGAATTGATAGAATCAACAACAGATGATAGATTACTTGGAATGTATGTGAGAGGGCTACTTATCACTAAACTAAAACAATGTGATGAGTACATTGAACACATGAAATCATTTAAAGAATATTCAGATTAATACTTTAAAATTTTCTTAATTTTCATTATATTTATATATAAAACATAACATTTATGCTTATTACAGTTTTAATTATTCTTGCAGTTGTGGTAGCCGGAGTGGCAGTAGCAACAAAATTTGGATTCGTAAAAGACGAAGATAAAAACGGTGTTCCTGATGCTGTTGAAGAGAAAGTAGCTGAAGTTAAAGTGAAAGTAGAAGAAGTGAAGGTTGAAGTGGCTAAAAGGGCTAAAAGAGTTAAAGATGAGGCTAAAGATGTTGTTAAAGCAGCAAAAAAGGTAACCGAACAGGCAAAACAAGTAGCAAAAGCTGCTAACGGGGCTACAAGAAAGGGTAGAAAACCAAACAAATAACAAAATAATATCTCATAACCTATTGAAAACCTTAGAATTATCTAAGGTTTTTTTTATTTTATGCACTCCAGATTTTGTTTTTTGATTTTTTTTATCTATATTATATTAAAATAAAGATAAAATGAAAAATACAAAAAAAACAACAAAGAAACCTTTAGGCTATTACCACGGCGAAAATAGCGCGAAGAAATTAGGGGATGTGAACAAAAGAACCCCAGAATACAATGCATGGAGAAACATGTATAAAAGATGTAACTACCAGAGGTTCGACATCTTCCATAATGAAACCTATATCAACAGAAACATTACGATCTGTGCTCGTTGGAGAAAGCCAAAGGGTGTTGGGTTTATAAACTTCTTAAACGATTTAGGTAGAAAACCAGGACCAGGTTACAGTTTAGAACGCTACAACAATAACAAAGGCTATTCACCAGCTAACTGTGGATGGGCGACACCAAAAGAACAAGCAAGAAACACTAGTAGAACTGTTAAGTTTGTTAAAGGTGGCAGATATGGTAAGCTTAAATTGGTTAGAGAATTAGATCTTGATAAACCAGGAAGATGGGTTGAAGCAACTTGTAAGTGTGGAACCATCAAAGCATATCTTTACAGAAATTTATACAACGGCTTGAAAATATCTTGTGGTTGTGATAAGAAAACAAAGAGCAAGAAGTAGTATGTTAGAATATTCAATGGATAATCCACCATTAGTCACCTGGCCTTATTTAAGACCGGGTGACTCTTTTATTTATAAGGGGGATTACTGTACTGTTAAAAGGATGTATAATAACTCATTTGAATATGTTAATCAAAGTAGAGAACATATTAGATATTTTATGTCATTTAAACATTATATGACTACACCATCTTATTTTGCTAGGTTTAATAAAAAGAATCGATCAACATAAATGAAAAAACAATTATTTTTTGTAATGTTAATGGGAGTGTTTACATTACAGTCGTGTGTTAAGTATCGGATTAAAGTAATTGAACATGGTTCAATGAAATATTACGAACCAGAAAAAAGAAGATTTTTTTCTTGGGAACAAATGCCGCCAAATATTATTTATAATTTAACAATGGCGGAAGAAAGAATTGATTCTGATCGGAATCGTAAAAATAAAAAGCATTTATATATAAAATATTGATTATGATTAGTAGATTATTTGCTACCTTTGTTGAATACCGATTTACCGATATGGTGAATGGTAGAGACGTTAATCTGTATCGACGCAAGGATGGGACATACTTTCTTGCTCATTCAAGATTTGATGCAATATTTTTTTACGTCAACTTAAGTTAAATTATGGAAACTAGAACAGTAATGGAAGGTAGAATTTTTTACCTTGTAATGAATCCAGTGACAGATAGAGCCGAAACAGGTAGAATAACTGTTATGTCAGATAATAGAGAAAGATTAATCAAATACTACGAAGATCAATGTGTTCCAGTATATGATGATGGTAACTTTAGAAAAGTATTCAGACAAGGTGGCCCATTAGAATGGTATAATCCTGTATGGACATTTGAAGGAGTGGACACTTTTGGCCACGGGCTAAAAGAGGAATGGGTTAAATTGAATGATTTAGATTTATTAAAAACCAAATATTTTTTCATATAAATGGAAGCGTTAAAAATAATGTTATTAGCCATAGTCGGCATCATTTTTGGATTTGGATTTTGGTATCTAATATTTTGGTTTATAACCACCGAACCTAATCTATTTCTTTGGCATTGGGTGACCAAGACTTTATATTTAATTCTTGCGTTCGCAGCAACATCCGGAATTACCAATGGTTTAATAAAAAATTAAAAATATATGTTAAAATTAAGTAATTTACTTACAGAAGGAAAGAAGAATTATGACTACGGTTGCGTTATGCTCTACAGTGATTTCCCTGGTGAAATTATTAAACTACAAGATACTATTAATCCTGCTGATTTGCAAGATCCTGGTATTGAGTACGAGCCACATTGTACATTACTATATGGTTTACATGATGGGGTCACTCTTGATCAAGTTACAAATATTGTTAATCAATTTAAATTTTCTAATTTAAGAGCATTTAACCCATCTTTGTTTGAGAATCCTGAGTTTGATGTTTTAAAATATGATATTGGTTATCAAACAAATAAGGATTCCTCATTACATCAATGTAATCAGAAATTAAAGATATTACCCAACACTCAAACATATCCGGACTATCATCCACATATGACCATTGCTTATTTAAAACCAGGCAAAGGAAAAGAGTATATGGAAATGTTTAAGAACAAAGGCGCAAATGAATTTATGACAACACCAAGTCATATTATGTTTTCACAACCCGATGGAACAAAAACAAAAATCAAGTTGTGATATCAAAATAAAATTCTATATTTGTATTTTAAAAACCAAAACAAAATTAATATGTACGAAGACTTCTTTAAAATAATGGAACACCCCATCTTTAGTGTGGTTAGTAAAGAGGAACAGGAAATTGCAAAAAAAGTTATGCAAAGAATGTTTGATACTGACGAACAGTTGAACTTAACTAATGACGAAAACATAGCATTTGGTAAGGTAATGTCTTTAATGGAAATGTTAAACAAATCTAAAGGTCACGATCCAAATCAAGTATTGGACGACGAATCTACGGACAAGTTATATGAAGATTTAATGTGTGGTAATCTTGACCATAACAAATCGTTATATCAATTCTCTAAAGAGAAAGCAATTGAGAATTTGCTGGTTAGGGAAGAGTATGAAAAGATTGATGCGTTGGTTAAAAGATAGTGTTTTGTGTACTTAGTTAGTGTAATAATCCCCGTCCATATTGGATGGGGATTTTAGTTTTTTATTTATTTATATCGCTAAAATATTTATATTTACGAACATAAAAATGACAATGGAACAAAGTGCACAAGAGTTTATGGAGAAAATGATGGCGGAGAATAAGAACATCACAATGAGTGAAATTATGATTGAATTCGCTAAGGGACATGTGAGATCTGCACTGGCTTCAGCACATAATGCGGCGATATTTGAAATGGATGGGAGATGTTGGTCCAACCTATATAATAGGAAATTCATATTTGAATCGTACCCAGATAATAGGATTATCTAATATTTATATAGATGAAGTTTAGAAGTATAATCCACCAAATTCTAGAAGACACAAAGGTTTTAAATTACTACAAGGACAAAGAACCAATCAAAGATACTGATAAGATCAGGGTCTATCATGGTTTCTACAGTCCAGCAGATGCTCTTGTTACTTTATCATATGGTTTATCTGGTGAAATGCGAGCTGCAAGAATATATTCATATGAATCTGGAAATAACCCAAAGGGTTTATTTGTTTCCACCGACTTTAATGTGGTTAAGAAAAACTTTGCCGGATCTGGGATCATAATAGAATTTGATACACGTGCAACAAATCTGGAAGCTCCGGTGTGGGCTGGGCAAGATACTTACTTTGTTCAAGGACAATATACCAAAAGCTTTAAGGATGATGAAGAAAGAAATCAAGAGACAATAAGAAAGAGGGAGAAGTATAGACAAGAAGATCCAGAGGGAGATTATCATAACAATAGAATATCTAAGAGTGATAGACCAGAGCTTGGGGATAGTTTATATGGTAACTATGAGAAGCAAGCTTTATTCATTGGTAACCTAAACCCAAATGAAATTAAATCGGTATGGTTTAATGAAGGTAGATATTTTAGAAACAAAACCAATGAACCATGGACGAGATATGATAGAAAGTCATTCTTAAGAAAATACGGGGATATTCTTGAAAAAGACAGCAAGGGAAATGAAAAAATCCACAGAGTATCTAACAAGTTCTTTAAACCTAATGATGATTTCTCTATGGAAAAACTAAAAGCTATAACAGATGCTAAAGGTTATGATTGGAAAGACGTTTTAGATTACCTTAAGAGAGATGATTATATTAGAAGCCAACTATTATGGCCAAAACAAATAAAACAATATAAAGAACTAAGTAATTCAGAACCGGAAGATAGTGTTAACGAAAACATTAATCTTAATTTATCCAAACAAATCAGACAATTTCAAAAGAAGACCAGTGCTGATAAAAGGTTGGAGGATATATTCGGTGTAAATGTGTTTAGATTATATTATGATTTGAATACAGGTAAACAAGTACAGCCGACCGCTAAGAAGCCAAAGCTAGAAATGGATGTGGATATAAAGAATCAATTATATGATGATATAAAATCATTCTTAGCTAAAATAGACTACACCATCCAGGACTTTGATAATAACAGAGCTATCAATAATAAAACAAATCAGGTTGTAAAGATAACAAAGATCATATCAGATTATAACCAAAACATCTATAATAGATATAATCTATTCCTTGACGCAAAGAGTAAAAGATTGGATGATAATGATAAATTTTATTGTGTTGTTTCAAGACACTCTCACGATATCGCATCTATGGGATCGTACTATCGATTTAGTAGTTGTGAGGATTTGAGTGATTATAAAGATATATCTCAAACAATTTTTGCTGGCAATGAGGATAATATGTTTTATGATGGTGAAGGTGTTAGACCAAAACAAATGATTAAAAACGGGGATATTATATTCTATTTGATTAAGCACGGTGATTGGAATATAAAGGACCCAATATCAAGATTTGCATCGGGAGTGTATTGTGAAAACACTGAGGCTTTTTGGGGATCACCAACAGATAAATTCAAAAACTTTGTTAGAACCTGGTTACCAAAATTCAGAACAGATGCTTTGGGTGATAAGAAAATTGACTATAAAAACGATGATACTGAGAAACTAAAAAGTTTATCAAGTTATATGGAAAATGAAACAGTTGTAATAGGTATCATAGAAAACAATCGTTTTGATGTTATTAAAAGGTTTATGGAAGTTGGATTTAATAATGAAAAAATATTAAAGACAATATTAAAGTTATTTGGTCCAAAGTATTATAAGAATATGTTATCAAAAGAGATGAAAGATATTCTTGATCCGGTAATAAATGAAATCTTGGATGATATAAATCGAAAAGTAAGCCACTTATATACATTCATATTTGAATTTGAAGGTAGCAAAATAGATAGACATCTTAATGACTTATTAAGTAAAGATATTGATGGTACTGTTTTAAATGTATTAATTGATTATTATAAAGGTGAAGGGTTTGTTAAATGGAATGAAGTATATTTTGATGAGGATATTAGATTGATATGCCCAATTAAACCTGATTCATGTAATGAATTTAAACCTAAATGGATGAAGTTAATGCAGCATGCTGGTAACGATAGGAATAAACTAATGAGTTTACTCAGAGATAGGAATGATTCAATTCTAGCTAGATTGAAACAGAAACTTGAACAGAAATAATCCGGACTTCTACCTTAAGTCTCACGGTTATTGGAATTAAAATATTTATATACATGAAGATATTAATCACGGAAAATCAGTTAAAGAATTTATTATTAGAGTATGAGATAATGCCATTCCAACAAACAAAGGAAGTTGAGAATCGGATTGAATATAGTTTTAATATTGATGACATTGAGTACGTGGTAACACTACTTGGTACAGAAGATAGACAACTATTTGAATTAGGTTTCGGTGTGGTTGGTCAAGATAATGTGGCATATAGAACCGGAAAGGATGTTACTCACTTAAACACTGTTCTTTATACGGTGGACGCTATTGTTAAAGAAGCTGTGGCCAAATATAGAATAAAGAAGATAGTATTCTCTGGTGCAAGAGGTGAAGGTGATAGCGATTATATTTTCATCGACCCCATAAGAATGAAGATTTACTTCAGATTCCTGACCAAAAAATATCCAAATGTTAAATATGATAAAGGAAGAGATGGTTTAATATTTGTTTTTATGAATAGTATATACCCTGAAGTATTTGAAAATGATAAAGATGAAAAAGAAATATTGTTGGATTTATTAGCACAAATTAATAATGATCCAAATGCTGATGATGATTATTGGAGATGGGAGAGTACGTTTGATTTTGACAAAAGAGGTCATGTGGGTGGATATACCGATGCGATTCTAAATGCTGATTATGGTGCTGTTTATATTGAGATATATTTTGACTACGGATTTAACCTAGAAATTCAATTATATGATACTGGTGATGAAGATAAACAAAACTTTAAAAGATTTGGGGATATGATTGATTACCTAAAGGATAAATTCTCAATATATTAAAATAATAATATGAACTTACAAGAGAACATACAAAGGATTAAAGAAGTAATGGGTGTGGAAGATAAAGCCCCATTTAATGAAGTACTAATACATTTATCAGGTAGGAGAGAAATATTACAAGAAGGTACGGTATACGCGTGGTTATATGATGACCCTGATGCGTTATCCAAATTACAAAGTGGTGAATATAGTTTTATTACTTTCCCAAGGCCAGACGGAATGCAAATAGGTGGACAAGATTTATTAAACAAGATTTGGACAAAACAATTTCAAAAAACCAAAAAAGGTATTGAACATCTAATGGGTATTATAGAAGGGTTTTGGGATGAGGAGAATAAAACATTACAAATCAATATGATGACCGTTAATCCCAATATGAGAAGACAAGGTATTAACACATACATGATTCAGGAACTAAGAAAGGATTTTAATATATCACAAGACCAAATTATATTTGATGAACCCACTGACCAAGGTCAGAAGTTTATTGATTCCAAGCAATATGAATAAAGATGAAGTTTAGAACAATACTTAAAGCAATATTAGAAGACCTGGAAGATGTGCCAGATATGTCATATACCGAAGTGTATAGAGGTGAAACGCATGAACATGTTGGCGATTCTATATGGGTAAGTGAAGATGAAGAGTTTGCTGCTGAGTATGGCCAAGTTACAAAATACCTTATACCCACCAATCTTAAGATAGTAGATGTGGTATATGATTATTCTGAATGGGAATCTCTCATTGACACCTTTGATCCTATGACAGATCCTGAAGAGTATATCTATGAACCAACCCCCGAACTAATTAAGTTCCTAATGTCCAAGGATTATGATGGGTTTGAAAATGGATTGAATATCCTAATATTTGATAAAACCAATTTAAAAAAAGCTTAGAACCGGAATAAACATCCGGTTTTTTGTTTATCATTAATGGTATAGTAAGAATATACCCAACACGTCTTTTCTAATTGCAGCAGAATCCGAATCGCTAGGGGTAACAATAACATTGTATATCCGTTCTTGTTTATCAGGTACTCTTAATAGTTCTCTAAGTGTTAGAATAGAGCTCAATTCTAAACCTGCTTCTTTTGATAGTTCTTTTTTAAACTCTATTATATGTTCATCACTCTTTGGTACCCATATAATGGATGTGTCTTTATCTCTACCTATTTTCTTTTGATCATAATATTTTTTAAAATCAATTATGATTTTAGCTTTTTTATTTTTATCTGGTTGGTTGTATATAATTGTTGAATATCTTTCTTTTGTTTTATCTATTAACATGTCTTCTTTACCTCCCTCCGAAAATGTTATTTCGAAATTTGGTGGCAATTTAGCTGATTTTAAAAGGGACACTTCTTTTGTATAAGCATAGTGTTGAACATCAGGAGTGGCTTTGGCGATGTCTATAGCGATTTCTAGATACTTACGTGACATAAAATCACCAGCATCATGCCATCTTAATATAGGTCTTTCTATTTTATATTGTATCTCTTCTAATTCTCTGAGAACTTGATTTTTCCAACCCATATAATCGTTAAAAAGATATGTAAGGGATTGACAAGATTTTTTAGATGAGGCATCGTACATTGTATAATGCCCCTTCAATGTGTAACAACTGAATACGCAATCTTTTGCGTTGGGACAGGTATTTACAATTCTTAGGACATTTTCTGTTTCATCATGCATTAAGCCCATGAAAGTGGGCATTGTTATTGCAACGGTGTTTAATTTTAATAATTTATTATTGGTGTCATTAATAATTCTTGCTGGTCTTGTGGAGAATAATGCTTTTAATTTTTCTTTATCTATTTCTACACCATTTTCATCCACTACTTTGCTAACTACCGATGAATGAAGAATAGGATCACCTTTTCTATGTTTTTCCCCAGCGGCTCTTCTTTTTAATAATGAGTCTACTCTGGATTGCGCAGCAAATTTTAAATCGTCTAGGGTTTGGTTTTCCTCAGTAACTTCTTCTTGTGCACCACATGCTTGTTCTGGACTTAGAAAGTCGTCTTGTGAGAAGCCTGGGGGTAGTTTCGCAAAAAATCCACCAGTTTCTTCTTTAATTATATTTTTGGAATTATTATAATTTTCAATAATTCTACTAACTTGTGCTTTGTTCAATAATATCCTCATACTGATAAATATATGAAGAATATTGTTGGAAGTATATAAAATATTAACCCGGTTTTTTTGTGGTATCAAAAATATATTCTACATTTGTGCAAACATTATACATCAAATATTTATTGGTATGAAATTTCTAGACATTATTAAAGAAGACACCGATTTGGTGAATCGTTTGGCCGAAAACGAGGAAAATTTTAACGAACCTGTTGATTCTGAAGAAGATATGAAAGCTATTGCCACAGCTGATGCTATGGTTGATGCTGACAATATTAATCAAGATGATGATAGTGTGGATCTACCCAAGCAAATATTCAGGGAATATAAGTTTCATGTATCTAGTGAATTTTCTTTGAAAAAAGCTGTCGAGACCATCAAAAAGATGAGTAAAAAATTTAGAATTCCAGAACCCGAGATTATTGTTTCTGATAAAATAAGGAAAGGGGTTCATTATGATGAGATTTGGGGTAAGTACAAATACTATGTTGATTTGATTCCGGTTACAGTTAATGTTAAACACATGTTCCAACTACCTGACTATGAAGTATTAGGCGTGGTGGATAACGTAAGTGGTGGTTCTGTAAAAATTGGTGATTCACCAATGCCAGGAGAATTAACTCAACCTTCTCAAGAATGTGATCTTTGTCATCTTAATAGATATAGAGGTAAGAGCTGGGTTGTTAAACAGCAATCCACTGGTGAATATAAAAGATTTGGTGGTGATTGTGTTAAGAAGGTATTCGGAATTGATCCAGCAAAGTTTATTAAAGCCATAGATTTTTTTGAGTTATTGAACCGCACTCTTGGTGATTTTGATGAGGAGGATTCTTATGGTGGTGGAAAGAAACGTGTTTCTCCTTTTATGATTGCGATTCCATTACCAGTAGCGGTAGCGGTTGTTAAATATGCTTTGGATGATAGAGGTTATGTTAAAAAATTGGGATATAAGCAAGAAACACAGATAAGTGCATGGAGATCGGATTATGAGTATATAAGAACTAATCAAGGTAAAGCAACTGCCGATTTATGTGAAGAGATTATGTTTAATGATGAGAGGGTTCATAGCTTTCAACCAGATAACGATCTTACAAATAAACTAAAAGCATATTGGGCTTCAGTTGAAGTTAAAGATCCAGAATCAGGATTTGGTATGTTCCAAACAGAAATCAAGAGAATGCTTGAAACCGGAGAGTTTAGAGTATTAGAATGTAGCAAATTAATCTATGCTGTCCACAAATATATGGAGGTTCTGGCGATGGGTGAGAAGAAACCAAGTGAATTTGTTGGAACGGTTGGTGAGAAGATGTTGTTCACGGATCTAACACTTAAAAGCCATAGAAGTTTCGTTAGCCAATTTGGTGATGGAAACATATGGTCATTTGAAGATACAGATGGTAATAGTATTAAGAAGTTCGGTGAACTATCCACAGCACTAAGAACATCTGAGGGTACAGAACAATTATATGGTGATTATAATAAGGGTGATATGTTTACCTTTATCTCTGATGTTAAGAAGCATGAAGAGTATAATGGTCTCAAGTCTACAGTCATAGGTAGATTATCCACACCAAAAGCCCCGAAGAAATCTAAAGATAAGATTACAGAAGAGTTTAATCGATTCGCAAATTATCAAAACTAAACATATAACCGGAATGATTTTCCGGTTTTTTTTTGGAATATTAAAAATATTGTCTACATTTGCTTTATGATTGATAACATTAATCTCATAAAGCCATTGCTTAATTTCTCTGACGATGGGGATTTCTATCAGTTGTTTGTTCTACTAAGAAAGAAGGACCAGACAACAGACAAGGCGAATCATCAGTCGGTTAGAACCATTAAATCATATTGTGTAACCTCATTGGAATATCTTGATAAAAGGTATGATGAGGTTAAGATGTTATGTGAGGTATTCAAAGCTCGCGCTTATATTCATGTTAGCAAACAGAATCATAGGGATGTGGGGATGAATATGATCACGGAGATCGTTACCAGAATCCAATCCGGACAGTTGAATCAAAAGAATGTATTTGATAGTGTGGTTGGTCAGCTTAAAACCCTGGAGAAGAGATGGATTGTTGATATTGATGATAAGAGTATTGAAGAAGTTCAGAGGGTATCTTTGTTTATTGATGGACTAAGACCTGAAGGTAGCAAGAATGAAGTGTGCATTCCAACAAAGAACGGATATCACCTAATCACAAAACGATTTGATGTCATGGAATTCAAAAAACAATACCCAGATATTGATATTCAAAAGAAGAATCCAACATTATTATATTATCCAGACTCATTAAATATAAATTAAAATTATGGCAATTATCGGATTAATTTTATCATTTGTGACTCTACCAACGTCACTTTTCTTCACCGTGGCTTCGGTAAATAACGGCAACATTGTCCACAAGATTTTCGCAAGACTTTCAGGTATTGGTGGGGTTGTCCTTTCAATCATTTACATCTTAAAATATTATAATTTAATATGAGATTAAACTTAGAACTATTCGACATATACATCGAAAGAAAAGGTAGGTCATGGTTTTCATTATTGGAAATCAATAACAATGAATGTCTACTTTATATTGAGTGGGGACAAAGAGGATTCATTCAAATCAGTTTCTTATTTGGGTTACTTAAAAATTATTAATATGGAAAAGAAATTAGGAAAAATCGAATCAGTTAGATTCGGACATGGGGGTTATCAAGACGCTATGTTGGGATTAACTGTCACGTTATCCGCTAATGGTTGGGGTGTAAATGACTTTAAAGGAAGTTGGGATGCCGAAACTATTAAACACACGGAGAATTGTAAATGGACTGAAAAGGATAGAACAAAAGGTTATGATGAAACCATGAGGTTCTTATCGAAGTTATTAAAAGAAGCGAAAGTAAGTAGTGTTGATAAACTTAAAGGTGTTCCAGTTGAATGTACTTTTGATGGTACGTTGTTAAGGGAATGGAGGATCTTAACTGAGGTGTTATGATAAAATTCGCTAATGGGTTAATCATAAACGGTAATCCCAAAGTAATAAAAACAAATTTTGGGGTTTTAATAACAAATAATCTAGGATTAAGTATGGAGATCTCTGATACCGTATGGAAATCTTTTAATTAAAATAAAATAATATGAAACTCATAACAACAAAACCATGAAATTAGGAGAATTTATCAAGAATTTTTCTCACAATAATATTGTGAGATTACACCACAAAATCAAAGGTGGGCACCAATGTGTGCTTGATGATTGGGATGACGTGTCCATGGATCATGAGATATTAAATGCCAAGGGTAAGAACCGTCATTATATCAACAATGAGGTATTGGGTTTAACATCCGTATATTTCCAATCCGGGCATACCAAATATCCTGAAGCAATCAATATTGTTATTGAGCAATTGGAGAACCAGCCGTTCATTGAAGAGGTGGTAGAAGATCATAAACAATACAGCGAAGCAATTTAAATAAAACAATATGTTAATACCATTTTTAATGATTGTAATCCACTTCATTGCGGATTTCATCTTTCAGGCCGAAGAATGGGCCATCAATAAAAGCAAGAACAACATGGCACTATTCCACCATGTGAGGGTATATTCTACCTTCTGGTTATTTGCTTCTTGTTTATTACTTGGATATGCAAGACCAACAGAAACAACTGAGTGGTATGTTATCCATTCACTAGCATTCACATTGATCACATTCGTGGCTCATTTCGCAACGGATTATATTACCAGCAGGATTGTAAGCAAAAGATTTGCAAATAACCATTATGGATCACCAATCCCGAACTTCGGAGCATTTACCATTATTGGATTTGACCAGGTGCTTCACTATGCTCAATTGTTTTTAACCTTTCACCTTTTAACAAAATAGATATGAACATATTCTATTTGGACAAATCCCCAGCCAAATGTGCTCAGTATCATAATGATAAGCATGTGGTTAAGATGATTCTGGAGACCGCCCAGTTACTATGTGGTGCCCATTGGATGACAGGATCAACCGCCCCTTATAAACTATCCCATGCAAACCATCCTAGTGCCAAATGGACCAGGGAAGATCTACATAACTATATCTGGTTATGTGAACTGGGAATACATTTATGTTATGAATATAAGCATAGATATGGAAAGACCCATAAGTCCTATGATGTTATTCTATGGTGCTGTGATAATCACCCGAAGATAAAGGATATAAGATTCACTGCCCCACCTCTAGCCATGCCGGACGAGTATAAGTCTATTAATCCCATCCAATCCTATAGACAGTACTATATGGGAGAGAAAAGAACATTCTCATCCTGGAAGTTAAGAGATATCCCAAGCTGGTTTGTATAATATTTATATACATGAAGTTATTATATATTATAAATGAGGCTAAGGAATATGCTGATGATGAGATCGTGGATTTTAATGAAATAAATCTTCAGCATGAATTTGATAAATTAAACGCCCTATTGTTTAATAATGAACTATATCCAATTGAAATGATGTGGAATAGGACAAGATCAGCCCACGGACAAGTTAAAGCACAAAAATTCAGACGCACGGGTGAAGTTGTTATTAAATCACTAAGCATATCCAAATTCTTGGCAATCACATATAAACATTTCAAAAATGTATTAGCACATGAAATGATTCATATCTATTGGTTACAAAAACATATAAATGCCGGACATGATTATAGATTCATTGAAGAGATGGATAGGATCAATGCAATGAATCTGGGATTCAATGTAACATTAAAAGCAGATTCATCTCAATTTGAACTATCCAAAGAAACAAAGGAAAAGAAAAGAAACGTGGTATTTTTAATATCAAAGGTAGATAATGAAGATGGTAGCAGAATTTCTGTAATAGGGTATAATCTATATAAAACCAAAGGATATAGAGTTTCAAAGATATATGAATATCTAACTGAGAAAGGAAAATATTATGAGGTTAATTGTGATTTCTATATGAGTGATAATCCAGAATTACTTAGATATAGCGTACAGAAGAACTTGAATAATCTTGGCTATCTGAATATAAGTGATCAAGATGTAAAGCGATATGAAGAAGGATCAAAATGGTTGGCAGGATTCGTGGCAAGATCTGGAGAATCCACCTGGGAAGGAGATGATTTACCCGCATTTAATTAATTTATTTTAAGAGCCGGCGCCAGCCGGTTTTTTTCTATATATGGGAATCTGGATACCATTCATCTAAATGGTATTGATCTGTTACCTGTATATGATTCTTAATCATATCTTCCGTCAGCTCATCCTCACTCATTACCCTTAATGATTTACCGTTGAATATCGGCGAGTTTACCTTGTGGTATATTATTTCCCCTTCTGGATCTAAGATGGTTTCCAGGATTACTTTGTAGTGGCCTATTAATTTCTCCATAGTAATATTGTGTCTTTTTTTATATATATGACGAAGATCAATAATTTCATCCCGGTTTTTTTATTTAAAGATTATTTCTTATATTAGTACTATGAATGAATCATATATTGGAAATAAGTTTGGTATGCTTACCATTATTGATGGACCAGAAACTATCATAAAATATGATGGGGGTAGAAATCGTAGGTATGATTATTATACTTGTAAGTGTGATTGTGGGAATATAGTTAAAAGAGCTAGACCAAAATTATTTAATAAGCCAGATGTTAATTGTGGCTGTAAACAAAAACTAAGTTATTCTCCTGGGGATATTATTGCAAATGGTCATAAGTTTGTGAAGGAGCTACCTACACGCACACAACCAAATGGCGCGATTGTTAGATATGTTGAAGCCATCTGTGCTCATTGTAATAATCCATTCGCCACCAGATTGATTTCATTTACTAGGAAAAATAGATCAATTAAGTCGTGTGGATGTCTAGAACCAAAAAGGGAAAATAAACCAACTAATAAGATTAGTTATCATGGTCACACATCTAGGGATCGGATTTTCGATGGAAGAACAAAAAGCGTAGAGTATCAAACATGGACAGCAATGAAGTCCAGATGTTATAATCCAAAAAATGATAGGTATCATCGATATGGTGGTAGAGGAATAAAGGTATGTGATAGATGGGTTAATTCTTTTATTACCTTTTTTGAGGATATGGGACCAAGACCATCCAGACAACATTCCATAGATAGGATTGATAACGATGCTGATTACAGCCCCGAAAATTGTAGATGGGCAACTATTGAAATTCAATCTCAAAACAAAACAACAACCAAAGATACCATCAGAGTAAATATAAATCCTGGGGATAGATTTGGTAAACTAACCGTTATTGATCATGCGGAACCTTACTATCTAAAATCAGGAAAACCATATAGAAGAATGATTGCTAGATGTGATTGCGGAGATGAAAGGGTATATTTTCTAACTGATCTTAATAGAGGTTTGAAAACTGCATGTAGTTTTAAATGTAAGAATAATGTGTAATATACTCCCCAGATAAGACTAGGAACTTACCAGATTAACTGGTCAGATAAGCCGGCACACCAGCCGGTTTTTTCATTTCCGGGGGGAAAACATAACTAACTGATAATCAATACCTGAAAAATATTTTTAAAATAATCAATAAAATAGTTGGAATATTAAGAAACATCATAGTATATTTGCATTCTATTATTCACACACAAAACAAATAAAACATGAAAAAGGTCTTAACAATCGCAATTCTAGCTCTGGTCGCAACAGTATCATATGCCCAGGATA